CTGTAAATTTATCTTATTCTGCAGGTCAACATGTTCTTGTTACACTTCAATCTGATCCTCTGAATTATAACTTCCAAGCACGTGTCAATACGTATGATCCTAATACTGGTTATATTTTCCTTGATAATATTCTAAATTTACATGGTGATTGGGATCCTGTATGGAATCCTTCTACAGATGTTATGATTGATGTAAATCTTGTTGGCCTTGATGGTCCTACTGGCCAAGGGTTTTCTTATAGTGGCCCTACTGGATCTATTCTTTATTATGATGGTGTTTCTGTAACAGGGTCCTCTTCTCTTCTCTTTGGAACTGGACTAACTGGAAATGTTATGACTGTTGCTGGTGATATTCTACCTGCTTCTGATATTACGTATAGCCTTGGTTCAACAGGGAGCAGATGGAATCATCTCTATGTTGGTACTGGTTCTGTATATATAGGTAATGCTACTCTTAGCTCTACAGGGACAGCTCTCCTCCTCAATGGTTCTCTTGGTACTCCATCGGCCCCTATCAAAGAAGTCTATGTTGGCCCTGGTACTATCTTTGTTGGACCCACAGGTACCTTAGGAAATGACCCGAATGGTATTCTCTATACTCAATTTGGATTTGCTGCTCCCTCCATTGTTCTTGGTGCTACTATTCCTGGAGTTACAGGTGCTGTTGGTGGTGGCGTGCGCCTCACTCTTGCTGGTACAACTGGTCCCATCCAATATCAACAACTCACTCCTACCGGCTCGCCGACTGGGCCCTTACGAAGTTTACTTGTAGATCAAAATACTGGCCCTACTGGTTATACAGGCATTATTGGATTACCTGGCGATGAAGGGGTTACTGGTGATACAGGAAATACTGGCTCTACTGGCCCTACTGGCGCCGTTGGTCCTGCTGGTACGAATGGTATAAGTAGTGGCCTTGTTCTCTTCTTGGATAGTACCACCTCTGCAACTCCTGGTATTACGGGTAGTCTTCTACGGACTCCAGATACTGGAACACAAACGACGGTTGATTCTGGAAATAGAACGAATACGACTACTCTCATGGGAACCTTTACTTCAGAAGCTGTAACTCTCTCCTCTCCTGTCATAGTTGGTGGATTATGGGATCTTAATATGCATGCTGTGTCAAATGTGGCAAATAACGATGTTAAATTCTATTATGATGTCTATTATACTACTGCTGATGGCCTAACAGAAACACTCCTCCAAGCGGGTAGTTCTTCTTCCGCAACGATTGTTACAAGCACTTCAGGACAATATATATATTCTCTCTATATTCCATCCACAACTCTTCCTGGAACTGACTATCGTATTCGTATTAAAGTCTATGGTGTCTTTACTGGAAATAATAGAACATTAACGTTTGAATTCCGCAATAGTAGTCAATCTCATCTTCATACAACTATTATTACGAATAGTGGTACTGGCCCAACTGGTATTCAAGGTCCTACTGGTCAAACTGGTCATACAGGTAGAACTGGTCCAACTGGTATTACAGGTCCTACTGGTATTCAAGGTCCTACTGGCCCAACAGGTCGCACTGGATCCACGGGTATGACTGGTTTTACGGGCCAAATGGGCCCTACTGGCCCAACAGGTCGTATTGGCCCTGCTGGTGATATTGGTCCCACTGGACAAACTGGTCCTATTGGATCTATAGGAGCAACAGGAGCTACTGGCCCTACTGGTGTTACAGGTATGACTGGCCCTACTGGCCCCATTGGCACTGGCCCTATTGGTCCCACTGGTCCTACTGGGGCTGTTGGCCCCTATACTGGTTTTGCTAAAGCATATAATTATAATACTACTACTACTGCTGGTGATCCTGGAAGTGGGTTTATTCGTCTAAGTCGTGCTTGGAATGATCAAACACCTGGTACTGTTTCACTGTATGTTGATGTGAATGATGCTGATGGTCGTGAAAGTAGTGGGTGGTTTAATTCTATGTTGACATATGGCTCTACTGGATATTATGGTACTGTTAATCTTCAAGTTCGCTCTGATCCTTCTCGTAGATGGAATGGACTAATTACAAATGTAGTTAATAGTACTGGATATTATACTCTTACTACTACATATATTGATTATGATAATGTTGCCTATAATGGCGAACAACTGATCGTTACCTTCTTTGGAGCAGGAAGACAAGGTGTTACTGGCCCTACTGGATCTTTTGATGGCGTAATAAGACAAAGTTTAATTCCTAATGCTTCTAACGCGTATGATTTAGGCTCAGCTGCATTTCCTTTAAGAGATATTTATTCTGGCGAAGTTGCTATCAATATTGATACGCCAAATGCTCAGCTTCATGTAAATCATGCTTCAGCAAATTCTCATGGTATTCTTGTTTCAATGGCACAAGGACAACAAGTTCCTATGCTACGCCTTTCTAATGCTTCAGGATTGGCTGGAACTGCTAGTTTTATAGTTCCTCAAGTAGCTGGTGCATGGAATCCTGGGTCTGCTTCTAATGATTTTGTTATTCGTCATGATAGTTCTGCTAGAAGAATCTTTATTAATAGTGGTGATTCTAATATTGGTGCTTGTTTCTCAAATGGTCAAGTTGGTATTGGGTGTAATGCTCCTACTAATACTCTTGATGTAAATGGTACGGTTTTTATAAATGGCGGAAATGCTCAAGGATTTCCAAATGTAGATGCTTCTAATTTAACGAATTCTTATATTGGATTTGGTGCTGCTGGCGCAGGTACTGATTTCGCATTACTTCGACAAATTGGTGCTAGTAATCAATATCATCTTGCTCTTGATATTCATGATGATGCAGACGATGGCCGTTTCTCTATACGCAAAGTTGCTTCAGCGGGTGTTGATGCTGCTACAACTTTATTTTATGTTAATGAAAATGCTCAAGTTGGTATTGGTATGAATACTCCTAATGGATCTATACAGTTTCCAAATGCTAATACACGAAGACGTATTGTCTTTTGGGAAACTGCCAATAATGATCATCAAGTTGTTGCTATTGGTAAAGATGCTAGTACTATGAATTTCCAAAATGCTGCGAGTACTGATGATTTCGTTTTCCAAGTAGGGGCATCTGCTACTACAAGTACAGAAGTCTTTCGTATTAAAGGGAATGGTCGTGTGGGGATTGGTTGTAATGCTCCTTCACATCAGTTAGATGTATTAGGCAGTGCTAGATCTCAACTTATTGGTAATAATTCAACAGTTACTGTTCATCTTGGTGTTCTTGGAACAAATGCTACCCATTTAAATGTGCCCTTTACTTCTATTGGGGATGGCCCTGCTTCTGGTGCTGCTTTTGATACTGGGGGATATGGAATGTTACAACTTGTTCGTAATGCTAATCAAGGTGATGTAAGAGGGTATTTATCTTTTGTCAGAGCTGCTAATATGGTTGTTTTACAGGGGTACTTAAGTAATTCTTCTACATGGGCCCTACAATCATGGAATACATCTACTACTACTGGATTCTTTTATGATACAACTAATTCAAGATTTGGTATCCATACATCTAATCCTGATAATACTTTTACTGTAAAAGGTGTAATTCAAGTAACTGATGTTAATACAGAGCAAAAATACGCTATTTATTCTGATGGGAATAAACTCCAAATAAATCCTAGAAATTCTTCTGGTGGATTTAATTCTATTAATTCATTTACTATGATTAGTAGTGGTCGTATTGCTATTGGTAACATTAGTGTAGATCCTGTTTGTGCTCTTGATATTGGTGGTGCTGTAAATACTATGGCTCTTCTTCGTACGACTGCTTCTGATGCTGGAGCTAGAAGTACTCTCAATGCTGCTGCTACTGATGCCAATTTGTGGCCTATGCAGTCTGGAAATACTATATATATGTACTGGAGAGGTGGTGGTACTGCTTATAGATATACTGTAGCAGGGTCTTCCACTGGATGGTTCACTGGCCAACACGCAAATGTTTCTGTTGATTCCAATTTACAACTCTCTAACTTATCCTCTCTCACTGGATGTATCGTCTCCTCTGCCGATAATGGGTATACTAGCTTTGATAAAAATAATAGTACAATTACTGGCAAAAATGCTATTTGGATTAGTGAATCTCTCCCCAATATTAAATTAACCAATACTGATCAAGATAAAGCTGTTTGGGGTGTTATTACAAATCATAAATCTGGTTCTTATAATACCGATGGTACTCCTGATATAGATCAACAGTCTGAATGGTCTGATCCTCTCGGCAATCGCTTCCGTGTTAATGGTGTCGGTGAAGGTGCCATTTGGGTAACAAATATTAATGGAAATCTTGAAAATGGTGACTATATATGCTCATCTGTGATTCCAGGCCTTGGAAGAAAGCAAAATGATGACCTCTTACACAATTACACAGTTGCTAAAATTACGATGTCTTGCTCTTTTGATCTTGAGCAAGATAATTACATATGTGAAGAATTTACATTTAATGATACTGTCTATAGAAAAGCTTTAGTTGGATGTACCTATCACTGCTCTTAAATTAACACATTTATTTCTCTGCCTTTGTTTTCTATAGAAAACAAAGAATGTCTGCCCCTTCTCCTCCTATTATTACTGATAGGCCAGACTCTAGAAATTCTACTCTGATATTTTATTGGAAACCTTCTCTCTCAGATGGTGATGGCTCTGGAATCTCCTCTTACACTCTCAATTGTACTGCCCCTTCTACTATAGAAATTTCGTATCCTGCTCCTACTGCTGAAGGTATTGCTCTCATTAGCCCTCTTACAAATAGAACTAGATATTTTTTTGATATCTATGCTACCAATTCTAATGGCATCAGTAGCCCCTATGTGTCCTATTATGCTAAACAACCCGGCAATCCCCCTATTCCACCCTTTGTTTCTACCTCTCTTAGCTATAATAATCCAAACTTTAATTTAACTGTCTATTGGTCTACTCCCACAAATGATGGCGAAGCTGATATCTATAGATACGGCATTTGGATGTATCCTTCTGATTCTAATGGTACGGTTCTAAGTAATCTTGGTATTTTATCCTCTAAGACTTATACCTACTCTAACATTTATTCTAGAGATATTAATATTCCTGATCAATTATCTAATTATACTCTTGCTGTTGCTGCGATTAATGATGCTGGTTGGTCTGAGATATATGATCCGTCTGTATATAAGTTTATAGGTATTGGCTACATCCCTGGTATTCGCTGGAATGCTCTTCCTCTTAATAATTATTCAGTAAATGGTATTTATCTCTTTAATACTATTGCTTCCGCTTCAACTGCTATTACATTTGACGGTACAAATATTGCTACATTAACAAATAACTACAGGCCTGTGAATGGAGGGACTCGCTATCAAGTGGAATGGACCGGCTATTTCTATTGTCGTAACTCTGGGAATCATACCTTTTGGACTAATTCTGATGATTGGAGTTTCTTATGGTTAGGTTCAAATGCTGAACCTGGGAATTATACGACTACAAATCCTCTTGTCAATAATGGCGGTGAACATGCTGCTCAAGATAGATTTGGCACTTCTAATTTAATAGCGAATACTTATTATTTTATTCGTTTCTCTTTCGGTGAAAATTCTGGAGGGGATGATATGCAAGTTTCTTTCTCTACACCTACTCTTGCTCGTACTTACAATTTTTCTAATTATATGTATTATCGCTTAACTTAGAATAAAAGCGGCTTGGTCTAAATCTTTCATTTAGAATGCCCTTTTAGAATGTCGGCTCCCTCTGAACCTAGAATCGTTCCTAGGCCAACAAGTAGAGATAGCCTTCTCCGCTTCTTTTGGTCTCCTCCTCTTTCTGATGGAGATGGCTCTGGTATTTCTTCTTATACTTTTAATTGTCTTTCTCCTTCCTCTATTACTACTTCCTTCCCCGCTTACATAAATCGTGAAGATATTACTGGTCTGTCTAATGGAGTTCCTTATGTTTTTGATCTCTATGCTACGAATTCTAATGGTATTAGTAGTCCTGCTGCCACTTTTAATTCTCGCATTCCTTGTACCTTCCCTGGAAATCCTACAAATGTCTCTATTGCTCAAAATAGATCTACCAATTCTATCCTTGTTACTTGGTCCACTCCCACGAATACTGGCGGTGGTGCTACTTCTCTAGATCATAATGCCATATATGTCTATCCTGTTGATAACAATTCTAATATTCTAAGTAATGCTGACTCTAATCTTATCACTAGAGTGTATACGTATGGATCTTCTAACTCTCGCCTTGTTTATTATCCTTCCCCTAACTATAATTATAAATGTATTGTAAGAGCTATTAATCAAGCTGGTTGGTCTGGGGATGATCCTAATCTTTACTTTTTTATTAATGCTAAAGATCTCAATCCTTCTGAGTATGGTACTCTTTCTCTGTGGCTTGATCTCTCTACAGCAGATAATAATTTTAATCTAAGTAATGGCTCCACTAGTAATATTAGTACTATAAATGATAAAGGCTATCTAGGTCTCAAATTCAATACGAAACATTTGGTTAATATGCCCTTTTTAAGTACTACTCTTAATAATAAAACTACTATAACTCTATTTAATAGTGATAATTCTTTTAAACAATCTACTATTATCTCTACTATTAAACATGTGTTCTTTGTAGCTCGGCAAGGCCTACCACCTTCAGATTATAATACTATCTTTGGTGCTCCTACCCTTAGTTCTTGGACGTATGCTTCTAGAAATAATTATGTTAATCAGAAAAACGCTAATGCTACACTTTTTATTAATGGTACAGCCCCTTATTCTTCTGCTTGGGTTCAAAATATTCCTATTGCTCCTTTTAGAAAACCTTTCATCTTAAATATTAATAATATAGGATTTGCCCCCAATCTAAATGGTGTTGGGTATGGCGATGCTGGCACAGGAAATAATGTTGGGTGGAATGGTGATCTTGCTGAAATTCTATGTTATTCAAATACTCTCACTACTTCTCAAATTTCTACTGTAAATGGCTATCTTATCAATAAATGGTTTCCCTCTCCCTCTAACTTTTCTCCCTCCTCTCTCTCTGGCTGCCTCTTCTGGCTTGATATGTCTAAACCGAATGGATTTACCATGTCTGGGTCCAATGTTTCTACTATTACTGACTTCTCTCGCTGGTCCAATAATTTAACTCTTTTACCTACTAATTATACAAATCCCCTCTTTGGTTCCTCTATCAATGGCCTCTCTACCATTCGTGTTGGTTCTGGAAGAGCTCTTCGTGTAAATAGTACTATCAATGGGACTAGACATCTTTTCTGGGTTGGGAGACAAACTTCAAATGCTGATTTTCCGTTTATTCTAGGAAGTGATAGTGATTATGCTTGGCATCCAGGGCAATCTGGTTCTACTTGGCAATTTATTACTCAATATTATGCCGATGTTTATAATGGTTCTGGGTATATCTATGGAAATGATACCGCATTTGCGTATGCAAACCCTGTGAATAATGCTCTAAATGTTCCTAATTGTAATTCTGTCTTCTTACTCAATATTAATACAGTTGGTACCTATAATGCCCCCTTCCAAGGAATTACTTATGATAGAAATATTTGGCCTCGTGGGTGGACAGGTGATCTTGCTGAAGTCATCTGCTATAACTCCACTCTCACTACACAAGAAATAGAAACTGTTGAAGCGTATCTCAAAAATAAATGGGGTATTAAACCTGCCCCCATTTCTACTCCTACTCAACTCTCCTCCCTACAACTCTGGTTGGATGCTACAGATCCCTATGGAAATGGTACCATTCCTGCTCAAAGTACTCCTATTACCACTTGGACTGATAAATCTGGTCTCTCTAGAAATGCTACTGCTAATACGAATAATAATTTCTTCCTAAGTACGTGTATCTCTCAACGACCCTCTATTCGTCTCCTCAATGGTTCCTATTTTACTGGTACTATTTCTCCTACGTATTCTCGGAATACTTGCTATGTCTTTATTGTCTATGCTGGGGAATCTGGGTCTGGACAATATGGTCGTATTTTTGCTGCTGGAAATTCTACTCAAGAAGATTATGCTTCTGATAGCTATTTTGGTATTTTACGCTATGGTGCAGGTGCTAATAATCTTGGGATCTATAGAAATAATCAAGTTGTAAATCCTTCCTACGCATTCCAAGGGTCTGGGTCTATCCCTAATGGAAACCTTATTACTGTTGCTTTTAATGGTACTACTCTTGCTGAATGTCGTGTAAATGGTATTTCTGTCTCACAAGGAAATACAAATACGTATGCTGCTACTCTTGCCCTCTCTGCTTATGCTATAGGTACGAATGTTCGTACTGGGTATGGTGGTGAAGGTTTCTTTGAAGGGTATGTGTCAGAAGTTCTTATGTATAGCACTCTAACCTCTGATCAAATCTTTTCTGTTGAAGCCTATCTCAAGCAAAAGTGGAATGTCTAGATTTTTTGAAGTATTTTTATGATTTGCCTTTTTCCTTGCAAATCATAGAACTATGTCGGCTCCGACAATTCCTACTATTGTTAGAAGACCTGATCCTCAAGATACCAAAATTGATCTTTTCTGGTATCCTCCTTCCTCTGATGGAGATGGATCTGGTATATCCTCTTACACACTCTTTTGCTCAAATCCCTCTTTATCTCAATCCTATGGTCCGTCCGATCGTATCGCATCCTTTGATAGTCTCACAAATGGTACATCCTACGCTTTCCAAATCTATGCAACCAATTCTAATGGACTCGCTGGACCCTCTGCTTCCTTCCTCCCTGTTCAACCTGGCATTATTCCCTCTATTCCTTCTTCTATCTCCTATTCTACTGTAACAAGTAATGCTATTCTTGTGTCTTGGTCTACTCCTGTGTATACTGGTGGCGCTGATCTTAGAAATTATGCTGTTTGGCTCTATCCGTTTGATTCTAATACCAATACTATCTTGAGTAATCTAACAAGTGAAACTGTAAAAGTATATACCTACTCTAACACAAATTCTCGTCTTGTCTATTTTCCTAACCCTGTTTCCAATTATAGTCTTACTGTTCGTGCTATTAATGATCCTGGTTGGTCTGTTGATTCTCGTGCTAACTATATCAATATTATTTATGTCCCCCCTCCTTTCACTCCCCTCGCTATTCCTGGCCTTGTTCAATGGCTAGATGCCTCTCTGTCTACCTCTTTCACACTTTCTGGCACCACCTCCACCATCACTTCCTGGTTAGATAAATCTGGGGCGAATAATTCTACCACCTCCATTACTGGTACTCCCCTCTTTGTTCCTGATGCTTTGAACTCTCTTGGTGGTGTTTCTTTCAATGGATCTTCTCGTATGGATATTCCTAGAGTTGTTAATGATAGTTGGTCTATCTTTGTTGTTGCTAGAACTTCTCAAGCTGCTTCTGCTGCTTTTGAATGGTGGAGAGGGTTTGGCGTGTATGATATGGAAATGTTTGCTAATGCTCTTGATTTTGGTACTTCTATCACTGCTGGAAGATGGACTACTGGTGTTGGTAGTAGTGGTGCTGGTGATAGAACGTTAAATTCTAGCACTATCGTCAATAATGGTTCTGTTTTTCTTGGTGAATTTACTCGTAATGTATCTGGTGGCTCATCTAATTATGTGAATGGGTTTCTTGATTCTTTTGCTACTTCTGGAAATACTGGGAGTAAAACTGGCACTAATCGTATGACTATTGGTTCTTTACAAACAAATGTTAACTTTTTCGTTGGTCAGATTCATGAAATTGTTGCATATTCCACTATTCTCTCTGACTTAGATCGTGAACGTGTTGAAGGATATCTCGCTTGGAAATGGGGCTTTCAATCCAATCTTCCTGACTCTCATATATTTAAACTTTCTTCTCCTGTATTTACTCAATCTACAGTCGTTATTACCTTTTCTCCTTCTACTCTAAATTCTTTAGAATTATGGCTTGATGCTAGCGATTCCACCACTCTTACTCTTTCTGGAACCTCAGTCACTGGCTGGAGTGATAAGAGTAGATTTACGAAAACAACTGGTCTTTCTCCCAATAAACCTGTTCTCTCTACAAATGCTCTGAATTCTAGAAATACTATTATATTTGATTCTAATTCCCAAAATCTTGTCTCTACTACTCTCTCTACCGCTGTTGGTACTGGTGATATCTCTATGTTTGCTGTCTGGAAAGGAACAGCTACTGGAGGTGCTGTTACTGGTCTTGGTGGAATGACTGGTGCATCTGGCACCCTCGGTCTAGGATGGAATCAAGGTGGCTATTATAATCTTTATGATTGGGCGGCAAATGATCCTAGATTTACGGCTCCCATTGGATCTTGGGTCCTTCAAGTTGGTCAGCGTCAAGTAGGAGATCTCTTTCTCAATTTGAATGGTAATTCTGTCCCTCCTCTTTCTAGTTTGACGAATTTTACAAATCAGGCTATCACTGTAGGTGGCGGTCCTAATTTATTTACAAACGGTGAAATCGCTGAAACCCTCTTCTATAATCGCTTTATTTCTATCTATGAACGCCAACGAATTGAAGGATATCTCGCTTGGAAATGGGGTCTCCAATCTAATCTGCCCAATACCCATCCCTTTTTCTATGGCCCCCCTCCTTCCTCTTTTACTGAATTTGCCCCCAATCAACTTCCTGATCTTGCTCTATGGCTTGATGGGGCAAATGCTGCTGGCACTGGTAAAGCTAGTACCGATGGTACTATGACTAGCTGGTTTGATAGAAGCTTCTTATACTCTACAACTCAAACTACAAATACTCCCTTTTTCTCCTCTAGTACTATATTCTTTAGTACTACATTTTTGAATATTCCACAACCCGCTATAAATTCTACCAGTAATTATTCTCTTTTTATTGTAACAAATCCTCATAATGCTAGCAATACGTATATGGTCAAACAACATGCTGGTGTTGGTACTTTTAATATTTTAACTACATCCTTTACTACAACGAATCTTGGTGCCCCTGTTTCTGGTATACAAAATTCTCTTTATTATAAGGCGGGTAATCCAGGTCCTGTTGTAAGTTCTGGGACTACTATTCCTCTTTCTACGCTCCAACTTCTTGAAGTACATTTTGATAGTAGTACTATTACTTTATCTTCTAATGGTATACCTATGATTAATTCTAACGGTGCTTTTGGTATTGCCAATAATACATCTGCTACGAATCTTACATTAGGAACTTGGGTTCGCGATGGTACTATTCAAGCTATTACTTCTAGACATCTTATGAATGAATTTATTTTCTATAATTCTACTCTAACTCAATTTGATAGACAGAGAATTCAAGGGTATCTCGCTTGGAAATGGGGTCTCCAATCTAATCTTCCCTCCACTCATCTTTTCCGTGCTGCTGCCCCTACTGTAGCAAATTCCTCTTTTTCTCTCTCTTTCTCCCCGTCCAGTCTGACTTCCTTAGATCTTTGGTTAGATGCTACTCAACTCACTGGTTTATCTAATGGACAGGCGATGACCTCTTGGACTGATAGAAGTAGTAATGCCTTCGCTAATACTGGTGTTAATAATCCTACTTATCAAACAAACGCTTTGAATTCTCTTCCTGTTGTTCGCTTCAATGGTACGAATCAATACTTTAATTTTGGAAATGTTCTAAATATATTAAGTTCTCCTGGAATATCTATCTTTGCTGCTGTAAGATTTAATAATTCTAATGACGGTAGTATTGTGAATAAAAGTCTGTATGGTGGTGGACTTGGTCGTTGGGGGCTCCAACGTCTAACTGTCACTACAGCAAATGCTTTTACATTCCTTGTTACTAATAGTTCTAATACTGGTATTGCTCCTGATGCTACATATGTTGATGTTACATCTAGTTTCAGAGTTGTTTCTGCTTCTTATGATAGATCTACTCTTGCTAGTTATCGCAATGGCACTTTACAAGTTAGAAGTAATATAGCATTTGATTCTGGTGTTCTAAGTAATACAAACAATCTCTTTGTTGGTGTCTATAATGATACTGATGGTTTAGCTCCTCGCGCGAATACCTATTTCAATGGAGATATGGGTGAAGTCATTGTCTACAGATCCCCTCTAACTCCCTTTGAACGCCAAAAAGTAGAAGGATATCTCGCTTGGAAATGGGGCAATGCTCATCAACTTGATATTACTCATCCATTCTATTTTACTCCCCCCACTTCTTCAGCTGTTTTTACTCCTCTTTCTATCCCTAGTATGAGATTCTGGTTTGATGCTCAAGATGATTCTACGATTGTTCGTAATCTCTCTACAGTAGAAGTTTGGAGAGATAAATCTCCTAATGCTCTTCATATGTTTAGTACAAGCACAGCTCCTACATACTTTGTAAGTTCTCCTGTAAATTCTTATCCTGTTCTTAATTTTTCAAATTATGCTGGTATGTCTAATACTACTTCTTACTCTTTGTCTGCTACTCAAAGATTGTCTTTCTTTATTGTTTTAAATCAAACTGGTTATGCAACTGGTAGTGGCAATGCTGAAATATTTGCTGATCCTGTGGCATATCAATATTTTGACTTATATACTCAAGGGGTAAATAGTAATATTGCTTTGAATATTGGTGGTGCTACTACTACTCAAGGTCCTACTACTATTATCGGTACTAATTCTCTTTTAGCTGTTACTGCTAATGGTTCATCAGCCTCGGTATTTATTAATGCAAGTACTATTTTTACTACGGCTCAGCAAAATACACACCCTTTTTCTGCTAGTCGCTTCTATTCTTTTGGCCGTGCTAGATTTGTTGGAAATATATGTGAATGTATTTGCTACTCTAATGAACTTACTCTGGATAATAGACAAACTGTTGAAGGATATCTCGCGTGGAAATGGGGTCTACAAGGGAATCTCCCTGCTACTCATCCCTACGCAAATGAAAATCCAGCTATTCTAAGAGATCCTATGCCCTATATTGAAACGAATTTTAATTCTGGAAATGATGCTAATTTAGTTGGATATGCTTCCTCTAACTTAAGTACAAATACTGTTACAAATACTGGATTCTCTTATAATCTTCGTAATAATAATGCCTTATACAAATCTATTTTTATTGCTGCTAGAAATACTATGACCTTCTGTGCTAGTGTCTTTAGAACTGGTACTGCTTCTTATGGTGGTATTCTCTTTTTTAGATCAGCATCCGCGTGTGGCCTCGGTCTAATCTCTAATGGTACCACTCTAGGCTATCACTGGAATAATGAGGGTCCTACATACACTTATAATACTGGGTATACTGTTCCTCTTAATACTTGGGTTCATCTAGTTCTTACTATTAGCCCTACTCAAGCAAGATGGTATGTCAATGGTTCACTGGTATCTACATATAACTATACTCATGCTGCTGTTGTTTTGAGAGATGCTTATGTTGGTGTAGATTCTGGTGATATTGGTGGTAGAACTTTCCCTGGCCTTATTGATAATGTTGCTCTCTATGCCACAACTCTCTCTCCTGCTATTATTTCTACAATCTATGCTCAAACTCTAATAAGTTAATTTATTATTATTTTACTTTTAGATATGTCTACCCCTTCTCCTCCTATTGTAAAAACGAATTGTAGAGTGTTTCCCAATTCAATTCGTTTCTATTGGTTTACTCCTATCTCTTCTGGCAATTCTCCTCTGAGTAGCTACACTCTAACTTGTAGCTCTATCTCTTACTCTCAATCAGTCCCCTTTCCCGTCAGTACTCTCATTGCTTCTCCTCTCCCTTCAAATATCACCTACACCTTTCAAGTCTTTGCTACTAACTCTAATGGACTTGCTGGTCCTCCTGCTACCTTTATTCCCTATCAAACTGGTGTAAAACCTGATCCTCCCTCTAGTATCACTGCCTCTACAGTTACGAGTAATGCTCTTCTTGTCAATTGGTCCACTCCCACATTCATTGGTGGCTCTGCCTTGACCTATTATGCCCTCTGGGCTTATCCTATAGATGCTCAATCTAATATCGTTAGTAATACTACTTCTTCTGTTAAATATTATGCTTATGGAAATGACAATAGTTATTTAATGTATTTTGATAATAATTTTATAAATTATAAACTTACTGTACGCTCTATTAATTCTCCTGGATGGTCTACTGATTCTCCTGCTAACTATATTCCTATACAGTTTACTATTCCTGTTATTACTTCTAATCTTATTATTCGCTTTGATGCTACTACTTATTCTGGCTCAGGTACTTGGTCTAATACGGGCAGTCTCGGTACAAATTTTAATGCTACTGTTGAAACTGGTATCCCCTCTAAGAATGCTGCTGGGAATGGGATTGTCCTAAATGGTTCTACTAACTTTAATTTTTCTAATATTACTCTTGGAAATGCCTTTACTGCTTCTGTTTGGATTAAACCTACTAGCCTGCCATTCCTTCCTGCTGCTGGTTGGCTCACACAACTTGGTAGTGGTGGTGCTATTAATCTTATGATATATGGAAATTTTACGTCTGTTGGTGGAAATGCCGGTCCTAATCAAGTCTCTGGCGGTTTCTATAATGGTGCCACCTTTACAAATGCTACTGCTCTTACTGTATCTAGCAATATTTGGTATCATTTAACCTATACTTGGAATGGTTCTGTTCTTGTTTCATATGTTTCTGGCACTTCTAATGCCTCTAGAACATCCGCGAATACAGCATCTGGCACTGCCTTTCGCTATAGAATTGGTCGCTCCTATGATCCTAATTCTTCCTCCTATGTTACTGGTGAAATAGGCCAAGTTTTGATCTATAACCGTGCTCTATCAGCGAGTGAAGTTCTACAAAATTATAGAAGTTCTTATAATTTGTACAGATAAGTATTCTTAGTAAAAAAACCATATTTACTCTTTTAGATATGTCTGCTCCTGGCCCTCCTGTTATAAAAAGGAATAACAGGGTTTTTCCCTCGTCTATTCGTTTCTATTGGGCTCCTCCTACCTCCACCGGTGATTCCCCCATTAGTAGCTACACTCTAACCTGTAGCTCCATATCGTTTACTTCCTCTTTCACTGATACTGTATTTAATTATACTGTTACCTCTTTACCTCCTAGCGTTGATTATGTCTTTCAAGTCTATGCTACAAATTCTAATGGTAATGTTGGATCTCCCGCCACATATGTCTCCTATCAAACGGGCGATCCTCCTGCTCCACCTTCTAATGTCTCCTTTAGCACTCTTGCTACTGCTCCTGCTATGCTTGTCAATTGGTCTACAGCTTCTACTGGTGGTTCTGCTCTCTTGTTCAATTCTATATGGGTCTATCCTGTTGATCAAAATTCTAATATTCTGAGTAATCTTTCTTCTTTGAGTGTTAAAGTCAATCAATATGGTAATAAAAACTCTGCTTATGTTCGTCTACCTGATATAAACTCCAACTATAAATTCATTGTTCGTGCTATTAATTCTGCTGGTTGGTCTGATGATATCTCTTCTTACTATTCCTTCATGCGCTTCACTGCCCCCTTTTCTCCTAGCTCTATTGCTGGTATCTCCCTCTGGCTTGATGCTGCCAGTCCCACTAATTTTACTACTAGTGGAAATAATATTCTTACTTGGATTGATAGATCTTCAAATGCTTATACTGCTACAAAACAGGGTACTCCTAACTTAGTTTTATCTACGAATGCTGTACATTTTCCTAATAATACCTATTTATCTATTCCTGATGCTGCTCCTCTACGCTTACAAACACCCTCTTTCTCTATTTTTGGTGTCTATCGTACAGTTCTTACAAATCAATCTCAATTCTTACTCTCTAAATTTCAAGATGGTGGATCTTTTCCAGGATACAATCTACGTGCTGCAGAAGCGAGTGGCAGTTTTAATCGTCCAGTATGGTATGCTGGCGGTACTCCTGATTATGTTTTAACAAATACAGTAACTGTTGATGGAACTTTTAAAATGCTTTCAGTGTATCAGAATTCTAATGTTCTCAATTCTTATCTGAATGGCTTATTTGAAAAAACTACTTCTTTTACTCCCCCTACCAATTGGACTGGACAGTTAAATATTGGTGTTCGTCAAACAAATTTAGTAGAATCTTTTAATGGGTCTATTCAAGAAATTATAATGTTTACTAGTTTTATTACTCCCTTTGAACGCCAGGAAATAGAAGGATATCTCGCTTGGAAATGGGGGTTGCAGACAAGTCTGCCGATAATTCATCCCTTCAAAACTGCCGCTCCCACTCCTACTTCTGTCTTCTCACCAGCCAGCTTCAGTGGCCTGCAGCTGTGGTTAGATGCTTCTGATACAGCCACTGTGACACTGACAGGTGGAAGAGTCTCCTCTTGGGCAGATAAATCTGGAAATAGGTATAATGCTACATCAACTATCAGAGGGTCTAATATAATATTTAGTACCTCTATTAATAGTTTAAGCACTCTGTATTTTAATAGTACAAGTATTTACGGAAGCTTTTCTCCTGCATATAGTGGAAGCAATACGCATTCATTCTTTGTAGGTAATTTTGATACAGGCGCAGCGGGGTATAACCGTGTTCTTGCGATGGGTGTTCTTGGAGCCGCCGATCATAATAATGTATTATATACAAGTGCTTTTACTAGGAATAATAATACAACACAGATTGTTGCTGAGAGAAATGGATCTGTTGTTACATCTGTTACTAATACTTCACCATTTCTTGCTTCTGCATATAATACGCCAGGCTCTAGAGGTATTAATGCAAATGGTGGTAGTATAACATCTAATGCATCTTCTTCTGGCCCATTTAATCTATCAAACTACGTAATTGGAGGTCCAACTGATACTGGTGCCGCTGGCGAATATTTCATAGGGCGAGTTGGTGAAATTCTTTTATATAATAATGTCCTCTCTACAGACGATCGCCAAACCGTTGAAGGATATCTCGCTTGGAAATGGGGCCTACAGAGTAATCTGCCTTCTACTCATCCCTATCGTACTAAAAATCCTGGAACACCAATACCTCCTCAAGCCCCTACATCTCTTGTTGCTGTTCCTTTTGATAGGGGCGTACAAATTTCTTTTACTCCTGGAAGTAGTGGGGATTCCTCTATTACAAATTATAAATATTCTATTAATGGTGGAACATCATTTGTTGCTTTCAGTCCTGCTCAAACAACAAGTCCTCTAACCATTAGGGGACTCACAAATGGTACAACCTACACGATTCAATTAAGGGCTGTAAGTGCTTCTGGGGATGGTGTAGCCTCTTCAAATATAACTGCTACTCCTATATTCCCTTTCTCTCCTAGCTCTCTAGCTGGCACCTCCCTATGGCTAGATGCTCAAGATTCAAATACCTTGGTTCTTACTCAAAGTTCTATAACACAGTGGAATGATAAATCTGGAAATGCTAGACATGCTGCTTCTTATCAGAGTTCAAATCCTGTATATTCTGCTACATCTCTGAATACTTTCGCGTGTGTACAATTTAATGTGAATGATGCTATGAGATCTCCTATCCCAGCAGGGACTTTCCCATCTGGCCTAACAGCATTTGTTGTATTTCAAAAAACTGGTGCTAGATATTCTCTTGATACACTGATTACAAGAACTGTTAATAATAATGCTGCTCCATTTGATATGTATAATGCTTCTCGTCTTATTGCTGCGAATAGTGTATATAGTGGAGGAACTTCTTCATATGATCTGGGAACATTAACAAGTCCAACCATTTTTGGTTTTAATGTAAATTCATCTGGATGGAATGAAAATATTAATGGAAGTAATCTAACAAATGTTGTTACAAGTGGCACTAACTATGGTGATGTTGGAACATATCTATATTTAGCTACTCGTGCTGATAATTTTGTAAATTTCCGTGGAAATATGGGCGAAGTTCTCATGTATCAAAATATATTAATTCCTTTTGATCGCCAGAAAGTGGAAGGATATCTCGCTTGGAAATGGGCCCTTCAAGCTAATCTCCCTACAACTCATCCCTTCAAATCTATCCCCCCTACACCCAGTACCGTTTTCTCACCAAGCTCTTTCAGCGGTCTGGTTCAATGGCTGGATAGCACTGATATTACTACATTATATCAAAACTCTGCTGGCACCACTCCTGTTACAGCAACTGGTCAAAGTGTCGCCTTTTGGGCAGATAAATCTGGATTTTCTAATAGTGTACTCTCTAACTCTGGATTGGCTGTACCTGTATATGGGTCTGCCCTAATCAATGGAAGTAATGCTTTGAATTTTGAATCTAGTCGTATGCTTCGTACATCAGGCTCATATGCTAAATCATCAAATGTATCCTTTTTTACTGTTGGTATGATTCGTGGAAGTATTGGAACTTGGGGAACCTATTGGGGTCATTTCACTGCTCCAGATCATGATTCAAATGCTATTACTCTGAGAAGAGTTGAAAATACAGGACAATTGAACTGGCATACAAATAATGATAATACTCTGACAAATCTTACATATACTACGAATGTTCCTGTACTGTACAGTGCTACTATGTCAAATGGTTCTTCTATGTTTTTCCAACAATATAATTCTGCCAGTTCAGCAAATGTAACCTCTGTACAAACGAATAGAATTACTACAGCTGCTTCACCTATATGGGTTGGTATGTCAGATACTACTGGTGAATATGTAAACAGTTATATTGGGGAAATATTATATTATCAACGTACTCTCTCTACAGACGAACGTCAAACTGTTGAAGGATATCTCGCTTGGAAATGGGGCCTCCAAGGCCTCCTCCCTCTAACTCATCCTTATCTGCTAAACAATCCTGCTGCTGTCACAACAACTATTCCTGTAGCTAGCTCTGGTCTTCTCATTCGCTTTGATGCTACTTCCTATTCTGGATCTGGTGCCTGGAGTAATAGTGGTTCTTTAGGAACTGGATATAATGCTTCTATTGAAGCAGGTACACCCTCTAAGAATGCTGCTAGTAATGGTGTTGTCCTCAATGGATCCACCAACTTTGCTTTCCCCAATCCCTCTGTTGGAAATGCCTGGACAGCATCTGTTTGGTTCAAACGTACTGGAGCTCTCGTTGGAGATAATAATGCTGCAATTGTTGCTGATGAATATAATCCTTCCAATAATCGTGTCAATTTGTTTATTGTAAATAATTTTTCCTCTGGCGGTTCAAGCAATACTTTAACTGGTGGATTCTTTAATTCAGCCTATTATACTGGTCCTAATGTTACATTTAATCTGAATGAATGGCATAATATGGTTGTCTCTTGGGATGGAAGATATATGAGAACGTATTATGATGGAACTCTGAGTAATACTACTGATTATAATGGACAAACTGCAGCAAGCTCTGGTTCTAATTACAGAATTGGTCGCCGTTGGTCCTATCAGACTCCTTCCTATGTTGTAGGTGAAATTGGACAAATTCTCATCTATAACCGTTCTATTTCTGACTCTGAGGCTTTACAGAATTACAGAGCAACTTCTACGATTTTTAGTGTCTAAAAAACATTTTTACTCTTTTAGATATGTCTGCCCCATTGCCCCCTCTCATATTAGAGGACACCCCTTTTGTTCGTCCGACCCTAACAAGACTCTATTGGAGACACCCTGTTGATACTGGAAGTTCCCCCATCAGTAGTTATACTGTTACTTGCTCCTCTATCTCTTACACTGGCTCTGTTCCCTACCCCGAACAGAATATTACTGTAACCGGTCTAACCGATGGAGTTCAATATAATTTTGAGATTGTAGCTACTAATACTGATGGATACACTTCTGTGCCTGCTGCTTATTATCCTTTAGAGACTGGTGCTCCTCCTGCCTCTCCTACAAGCGTATCTCACACGGTTGTTTCTAGCAATGCCGCTATAATTCAATGGACCCCTCCTGGATATATTGGTGGCTCTGCTTTGACCTATAATGCCATCTGGGTCTATCCTATTGATCCCCAATCTAATATCCTCAGTAATTTACCTACTTCTACTCTGAGAGAATATGCTAATGGATATGATACTAGTAATTTAGTCTATATACCTGATCCTACTATACCCTATAAATACATCGTTCGTGCGGTTAATAGCTGTGATTGGTCTCCTGACTCCTCCGATTTATACCAGCTGTTAACCTTTTCTTCTCCATCCCCTTCCATTGACTCTAATGGACTTTTTATTCATTTTGATGCTACTAGCTATTCTGGATCTGGGGCCTGGAGCAATTTAGCCACTACTGGTGCTACTTATGATGCCTCTGTAGCTGCTGGTTCTGCCTCCCTGAATGGTTCTAGCAATGGTATAGTTCTTAATGGCTCTACTCGGTGGTCTTTTAGTAATCCTAATATAGGCAATACTTGGACCTACTCTCTGTGGATGAAAGTTACTTCCTATCCAGGAAGCAATAGTTTTGCACCATTCCTTGGCGTTAATGGTATGGGGCCAAATAATACTGGAAAAATTGGCTATCATATGGGTAGTAATTTGATTGGTGCTGTGTTTACTGGTGCTAGTATACTTTCTAGTTCTAACTTAAATTTGAATACTAGTGAATGGTATAATGTTACCATTACTTGGGATTATTCTTCTTTAACTCTCATGACTTATATCAATGGTTCCAATTTCAGTTCTAATGTTGCTCCAAGTTCTAATTCTTCTAATTATGATAGTAATGCAGCCTACATTATGGGTGGCGATTCTTTTGCTTATGTAAATGGTGAACTTGGCCAAGTCCTAATCTATAACCGTGCTCTAAGTGCTGGTGAAGTAGGCTCTAACTACACTGCAACAAGTAATATCTTTGCTTAGATTTTTTAGTTCCCCTCTAACATTCTTTTATTTATCAGCTCAAAGCTTCTAAATAAAAGAATGCCTAAATATTTCTTTTTGTTGTATCTACAGAAGTATAATGTCCTATCCACCCCCTCCTACACCCTTTCCTAATACTATGTATATCTCTCCTACAGCTGTTGTTTTCTTTTGGCAAGCTCCCACCGATCTCAGTGGCGCTCCCATCACTAACTTTAAATTTACTGTCCCCTCCATGGTTTCTGAAGTTCTAGATGCTTCTTATCAGTCTTACTCTGTTTCCAATCTTCAAGTTGGTGTCTCTTTTACTCCCGAAATTCAATCTAGCTCCGATAATGGGGAAACTTGGGGGCCTGCTGCCTATTTTCCCACATTTACTCCCATCGCTCCTCCTGCTGATCCTCCTGCTTCTGCTTCTGCTCAAGTTATCGCTACAGGATCTATTGAAATCTCTTGGACTCCTCCTGTAACGCTTCCTGAAGGCAATTGCTATTATATTGTGGAATCCTCTAGCTCTAATCCTACAGATCCCACTATTGGGTTTGGTAGCCAAGATTTATCTGTCACCTCTTGCTCTCTTTCTGAATTTAATCCCGATTCTACTTATACTTTTAATGTATCTATCATAAATCAAGTGGGCCGCTCTCCTCCTGCTGTTACAAATAGTGTCAATCCACGAGCTCTACTCGCTGCTCTCTATGCTTCTCAACAACCTGCTGAACAACCTACTGAAGAAACTCCCGCTTAATACAAATCTTAAAGTATTATTGTATCGTGTAGATGTCAGCACCATCTGTTCCTATTGTAACAGATGATACTCCTTTAGTTCTACCCTCTACTACATATCTCTATTGGCAATCCCCTATTACTCCAGGTAATTCTGCTCTCAGTAGTTATACTCTCACGTGTCCTTCTATTTCTTTCTCCAGAACGGTTCCTGTTCCTGAAAGATGTGTTTTAGTGTCTAGTTTGAGCGATGGTGTTTCATACGATTTCAGTTTAACAGCAACAAATTCTGGTGGATTTACTTCTTCTCCTGCTCCCTTCTACCCCCTCCAAACTGGTGCTCCTCCCGGTGCCCCCTCTAATTTTACCTTTACTAGGCTTACGAGCAATGCTATTTTCTTTCAATGGTCTACTCCTACCACAAATGGTGGCTCAGCCATTACGTATAATGCCTTTTGGGCCTTTCCTATGGATGCTCAATCTAATATTCTTAGTAATCTAACGACTTCCAGTATTAAAGAATATACAAATGGGAATGAAAATAATACTCTTATTTATTTCTCAAATACTTCTTGTGATTATAGATTTATTATTCGTTCTATAAATTCTTGTGGTTGGTCCCCTAATACACCCTCTTTATACAGCACTCTTATTTTTAACTTTCCTCTCCCCTCTTCTACTGTCTTTTTTACAAATTACAATTCTGGAACGAATGAATTAGCCCTTACTAATTTCCAAACTTCTAATCTGAGTACTCAAACTATTACGAATACTGGGTTTTCCTATAACTATCCTAACACAAATACTAGTATTATTAGACAAGTCTATTTAAATTCTACAAATACGGTTTCTTTTGCCTGTAGCGCCTTTCTTCGTAATTATGGTGATTATCCAAGTTTCCTCTTTTTCCGAAATGCTACAACTCCTGCCTCAGGATTGAATCTTTTTCAAAGTCTTGGACGTCTTTCTTATCATTGGGCAGATGAATCTGGTACAAATAATTTTAATACAAATTATATACTTCCCTCTAGCACTTGGATCCATTTAGTTCTGACTATCGCACCTACACAAGCAAAATGGTATGTCAATACAAGCAGTGTAGTTACTTATAATTATACTCATAAGCGATTAGATCTTTCTAACTGTTATTTTGGCCAAGATCCTGCCATTGGTGTAAGAACTGTACGTGGTCTCATTGATAATGTTGGGTTTTTTAGTACCACTCTAACTCAAGAAGAAGTTTCTAATCTGTATTGGCGCTCACAAATCCCTTAAATAATAGGCATAAAATACTCTAGACTAAAAGTAAAAGAAAATGTCTTCTCCATCTATTCCGATTATTACTTCAGATACTCCTCAGGTGTCTGAATCCTCTATTCGGTTTTATTGGAGAACTCCTACTACTTCTGGGTCTGCTCCAATAAGTAGCTATACCCTCTTTTGCTCCTCCATTAATTATTCTGATAGCTTTCCTGTTCCTATTAATAATGTTCAATTCTCTAATTTAACTATTGGAACGCCCTATATTTCTCAAATCTTTGCTACTAATTCTAATGGCTTTAGTAGTCCTCTTGCGACGTATCCTACCTTAACACCTGGGTTTCTACCAACTCCCCCTCTGAATCAAATGTTTTCTTTTGAATCTAATGGAATTTTACTTCAATGGTCAACACCTTCCTCTATTGGCTTCTCTCCTATTGTAAAATATGCTGCTTGGATGTATAGATTAAATCCAGATTCTTCTATTAATAGTAATGCGTTTATTAGAAAAAATCTTAGAGGGGATCAGTTTTCTACTCTTATTAATTATTCTAGTATATCTCTATTCTCTAATTACACATTTACAGTTCGTGCTATAAATAGTGTAAATTGGTCCTTGGAAGATAGCAATTTATATACTAGAATTGATACTCAAATTCTTCCTTCTACTATAGGTCAACTTTCTCTATGGATAGATGCAGCTGATTCAAATACTTGGGCTGTAAATCCTCTTGATACCACCCGTGTAAGCTCTATTCAATCTAAATATGGTGATCCTAGTTTTGTATTTAACTCCACTTTTAGTACTTACACACCTCCCTTTATTTCTACTAGTTATACTATTAATAATCTTTCTACATTTGGGTTTATAAACACTTGTGGTCTTGTTGCTACTTCTACTCTATCGTCTATTAAACACATTTTTATTGTTGGCAGAAATGATAGTACTACTCCTACAAATTCTATAGTTGGGAATACTGAAAATATTCTTTGGATTGGAACTACGAATAGATATATAAATCCTGATGTTGCTTCTCCTGATGTTTTTCAAGCCCCTGCTCGCATGTTTGTATGTGGTGATAATCCTGATGTTGAAATTTTTTCTTCTATTAATTTTGCTTCCAATCGTGCTTATATTCTCAATGTATCTCCTCTTTCTGATACTGTCACTCTGAATTCTATTGGCTGTTGTTCTAATAGTGGATCCTTTAGTGGGTCTATTGGCGAAATTATTACCTATTCTAGTACTCTGACTGCTGGACAAATTAATTCTGTGAATACATACTTGAGAAATAAATGGTTTCCTCTCAGTGATACTACGTTTTCTCCATCTTCTATTGGCTCATGTATATTTTGGATAAATCCTTCTTTTACTACAGGCCTCGTTATTAGCAGTATTAGCACTGTTAGTCGCTTAAATGATCTTTCTGCTTTTCAAATTCATCTGAGTAATACTCCTACTAGTAATTTTGCTCCTGAGCTAGGTACTCCTATTAATGGGAGACGTACTGTTTATTTTAGACCCTTTACAGGTCTTCGCCAATCCTATTCAACACTTACAAATGTTACAAATTTCTTTTGGGTTGGTCGTCAAGGTCCTACACCGAATGATGTAAATTATTTTATGTTAGGTCATAGATCGGTGTTTGATTGGCATGCTGGAGTGAGTACATTTTTTTATACAACATTCACTGATTTTTCTATACGCACTGCCCCTGCCTTCCTTTATACAACTTCCACAAATTCCTACTGTAATGCTGTTGCTAATACTATTAATTTTCCTTTTGTAAGTACTTCTTTCTTGCTTTCTCTTACTATTCCACCAGGTTCAACTACTCGCTTTGATGGCCTTTGTCATGATAGGGAAGCCGCACTTCGTGGATGGGTTGGGGATTTTGCTGAATGTATCTGCTACAACTCTACTCTCACCACTCAACAAATTGAACAAGTTGAATACTATCTTCGCTCCAAATGGAATATCTAATCTCTTTTCCTTTTTTCATAAGATATTTTGAATATCTATTGAAAACTATTTTTAATACTCCTTTAATCTCTCTAAACGCTCCTTGAAATCAACTTTCATAGGTTCCATAGGTCCATCTTTCATAGAACCATTCTTCATAGAATACATCATAAAATTCTCTATCTGTTCCTTTGTCATCTCCGCTATATACGCCTCACTGTCCTTCAATCCATAGGTTATCCAATATCCATCTCCCTCAGCATTCTCACACATACTGCTCCAATACTCTACTCGCTCCTTCGTCATTCTCACCCAACAGGATACTCTGCTTGGCTTCTTGTCCTTGTCTAGCGTCATAAATCTATGATAATATCTTCTTCCTTCTCCTCCTATATAGACCTTGTGCATCACACAGATATAAGCCTCATTCGTCACCTTCTTACTTGTCCATCTGACTGGCCCCGCAGATCCTCTATATTCCTTCAGTCCACAATCTACTTCCACTATCTTCTCCCCATTCTCCTTACAAATTCTAAAAGGGGAAAAACTATAGATATACTCTAACTCCCCCGCATCATTTCTATATCCTAACCAATTCTTTTGACATTCTCCTGGACTTACTCCTTCTGGTAATGCTAATTGACGAATATTCCAATATCCATAGGAGCCGCTTGATGTATCCCTCCAACAATACTGTATCTTATTCACTCCATTGTCTGAGTAGGATCTTGATGTCCCTAAAAATTCTTCTCTATCTGTCCCCACTACTAAACGACAATCTTCTACTCCCTTGATATGAGATCCCTCATCCTGCTTGGCACTTGGATCTATCTTTATTTCTTCAAAATTCATCCCCTGATTCCATCCACTCCCCCTTGGCACAAACATCTTACAATTTCTTGTTAATACTTGTCCTGTAAATCCTCTATACGCATAATGCTTCGCTTCTAATGTGTAGTAATTCGCATATCTCAAATTAATATCATATCCACTCTTGTCTGCTCTCAGCCTGATACTTGGGTTAAAGGGTTGCCATATTGCTCCCTCTGGCTCCTTATTCCATGGTAATTTCTCTAATGGTATAGCGAAACGATATCTTTGTCTCGGCTTCAATACCCAATCATACCAGTGAATCTGAGCAAAAAGCCCATTGAAATCATGCCATCCTAAATTATTCTTCAGATCTAACTCATCTACTCTCAACCAGGTTGGTCTGCCTGCTCCTACATAATAACTTAAGATTAACAACTCCTCCCACATATGATACTCTACATCTCTCTGATTCACAAAAAGTTTATCATTGTTATTGGCTGGGGGCCCATATTTCTCTCCTGTCAGTAAATCTTCCCCCCTCTGGATACGAAACATTTTCTCTAAAAATACCATCGCTAAGGCTTGACTCTTAGGTTCACATCTAAAATGATTAATCACCCGCATAATCGTTTCACTTCTATGCTGTCTCTTCTGCCAGGCCTTCATCCATACTACAAGTGCCTCCTCCGCCTTCCCTACTGCCTTCAAACAATCTCCTAAATATAACTCTGTTATATAATCCTCCTCATCCCATCCTCCTATTTCTAATCTCCTTTTTAATACAGGTATAGCATTTTCCCAATCTCTCATACATAAATACGTCTGGCCTAAGTAAAAATGTGTTCTCGCATCATTTGGCATCTCCTCTAAATCCTGCTTCAAGAGTCTCACATCTCTTGGATATTTATCTGCCTTACATCCTCCATCCCCATAATCTTTTAATATAGGATACATAAAATTTTCTACATGCTTCCCTCCTGGACATGTCCAGGCCTCATGGGTTGCCCCCTTACATATCCATGGCTCTGAACATCTCAAAAGTCTCATATTGCTATACACTAAACTTCCATTTCCTTGTCTCAAACTGACTCCCGCTATATGCTCTCCTAATCTTTCTAACTCCCCCTTTTTTACAGCTTCATCCAACAACATATCTCCGTCTAGCAATAAGGCCCAGGTCTTACTAGAATCCCATCCTTTCCCTTTTACCCAATCTTGACAACTTTCAAAGGATTTTGTTCTGGATTTTCCGAAATTTACAAATGGAAACTCATAGACTCCTCCCTCCACTCCATTCTCACTATACCACTTCATTGCTAACTCTATTGTATTGTCTGTAGATCCCGTATCACACATTAAGATTCCATCCACCTTCCCTTTGACTGAGTTAAATAATCTCTCTATAATTCTTGACTCGTTTTTTACCATTGTTAATAGGATTATCCTTGTGGACATTTCTCTTCTATACCATCTAATACTGAATTTAAGTCTGCCCCTTCCCGTTGGGAGGACAGACTGATTTGGTATTAGATGGCATTCCCGTTTACTATTAAAATAGTAAACGGTAGAAAGGCGTCTTAGTTTAGGTTCCTTTTTACATTCTCTCAAACAGATGTCTTCCCTTATTAATGGATTTGTTGCAAATCCCGCTGATGAAATCTTACCTGGACTATGGCTTGGGAATAGAAAAGCTGCTCTAGATTCTGAGTGGATTCGTGAAAAAGGGATTAAATGTGTATTCAATTGTACGAAAGATATCCCCTTTTTACCCTTCGTTCAAAGACAATATAGAGTCCCTGTTGATGATAATCTTCAAGAAGCTGAAATACGGAATCTAGAACTATGGTCTTTTGAAATCGTCAAAAAATTATTCTTTGAATATAAAACTTCTGAACCCATCCTCGTTCATTGTGCTGCCGGCATGCAACGTTCCGCGGCATGTATTGCTATGCTCCTTCTGGTTATCCTCAATCTCACTCCTGATAAAACGATTGAATTTATTCGCTCTAAACGCCCTATTGCTTTTCGCCCCTTTGTGAATTTTAGAAAAAGTATTGACGGTTTCTATTCTGCTTATCAAAATCAAATTCTTCAGAAACTCCCCTCCAATTAGATGGCAAAACCTTTGCCGCCCGGTACTAAAGTTCCTCTACAATCTGCTAAATCTAAATCTTTAGCAAAACCAACAGCTAAACCTGCTCCTCCAAGAGACCCTTTCTATGTACAAGTGACTCCCGTGAATGTTGGGGCTATGGATCTCCCTCTCGTCACTTTACCTCCTGGAACCGTGCTGTTTCGTGGTCTCAAAGTCCCTCATGTTTCTCAAGGTGAAGATGCTCGCTATTTCTATAGAGATTATCTTGGAGATCCTGAACCCGATGGACGTATGTGTCTAAGCCCCGTCCATAATGTTTTCTTCTACCCTTTTCCTTTCGTTGCGTTCGGTGCTCATGATATTGGAGTTACCTTTACAAGTATGCAAATTGTTGTTCTCATTCATCCTGTAACCTTTATCTGTGCTGTCTCCCCTTCTCCTCTCGTTCGTGGCTCTCCTAGAGGATTCCCCGTTGATGTTCCCTGGAAACGATGCTCTGCTTATCAATTTGAATGTCATACTCCTACTTTTAAAGAACAAGATGCTAAAGATTATGATAACTGTATTGATCCTGAGTTTCAAGCTCGCTCTGGTGTTAGAGGATGGATGGCCGTCGCCGATCTTGATTCCTTCCAACCCAAAAAACTTCTCAAACAAGGAATGGAAGCTAAAAATGTTCCTATGAGCAAATATATTAGACATCTGGAAGATGTCTTTCCTGGAAAAGCTGCTGAACTTCTTGCGAATGCCTACACCGACCAACATAAACATTTTGGTTTTCCAGAATTAGCTATCTTCCCCTATAAAAGACATCCTGGAGCGAAACGTATCGTTAATGGTGTTCGTACGAGTAAAAAAGCCATCCAACTCATTGAAAAAGAAATTAAATCTAATAATTTGAATTTCCTTCCTCTTGCTGCCTTCACAAAAGATGCCACGGTGGATATGGTCCAAGGAAGATTTACATATGAAGCTCTGGGTGTCGCTGAGAATTCTTTTTCTACTCCTCCCGTTGAACATCAACTTCCGATTGAAAGACGTCTACATGAATACATGGATCTTCTACAGACTACTGGTGTTGATCTTCCTTTCTATGGAAAAGGAAAACTCTCCTTTGACTCCCGCACCGGCTTCTTTGTTCTCCCCCAACTCATCCCTAAACAATATAAACTTCCCATCCCTGCTGAAAAAGTAGAAGGAAAACCTCCTAGAAAAGATATTCCGTATTCCTTTGTTCTCATGCCTCTTGATACTCCTGAGAATAAGAAAAAAGCACTCACCTATTCTCTCATGTTTCGTTCTTTCATCCCTGAGAAATTCATGCAGAAATTTGGCTTAGAAAAAGGGGTTGCTGCTCGTCGTGCTATGATCTTTAATCGCCCCCCTGTTCTCTCTAAACTCTTTGAAGCCCTAGATCTTGCTGTACCTCCTTCCTTCAAAGCTACTCTTGCTAGAGCCGCAAAACAATATCAAATGAATACTGGTGTCCTCTCTAAAACTCAACAAGCAAAAGCTGCTGCCGCTGCTGGTGCTGCTGCTAGTGCTGCTGCTGGTGCTGCCGCTGCAGAGGCCCCTTCTCCTTGGGCTGGATTTGCTCCTCAACAATCTTTCTTTCAACCTCGTACTCCTGAGAATGCTAATGGAGAAGAAGCTGCTCCTGGAAGTCCTCCCTATGGTGCTGCTGGTTTCACTCCTCCTGGTAGTCCTCCCTATGGTGCTGCTGGTTTCACTCCTCCTGGTACACCTCCTGGTGCCGAGGCTGGCCCTAAAACCCCTCCCTTTTTTGGTGGATCAAGAAAAAAAACTCTCAAAAAATCTCCTCGTAAATCTTCTAAGACTCGCAAACTAAATATCAAAAAACCTTTCCTCCATTTTGCTACAGAGTTTAGACAAATCTGGTCTTCTCACGCAAAAATGTTACAGGCATAAACATCATCCTAGTATTCTTCTTAGACATGTTTCCTCGTAGATCTAGACGTCTTGCTGGCCTTCCTCCTTCTGCTTCTGATTTTTCTTCCCCTCAACAAACTCTCTCTCAACCTTCCAGAAAAAATGTTGGGACCTGTGAAACCGTAACTCTTCTTGTTGCTGCCTATTTCATTGCTAGTGCTCTAACTACCAGTTTATATAGTTTCTAAGAATGGCTAGAATTAATACTATGATTCCTATACTATAACTTAGATATTTATAATTGTAATTACAATATCTAACTTCTTGTTTTGAAAGATCTTTCATCATATAACTTCCTTTGAGTTCATATCCTCGCTTCGCATAATATCCTCTTACTCCAATGCCTGAAATAATGGCCATCTGGTCATACTTGTACTCTTTTGCTATCGTTTCAGCCCTCTCCAGAAGCTCCTTTCCGATTCCTTTGTGCTGAGCACTTCCTTTTGACTCCTCTCCTACTGCTGTAATCTTTCCATAAACATGGAGTTCCCGAATCATGGCTGTCTTCCCTCTTAGTTCCTCTATCTCTGACTCTAGTAGCCCCTCACTTAGACGTAGACGAATAAATCCTAGAAGAATATTTCTTGGTTTGTCTTTTTGTATGATTTCAGCACTTATGAAATACTCTGTTGCTCCACTTGCTTGGAATTTTGCTACAGAATAGACTATATCTTTCTCTTCAAACTTCTGATCTCTGAGCTCACAACACCGAATACATTGACAGTAAATTCCCTTATCTTCCGCTTCCTTTTTTACTATCTGAGACATGTTCGTACGAATTCCCTCACTTCTGTATCCTAAGCGACCATCTTTGGCTTCCTGGAAATCCCTCTGGACTCTGTTCACTCGTACCCATTTTGGCGTAATCGCTTGTCTATAGACTAAGACATCCTTCAGATCTCTGGCATCTGGCGTTCTCTCCGCATACGGCTTCCACTTCCCCGTCTCCTTCCACTCCTTAATCTTTGTAAAATCCACATCCAGACAAGGATAATCTTTTAGATAATCTGGAATTAAGTCCTCTCCCTGTAAAACTTCCCGATAACATTCCTTATCTCCCTCCGGTGTTGCTCCCGGTAAATCTGCCATAATGTGGATTTCTACCTTGAATCCATACTCTTTTAAGAGTTTGACTGCCTCTTTACTATGCTTCACTAAATGTCCTCTGTTTACCTTCCGAAGAAGATTGTCATCCGTGTGCTGAACTCCTATCTCTACTCTCGTGACTCCATATTTCCGAAACCTCTTAATCTCTGGAATGGTGATACTGTCTGGACGTGTCTCTACTCCTAGACCTACGACATGTACTCTTGCTCCCACATTTTGATTCTGTTCCTCCTCAATACTCCCTCTTTCTCTCTCCCGGTCTCCATAATAAGTGTTAGCAGCAAAATATAAATCACGAATAAATCTATCCGTTACTTCATGCTCATAACTACTAAAAGTTCCTCCTAATACACGGAATTCTAGTTTATCAATTGCATGTCCATTCACTTCTAAGGCCTTCAGACGAATCCAGACTTGTTCGGCGGTGTTAAAGTTTACTTGGGATGCTCTCTTAAATACATCCTCATTGCTAAGATACGATCTCGGCATTCCTGGCTCATTTGGACAGAAATGACAATTGTACTTACAACTAAAGGTGTCTGGTGGGAGAGATACACTAATATTTAGAATTCCAGAATCACCTCTTACAGCCTTCTGCATAAGTGCCTTGTTTAGCTCATAGAGAAAAGGATACTCTTCTGGCTTTTCCGCATGGAGCTTTCTATAGGTATCCCCTAAACTCCATTTGGATGGATTTGCCTTGTATTTTCTTGAGATTTCTATCATTAATTCACGGAATTCTTTGTGATTCTTATATCTCTCTGGACTTACTTTTAGTAAATCTTTTACTATAAGGATCCTCTTTTTTTCAAGAGATGTAGTCTGTAGATTTTCTCCTACCGTATCCTCTATGTCCCACTGAGGAGGTATGCTCGGTGGGGTTTGCTCCTTAGCTTTGCTAAGAGAGTCATCCATTTTGATGTACTTTCCCCATGCTCCTGTGTTGGTTTTCACTTTTTATCAAGCCCTGCTTGATAAAAAGAAGCTAGGCCCTAGGGGCCTACGCCCCTAATTCTTCTTCTCGCTTTGCTCGTAAAAGAATTAGAGTTGCAATTTCTTTAGAAATTGCTTACACTTTTTATGTATCTAAAGTTGTTTTATGTCTATCCTCTAAGAAAATCCCCTTTCCCATGGAATCCCCTACATGTATTATTTGTCTTGATGGCCCTAAAGTAAAAAACCCTCTGCGGTTATTCAGCTGTGGCTGTAAAGTTTCTTGGTTTCATTCTGAGTGTGAGCAAAAATATATATCTCATACTTCTGATTCTCCTATAGCATGTCCTGTATGTAAAAGAGGTGTACACTATTCCATTGTATATTCTTTTTCTCCTTTTTCTTCTTCTGCTGGCTTTTATCAAAAACAACTCTGGTTAACTATAGGTCTTTTTGGATTTGAAGTAGTCTACTCTTTCTATTATTCTGTATATTTTCTTCCCTTTCAAACTCTTGCTATTTTTGGTATGCCTTTCTGTATCCCTTCCTGTAGATCTCTTGATTATTTCTGTACGAAAATTCAATTGAAATATTCTGTTCAATATTTACTCTTTTTCTATAATCTTTTATTCTATGATATGTCTCTCTTTCTAGATCCCACAAAAGTCCTACACTCTTGTTCTGTACTAGGAGTATTCCATCTTACTCTTCTCTATTGTATTGAAGCTTGGTGTAATCCTAGAAGTCTCTATATTCATCCTCTTACTCCCTATAAAAATAATATCCTTTATTCAGCTATATTAGAATTAGAATCTTAATCTATTACTTTATAGTGTTTCCTTTACTATTCCAATTATATTTGCTTGGATAATAAAATTCTTTTACACCTGGATAACTCATTGGCAGCATACTCTGAAAATCATCTTCTTTTTCTATAGGAAGAGTTGCATGTACTTGTTTTTCTGGCTCTCTAGCCGGCTCATAGGAAGAAGGCCAGAGAATTTCTAATCCTACTTCCGCTCCATCCAGAAAGACTGGATGGGCTTCGCCCAAAGGGCCTTTTGGTTCTACTTTCTCCAGTAATAGAGGAATCTCTAACACAGGAACACGAATCATTTGTCCCTCCTCCAGAATCCCTAATTCAGATAAGGGCTGCTCTAGAAAATCTTGGATTGCCATGTCTCCTAGCATCTCTCTTGTATCCTCTAAAGCACGAAAGACTAAATGTTGAGCTTTCTTGTAGTTTTCCGCTTTCTCATATTTTATCATAATTTCCTCTCCATATCCACTAACCATAGGTTCCATAAGGAGCCAACTCGGTAATTCTAGAAAACATTCTGTAGATCTCTTTGGATCTCCTAGAGCAATTCTCACAGGGAGATATCCATCCCTCTCAATCACAGCAATCCATCTTGCTGTTCCCTCGCCATAATCCCTCTGTGTAATCTTGTGTAAAAGAGTTGTGGATGGAATTGCTGACCATCTCTCTTGATCCTTTCCATACAGAATTGTTGCTAGAGTTGGCATTTGGGTCTATCCTTTTCTGAATCATCCGTTAGTTTTCAATTTTTGTTTTTTCTTAGGTTAAATACATGTATCTATTTCTATCTATGGATTCTATACAGCTTTTACCAGGCTTTGTTCAAGGGATTGTAAGAGTTATCATATCGTATCCCTTTGATTATGTTAGAACAAATATACAAGCAAAAAAGTCTTTCAAGAATATTCCTATACGTGATGTCTATAAAGGTCTAAGTGTTCCGCTTCTTACTGTTCCTTTTGATCGTGCTATACAATTTTATCTCTTTGAATCTCTAAAATCTAAATATTCTAACCTACAATCTAGTCTTATTACTTCCTCTATTACTTCTGTCTATAGTGTTCCTATTAATTTTTTACAAACTCGTATTATGCTTAAATCTTCTAAAGAAGTATCTTATCGCGGTTACTCTGCCGATTTTTTAAGAGGCCTTCTCTCAACATCCATATATCTATCATCATATGGATATTTACGTGAACATTCCCCCTATAAACATCCCTTCCTTCTTGGGATCCTTTCTAGCTCTGCTCTATGGACTGTTGTGTATCCTCTTGATACTCTTCGTGTTCTTAAACAATCTTCTACTTTATCCTATAAAGAAATTATTCAAACTACAAGTCTAAAAGCATTCTATGCTGGATATCCCCTTGTACTTCTCAGATCATTTCCTTCTTCTGGATTTGGTATGATGGCATATGAATATACAAAATCTATGATTGCCAATCATTCTAAATAATTTTTGCTAAGCAGTTTACTTTCTCTAAAATATTCATGTAAGGGATATTTGAGTTCTTGAGGCAATTCTTTTATTTGTGTGTAGAGTTCATATTCACTTAGATTTTTATATGTAGTACAAAGTTCTTCTATTTTCTCTTGGTATTTCTGTATAGATTCTGGACAACGTTTTGTATTTAATCTCCCATGTTTGCCATTTAGAGTAATGTAAAATGGAAATGTATTTTTTACACAAGCTGATACCATCCCTACAAATGAATATCCTCCCACTATGACTCTTTGCTGAATTCCTGCCATCATCCCCACACCACTATAGGATAATAAAAGACTATGTCCTCCTAATGTCGCATTTGGATACACATGGACATGGTCTCTTACTTCAGCATCATGACCCATATGTATATTTTGTAAAAATTTATTATGATTTCCTATTTTTGTTCTCATGATTTTTCCTCCAAAAATTTTGTTTTCTGTATGAAAAAAATTATTATTTCCTATATCTACCCCAAAGTATATATTTCCCTTGTATTCATCTGTGCTCACTGGATGGATTCCTATTTTATTTCCCTCTAAAAATACATTGTTATCTCCTATACTTACATTAGGATATAGTATTGTATTGTCTTCTATTCTATTGTTATTCCCTATTTTTACATTGCTCCCTATTTTTACATTTTTTCCTATAGTATTTCCTATTCCTAATTGTACTGTCTTACATAGTTTTGTTGTCTTTGCTATTCTGTTCATTCTTTTCTATTGTGATTCTCTTTGCCTTAGCCCTTTACAAATTCTTCTCTTGTTCGTATACTCTTTGATTCGCTAAGTATTTTATCAGCTAATACCATTAGGATTGTTTCTTCATCCTCTATAGTATACTCTATCCAATAGTTTTTGGGTATATAACATATTTGATCTTTTCCTATTGTATAGCTGTATATATTCCTATTTCTATCTGTCAATTCAATTTGTATCTTTCCTTTTTGAACAAGGAGTAATTCATTGAAATTTATATTCGCATGAAATCCTCTTTTTGCTGGTATATCTGTTTTCTTAAAAGAATCTATGTAAAACATACGTTTTGTGTCAAAGTGTATTCCATCTAGAGAATGTAAGATTCCTGGTTTGTCCTCTATTTCATGCTTTGTTAACTGGAGTTTTGTTTCATAATACTCTTTTACTTTCTCTATAACATACTCAACTTCTTCTTCTTTCATTTCTGGGAATATTGGCAAAGAGAGTATCTTTTTTGATAGTTCTATACATGTCTTTGCTTTTTCTGTTCTTTCTTTTAATGCTTCAGTCTCTGTTATAGAGATTGGATAATGGATTCCACACTCTATTCCATTCTCTAGTAAATACTCTTTTAATTTATCTCTTTGATCTAATTCCACTTGAATGCTATATAAATGATAGACTGGATCACAGTTAAAGTGTATAGTTGGCACTTTTACATATTTTGCTAATTCTTGACTATATCTCGCTGCCACACTTCTACGTTTACTATTGTTCTCATCTAAATATTTTAATTTTGTATCTAAGACTACTGCTTGAATTGTGTCTAAACGACTATTTCTTCCTATACATTCATGCTTATACTTTTCTATACATCCTAAATTTGATAGTTTACGAATTTTCTGTTCTAAGATTTTCTCATGTACACAGATTGCTCCTCCATCTCCATACGCTCCTAAGTTTTTCCCTGGGTAAAAACTAAAACAAGATACTCTGCCAAAGGTTCCAGCATTTCTACCCTTCCATTTTGCCCCATGGGCCTGAGCACAATCCTCTATTAATTCTAATTTGTGCTTCTCACATAGTTCTAATATTCTATCCATGTCTGGCATAAATCCATATAAATGTACTATTACAATTGCCTTTGTTTTGTCTGTTATTTTTCTCTCTAAATCATCTATATCTATCATATAGGTTTCTGGATCACAATCACATATAACTAATTTATGTTTGTTATATAGCACTCCTAAACACGTGGCTATATATGTATTACCCTGTACTATAATTTCTGCTCCTTCCTCTAATTCTAACGATTGGATTCCTATTTCTAAAGCATCTGTGCCGTTTCCTACTCCTATACAATAGTCGGTCCCTATGTATTTAGCAAAGTTCTCTTCAAACTCTTTGACTTCCTTCCCATGAATGTAATTCGCATTTGTTAAAACGTTTTGTATATTTTCATTCACTTCGTCCTTTATTTGATTATAACTACGCACTAAATCTAAAAATTTAATTTTCATTCTATCATCAGAATGAAATTAATTTTAGGTTTTTTAACCTACCCCCGGGATAATACTCATATTACGTTTGAACTTCTTCAAAATACTTTTCATTCTTTGGTGAAAAAGCAAAATGTACAGTCAATTGATATTAAAATTATTGTTGTTGGGGATGATTATCCTAAGATTGAAGAATTACGTCCTATTTTTGATGGGTTTGATGTTTCTCTATATTCTATTAATACAAAGGATGCTCTGAGAAATACCGATCTCCATCCTGAATTTATTTGGTGCTATGCCCCTGTTCGGTCTGTTATTTACTTACACGAAAAAACATTAGAATTATCTGATTCGTATGATTATCTATTGCTGTCTGCCGATGATGAAAAATATTTTGATGGAAAATTACAATCAACTCTTGAATATGCTAAAAAGTATAATAATCCTGATCTTATTTATACTCTAGCAAGATATGGAGAAACTATTATTTTACCCAGATCTTTTAATAGTTCCAAATTACTTGAAAATTATCCTAGACCTGGAGATGTTATTGCCTCTGGCATTTATTATAATTTAAAAAATAAAGACTTTATTCTTGATATTATTGAGTTCAGAAAAAAACAATGGGAGTATCTACAATCCTGTATTCGTGAAAAAAAGGCAAACTATCCAGAAATGTATGTCATTTCTAAATTGTATCCCGAGGATGCTCAATTATGGGATTATCTAACAGATAAATTCATAAAGAAAACGTATACTTCACTTCTTATACCTACTATACTTATTCATCACTTCTCTGAAAGGACTGTGTTTAAATATATTAAAACATCATAAGTTCATAAAATTTTCATATTCTTCTTCTATTCTTGCCTTTTGCTCATCCGTCAAATCATCTAAATCTATATTACAGTGTTTACTTAATGTATATAAAGTATTAAATTCTGTTATATCATTTTTACTATCTACCTTAGGATTTAAAAATACTATATCTTTGGAGTCCATCTTTTCTACATCCTTTTTTTCCAATATATATTTTTCAACAGCTCCTTCATCAAATCCCCAATTTTGTATTATATCTGGATATTTAGTATAACATTTTTTATTTATTCCTATTATTCCTCCTTGAAATTTATATTGTCCTCTATGATTATAGTTAGATTCGCCGTTGAAAAAAAATACATTTGTCTTCGCATTTAAAATATCTAGTTTTGCTTTTGTATATTTAAACATACATTGTATATTCTTTCCAATTTTATAATTATCTATTCCATATAATTGTGGAACATCCTCTTTATAATTCTCTGCTAATTGTTCAAAAAAATTCATAGATATGTAATCATTTGATCCAGCCCATAAATGTATATCAGCATGCTGTATTTCAATTGAGTCTCTAAATCCTATTCTTATCTTGTTATTAAACATTACGAAAAAACTTCTATGCCCAACATATATATTATCTTGGGGATACTCTAAATAACTATCCTCGTCTACATATTTTAGAGCTAAATCCTTTGAGAATTTTCCTTCAGATCCCTGTAGTACACATGTTAATTTTATAGTCTCTTTATATTTTTCTGCTATTTGCTTATAATATTTTAATATCTTTTCTGTTAGTTCATACCGTATTCCCTTTTCAAAATAATTGAATATGGCAATATATATATTTATATGGAGTAACTTTTTTTCCTCTTCTATGGATTCTTTGTCTTCTTCTATAGAAGTTGTCTCTTGTTCCATAGGTTCCATAGGTTCCATAGGTTCCTTCTCTTGTTCTATGGGGCTTAACTCCTCTGCTATAGGTTCCTTCTCTTCTTCCATCTTTTTGTATCTATTTTATATTCTTTAATTTGTTTGTTTTTTTACCCCACCTAGAGCATTCATACTCAAATACGTAGTATCTCAGAAAAATGTCTACCTTAGAAACTGTGTTTGTTCGTTTCAGTGGATGCCCCTATCCCCCTCCTGGTAAAATGCAGACTCAAGTGGAATCAGAATCCCCTGTTTCTTCTAGAGTTGCTATTATGGTTCGTTATCTAGATCTTTTATATTCTGTAAGAAGGAGAACTAGATACTATTCCTTCGCATTTTATTCTCTTCGGATATCTATATCCCTTGGGTCTCTTGTTGTACCTGCTTTATTATCTCTTACTCAATCTGAATTTTTATTTTGGATAATCTGGACTTTATCTCTGTTTGTTTCTATAAGTAATTCTCTTATTGGTATCTTTCGTATTGATAAAAAATATTATACTCTAAATGCTTTGTATAAAAAAATAGAGTCAGAAGGTTGGCAATTTATGAATCTCACAGGAAATTATTATACTCTTCCTGAATTTGGGCATGATTCTCAAATCCAAAATTTCTCGTTTCGTCTAGAAACTATCTATATGACTCATGCTGATGAAGAATATAGAAAAACTATTGATCAAAATTCTCAAAGTACTACTACTCAAGATCCTACATATATCCCTAAGCAAAAATCTCTAGCTCAAGTAAATGCTGGATCTCCAGCAAAATCCTCGCCAGTCCCAACCTCTCAACAAAACCCGAAAGCGCCAGCGAAATTCCAAACAACAGTTGTTGAAGTTGCTCAAGAACGCCCCGTGGATGAATCAACATAAAAATAGATGCCAATGCATCTCTAGTTGTCCTAATCCTTCCTTACCTGGTAAAGCTTTCTGTAAAGATCATCAAAACTTTTGTCCTCGTGTTGCTCCTCTCAGTGGCTATGAACCTAAGTATGAACCCGACAGATGGAATAAGAAAAAAGAAATTCGTACCACCCATAATTGCTTCAGTTATGCTTTTAATATTATGGATTCAAGACAAATTAAAGCTTGTCTTGAAGATCCTAATTGTGATGTTCCTTTTCATCAACCTGGTTCCATCAGTGGTTGGCCCAAATTTAATAATACGGATCCTAAAACTTGTCCGAATATGATTGCTCGTCTCCTAGGAGATAATCCTACTCTTACTCCTTCCGCGTTTGAACTCCGCTGTCCTAGAGGCACCTCTAAAATTTCCCTCGTCGTTGATCAAGATCAAGATTACCATTTTTTAAGACAAGATAAAAATGGGTATTGGTCTCAAAAAGGTGGCGCTCAACCCGTCACAAATCTTGATGCCCAAGGCCATACCATCTATGATCCTCAACTTGCTAATCATAATCATACTCGTATAAAAGGAGATCCTCTCAATTATGATAGATTCTGTGGGTTCTTTTGTGTTCCTCGTGATAGACCTCTTTTTGTTAAAGTTGGCGGTAAACGCTATAAATATTCTACTACTCGTCGCAGATCTAGATAGTTTTATTGAAAAGATCTAATGCCTCTTTTGCTGTAAATCTTTTTCTTGGATCTGCTTGTATTAATCCTCTTAAGACATTTCGTATGGCTGTCCCATGGTTCGCCCAAACTCCCTGTACAAAACTTGGGAGCAAAAAACTCTTCTCTAAGATTTTTGTAAATAATACTCCCACCGCCCAACTATCCCACTTTCTCCAATACTTCTTATACATCTCTATAGCATTTTCTACATCCTCTTCCGTGAAAAACCTCTCTATATCTCTCTGTTGATTCCAACGTGATAATCCTAATATTGCTTCCCCCCTTCTAAATATCTTTTTCTGTTCAACTGTTTGTTGTATAGCAAGAGGTAATGATACTCCCTGTACTAATCCCTGCTGGATTGTAACTTCTGGACTTAGTGGTGGGTAATCTGGAGAAAATGTATAGGTGTGATTTATGACTGTCTCCTCTGTTGTCTGATCTCCTATAAATGCTGAGCCGAAATCTATTATGCGTAATGTTCCATGGTAATCTACAACTATATTTCCATCGTGTAAGTCATAATGACAGATTCCCTGCTTTTCTAGCTTTTCAACCGCCTCTAACATATGCCTTAAGGATTCTAAAAAATTAAATTTTGGTGTTATGGATGTCTCAAATAACATCTTTCCTCCATAGGGAGCGATTAATTGTATTAGTTTATCATCAGGAACTCTGTGTATTTTTTCACATTGATCTCTATACATTTTCTTGTATTCTTGAAAATTCTTAGCATTACATTCATCTTTGTCTTCTACGATATAATATCGCTCCCAACCCGGAATTCCTTTTAAATATGTAGACATCTTTATCTCCACTTTCGCATTCCGAAGTTTTAGTATTTTTCCTATAGCTCTACTCCTACTCTTTTGACTCAATTTACTCTTTCTACACTTCATCGGTGGTTGTATTACACACCCATATGTTCCTTCCCCTATAAGTTTACTCTCGTCCATTCTATTCTTTCTCTCATTATTTCCTGGGTTTATCTACCCTATTCATCTCTTCTCTTCTTGGTAGAATGGAGTTCTTTCGTATACTCCTTATACTTACCCTCATAATCCTTTTTACTTTTATTCTAACCGAACAACTCTCTCCTGGTCTCGTGACTGAAGGCTTTGCTACTCCTAACTCCTCCTATTGGTCCTTTTTCTCTGCCCCTCGTTCTGATATTGGTCCTGATCAAGAAGATTCCTCTGTTGTTCGTGATCCTCGGTTCTTTAATGATTATGCCAATGTCTCTCGTATTGGTCAACTCTATGATTTCTGTCGTCTTGTTGCTCCTACTGATGATCCTGAGAATTTTTTCTTTGCTTGTGCTCTTGCTGGTACCGATCAATTAGATTCTCTCAAATTTAGAACTCCCTCTGCTAAAGATGGCTTCCGTACTTCCTATGATGACTATATGAGAGATACCAATGGTGATGGAAGAGATGATTATTGTCGTATTCTAAAATGGAAAGATGGCTCCTTCCAAGCTGTCTGCTCTCGCGCAACTGATACTGGATTTGATTCTAAAGAAATTGTTGATGCTGATCCTCCCGAAGCTATTGCTACATTATTACGCTTCTATGATGGATGTGTTTTATGGCTCCGTTTCTTTGGCGATCTCAAAGATTGTGTGGAACCCTCTCTCAAAGTTTTGACTTCTGGGAAAGTGTCTATTGATGAAACTCCTAGAAAAGATAATACCGATGGTGTTCAATTCATGGGTGGGGATCAATTCCTTCGTATTGCTGATTCCTCTGATCTCTCTCTTGGTATGAATGTTCCTCTTCGCTCTATCCGTGCTTGGATGATTTGGGTCTATTTTGATGAATTTACAAATAATGCTAAATTCTTTGATTTTGGAAATGGCCCTGGGAAAGATAATGTCTTTCTAGGTATCTTAGGAAAAGGTGATTCTGCTATTGATCAAGAAGCTCTTCGTCCTATCTGTGGTGCTGATGATTCTACTATTCCGACTGGAAAATCTGGTGCTCAACCCGTTCAAGAACTTCATCCCGCTGCTCTCATGAAATCCTCTAGCGCAAATGTTGATGAATTCTCTTGTACGTCCTTTGAAATCTATCCCAGAAAACTTAAACCTAGTACTGTTGAACCCATCAAAATGAAAAAAACGAATAAAGCTACTCTTATTTACGAAGTATGGGATAAACAATCTAGAAAAATGCGTGTAAAAGTGAATAACATCATTCCTCTACAAAAATGGACTCATATTACTGTTACTGCTATTGGAAATGATGCTTTCCGCCCTAATATTGCTATCTACGTGAATGGTGTAAAACAAATGGAGAAAGAAAGTGGCTGGCTTCCTTCTACAAGCTCTATGTCAAACTGCTATATTGGAAAATCTAATTGGGCGAATGATACAAGCCAATACGAAAATCGTGATGAACTCTTCAAAGGGCGTCTCTTTGATTTCCGTGCTTATCGTAGATCTCTCTCCGAAGATCTCATTCAAGAGTCTTATGACTGGGGAAAAGAGATATTACCTCTAAGTTAGAATGGGTAATTCTTTCAGCGCGAATGCCTGTGCCCCTGAAAAATCTACAAACTCTTCTAATCTGAATAGGAATAGAAATTCTTCTACAAACTCTACTATGAACACAAGAAATATAAATGTCTCTCAACTTTCTCAAAATCAATCTACTACAAATTCCTCTAATGCTAGAAATGCCACAAATCTGAATAAAGGGAAAGGAAATAGCAATAGAAATCTTCCAACAAATGAAAATCCTACTCTAGTTCCTTCTAATACAAATCTGAATAAAGGGAAAGGAAATATCAATAGAAATGTTGCAACAAATGAAAATCCTACTCTAGCTCCTTCTAATACAAATCTGAATAAAGGGAAATCTAAGAATGGGAATACATCTACAAATGGAAATCCTACTACTCCTGCTATCCCTCCAGAAAATTCTACTCAAGAAGCCTCCGCCAATGGAAATCCTGTACCTGCCAATGGAAATTCTACAAATAAAAATAAACCTCTGACTGGTGGAAAGAGAAGAACACGCAAACACTCTTCCCGTAAACTCAAAAGAAAATCTAGAAGATAAATAGAAATGGCAAAACGCGCGTCTACTCGTAAAGCTTCCAGCAAAAAGGGCCGCAAGGGCACCCGCAAACTCTCCCCCGCTCTCCGTGAATGGAACCGCAAAGTGATGGAAATCTACAGAGAAATGAAAAAGAAGAATCCTAACACTCGCCTCATGGATGCTATGAAAGCCGCGAAAAAACAGGGATAAATCCCTGTTCATTTGCGTCTTAGTCCATAGCTTTAGCGGCCTACGGCCGCTTCGCTATGAAAGAGGCTAAGAAGCGTAGTTAAAACTACACCCCATAATATTTGCTCCTTTCAGTCGCTCATCTTATGAAGCGTAGTTAAAACTACACCCCATAATATTTGCTCCTTTCAGTCGCTCATCTTATGAAGCGTAGCTAACTAAAAATATAGACTTTAGAATCAAAAGATAAGTATATTAATACTTCTATTTTGATTTGCTCCGGCAATATTATTATTCTTCTTTGGATACTAGTTTTACTTCTGCTGCAGGCCTGCTGTATTTAGCAAAAGGTACATATCTCCAATCATCTGGCTTTGAACTTCCTCCAATCTGGGGTACACTACAGGATTTCATTTTACTCACTCGTAGAAGACTTTCATTGGCATATGCTTTCAGATTTTGAAATGCTTGTAGTCTTTCTTTAAAATTTTCCTCAGAGGTTGGCGGGTTATTTACAATCTCAATAAGCATCATCGTTGATGTCGTTACAAACATCTCTAGTACTGCCCGAATAGCTAGATGCTTGTTCCTCTTAGTCTCCCTCTTGGCTAGCTCTGCCTTCATTGCTTCCTTGTCCATCTCTTTCAGAAGATAGTATACTCCCAGATCTCCATTATCGTTCGCATTAAAATGCCCTTGATACGTTGCCAGTCGTTGATCATTAATCTCTGCTGTGATTCTGTGAATGGCCATAACAATATTTTGAGTTAGAACAGTTACTTTGCTCAGACTTCTCTGGAGTGTGTGATAATAGGGAATCCCTCCACAAGGAATATCTCCAGCATTTCTCGGCGCTACTCCTCCTCCTTGCTTCCTCAGAAATTCATAGTAATGAGGATTGTGAATTACCCCCGTTACTTGCTGCCCCGTGTTCCATGAGAATGCTGTATGACACTCTGTACAAAACATTTGGTCACAGTTTCGATTGCAAGTGACATCTTCAAGTAAGAATCTTTTGTTTCCATCTACTTTCCATCCATAATATACCCCCTTACCAACCTCATTTACTAGAATACTTGTCCGTAGCATATCACGTGTAGGATTAGAATCTTTACATTTCTTTCTTTTTACTAAAGTAGGGATTTCACTAATGTTTCCAGAAATATTCACTTGATAGTGATCATTATAATCTTTTTTCTCACCTCCTTTCGTAAAGGAAATAGCTTTTTTAGACATTGAACGAATTGTTGTAGCAAATCCAAGGGAACGTGTTAGAAGGGCAATTTGTTCTGCTAGTTCTTTAATTGATGTATTAATATTTGCTCTTTTCCCTTCATTCATCTTATTTACATGGCCATCTGTATCAATAAGTCCTGCCAGAAGTTGAAGGCGTATTTCACGATCATTTACAATATATTCCATAGGAATTTTCTTTTTATTTCCTACGAGATCATACTTCTCTAGAGCCATCTTAAGTGAATTTTTTTTTTCCATTTTGAAAGTATCCTCATAGTCTACATTGGGCAGATCACATAGACTGCATACTTTATTTTTACATCCTTTACAACTTTCTATAGTTGCACCTCTTCCAATAGCTTTCTGAATGTTTTGTTTGTTTTCTCTACGCCTTAGACGAAATCTATACTTATCATCATGTACTACTTCACAATTATTTTTCTTAGACCATTCTAGAATATATTCTAGAATCTCTGGATCACTATCAGCATTAATAGCAAAGCAAGTTCCATTATTAATTCCATCTCCAATATATAAGCCCATCATATAAGGATCAAGTTCAATATCTTTTTTCTCCCATTGAATTCCTGAACATTTATATCCTACTAGTATATTCTTAGCTGATTTATTCAGTTTCATATAATCCTCTACAAGAATCTCAATTTCTTCAGGAAATTGTAGAGTTTCTTTGAATTCCTCCATTTTAGAATATGCCTCTTCTTTTGATAGTGTATTAGAAGTCTTAATAAAATGACTTTTAATATAATTCTTTTCACGATCAAACCAGTTAATAGCCCATGATTTACTTTTACTTTCCCAATAAATCTTTTTTTCTCCACTGCATTTCAGTAAGAGTTTATGTTTAGAATTTACCACATATGTCATTCCATTATTTTGTTTTACTTCATATAGTGTATCAGTTCCCGTTGTAGTATCTAGTACGGTTCTTTTTTTCCCATCATCTCCAATAAGTTCATCTCCTACACGAATTTCTTGAGACATTTTTGTAGTTCCATCCCACATCAGAATAGGTGTATCCTTTCCAAAACACCCATCCACCTTAGAAATTCTCTCTCCACACTTAGGACACGGCTTAGATTCCTTAATAATCAGTGCTACAGTTGCCTTTTTCTCTTCACTACAGGTATGCTCAACATCTTTTTCTAGTCCTTTTACTTCTAGACATTCTGAGCAGGCCCACTTCTGACATGTTCCACATTTATAAGCAGTAGAAAGAAATCCACGGCAGTCTACATCTGGACACTTCATAATAAATTTTGCTCGCTCTTCTGTGGGTTTCTTTGCTTCTCCTTCAGCAAGTGTCCAAGCAGGTGGAGCACGTCCTTCTGACTCCGCATAATATCTCGTTAGCTCTACATTCAGACGATTAGATCTCTGTAGAATCTTTGATTTTTGCTTTTCAATCTCTAGAAGTTCTTCATTGATTTGCTTCATTTTTCCTTGGACATCCCTCATCTTAAGAGTTGCTTCCACTCGTAGCTGACGCGTTGGTAGAATTGACATCTCTCTGTCAAAGAGTACATCCTCTCTGTGCTTCTTCCAGGGTCCCGTACGAAAGGCCTTTGTGAAATTTAGATCTATAAACTCATCATTCCATGCCCTCTTACAATCCATACAATGAGCATCTAGAAGTCCTTCTACAAGATACCTCTTTAGACATACTACACATGCTGTAAAATCACAGTATTGACATTTTACTGGCTTTCTTAGCTGGACTGTATATTTATCAATACAGATTGGACAAGTATCGTGTTCTGCTGCCATTCTAGTGTGTAGGAACACGTTTCGTTTGAGCTCAACACATCAATTTTTTTTATTCCAGAACCGCTATGAATCAAATAGGCCCCCTCTGGGGGCATATTTAATTCTTAGCGGCATTGCCGTTTAGTATAGAAATCGGCCACTCCTTCTTTTGGACCTTTGTAGGAGTGGCCTTAGATTTCTTACTAAACGGAATATCAACGCAAGGCGTTCATATTTCTGAATATATTCATCCTATCCTTTCATTATTTTGATTCAGATTGTTTTTCTGATCTATGTCTGTGAAATCCATGGACACTTGCCCAACTTTGCCCTACAAGAGCAAAAAGTTCTCCTAACTCTTCCTCCTTTATCATTCCCTTTGAATACGCATCTTTCACTTCAGCTAAGTATTCTAATGTTGTTTTGATTACATCGTCTAATTTATCCACTAATCCAGCATTGTAGTCATTCACAGCTAATCCTAACTCTAAACTTAATCTTACTATTTTCGCATCACAGCCCATCCTACTACTCCTCTAACAGCTTTTTCGTCAGTACAAAAGATCCCTCGCAACTACAATTCTCTTTCCACCACACTCTACACGCATTAGACATCCTTTGCCATTCCTCCTTCGTCATTGTCTCCACTACTTGTCTTGCTTCCTCTGGCGTTTGGACTCGCTTATAATGAACTCCCTCTATCGGCGGATTGGCATAAGAATCCATATCACACTCTGGTGCTACTATCGGCACACATCCCATCGCCATACATTCCACCTCTCTATGACACTTCCATCCATATCCTGCTAAACATAATCCAAATTTAGCTTTTCCTAAATTCTCTAAATACTGTTTCTGTGTAAAAGGATATGCCTCGGAAGCTCCTTTGACCATCACCCATTCATCTTTATCTCCTCTACATGCTAAGTTCCACTCCTGTTGACTTCTTCGCTTCTCCTGAACTTTGTTCTCTATTTTTCCATAAAATACAAGTTCCTTCTCTCTCTCCTCCCATCCTCTCAATCCTCCCTCCACCAACTCCTCCACATACTCCGGCCTTCTTGGCCAGAAAAACCACGCCTTCCCTCCCTCCGGTGGCTTTGGATTCCCAAATAATCCCTTCTTCCATTCTCTCTCATCCATCGGTGCTGATAATCTCCAATCATGATTTGGCCTGTCATATAATAATACTCCTTTGCTTCCCACTTCTCGCCACCAAACCATTGTTGCTGTTGGATGCTCCTTCACTTGACAATATCCCCTCTTACTCCATAGTCTTGCCATCTCCCGAAAAGAATCCCCTGGATGACTGAAATATCCTTCTAAATCTCTTCTCGGTAGCCATACGATTGGTAGATTTGGCGTTGCTGTCTCTTGTTGTTTCCATTCTTTCTCTTCGTCAAAGATTGCCTCTAGAATTGAATCTTTGTCTCGTTTCACAAATCTATGCTCAAGTCCCGCAGCACTACTTATGTCTAGTCCAAGTGTATCTTTTGATCCTACCTCAAATACATAGGCCCCTCTCGGCAATAACCAATTCCATCCACACTCTTCCATTCCCCCTTTCATACACACTATTCCCCACGCCCCTCGCATTACATCCCATATCCTCTCTACAGAACTTCTTCCTGGATATATCACTTTTATATCCCAAGCATGTCCTAATACATCTTCTATATCTCGTAAAAGGTCTGATCCATCGTCTATCAAAACTATAGTATTCAAATCACTATATCTTGGTTTTATAGTCTCTATCCACTCTTTTGCTCCCTTTCTCAGTGCTTCAATATCTTCTGAAAGAATACACTCATTATCTGTTATAGAAATCATCCATCCGTGTTTTGCCCACATCTGCATATCAGCCTCTCGGCGAATTAATGGTCTGTTCCTAGATCCCCAATGTATACACTCTAAACACTCTATACATTTCTTAGAATCTACACTTAGGAACTGTGCTTCTTCTTTTCCTGTCTCTTGTCTTATTCTTAGAATTTTACTTATATATTTTAACATAAATGCTTCCCTTCTTTCTTCACATCCTTCAGGCCATGGAGCTATAAGAAGTTCATCCGCGGATACTGTTGGAGATAATCCATGGATCTCCTGTTTACTCCACTCTTTCTGTGCTTTTACTCCAGGACCTATATATAACTCTTTGTTTGTAAAGACTAATCCGTTGTTTGTAGAAAAACAATTCTTTACTTCCACTATCGGCTCTCCTACTGGGGTTACAGTATTCTCTCCTCCATGGATCCATCCCTTCTCTCCTGTTTCTAATGTCTTGTTCATTCTATCTATCCATCCCTTCCCATCATCTCCTCTTACTCTTCTAACTATACTTCTTGCTACTCCAGTTCCCTTTACTATCTCATCTCCATTGAATTTTAGTTTTGGTTTCATATCATGAAACCCTGTAGAGTGTATATACATATATACACTCTGATCTACAACATCCTCTGGATTGTACCCTCTTACTCCACTCGTGTGATAATGATACGTTTTTAGACTTAATGCTGGATTTACGACTAAAAATTTCTTACGCAACATTTGTAGCGCTATAGCATTATCACAACCAGCCTTTCCAAATGGAATCTCTGTGCCTCCATACACTTTCTCTCCTTCCTTCTTGTATCTCTCTTTGATATCTTTTGCTCTCACTACCCATGTGTCTTGACTATCTGCCCTCGGTCCAAATAGTTTAGACTCTACGATATTTCCATCCTCTGGAACATCATATCGTAATAGTGCTAAAAATACATTCTCTAAGGATACTGCCCATAAATTCTTCCATGTAGGATCATCAATAGCTATATCGGCATTCGCAAATGCTAAAAATACATCCTCTGGGCATTCCTCTGCCACTTTCAATACATCTCTGTATGTAATTCTATGCCCTATTACTCTTTCTTCTACTCTTTCACCCTTATATTCTAGTTTTTCTTCATTCAGTAAAAGATATTTGTCTATAAGAATACTGTCTTTATTCTTCTGAAAAGATGTTTCTATTTCTCTACGCCGTTTTCCTTTGGCCGGCTTGTACATCTGTGTTATCCACCAGAGTTTCATTGGTGTTTCCTCTGCCTTCTCCACATCTCTCCTCCTATCCCCTTTCACTCCACAAACATATCTATATCTTAGAAGTGCTGCTAGTAAATATACAGCATCTTCTACGGTACCATCCCATTCTCCTCCTAAGTGTGGATACATCTCTTTCATCTCCTCTAAACAAATTACATTCTGGACTTTGGAGTCTCTGAATTTCTCTATTCCTATCGTATCTATAACTGCTTTTGGTAGTAAAAGCAATTTACATTCTGTACTTATTCTTGTTAACTCTTCTACAGATACTCCTTCTAAGAGAATACGAAAGTGAACTCCTTTTACACTGTCTGAAATTGTATCCCACACAATTGCTTCCTTGCTTCTCTTTTTCTCCTCAGAGTCTATGTAAAAGAGTGTCTTTCTATCCTTTGTTAAAGAAGCATCTGACTGTAGAATTCGTATCTCTTTTCCTGTTATAGGATGATGCGCTAGCATATTCTTCTTTGTAGTGGATTCTTCTGTTTAACCTTTTTACTCCAGAAATGGAAAAGGGTAGACGTTAGACAAAAATTTGAAGTTTACTTTTTATTTCTAGTTCCTTCCCCCCAAATACGATGAATATCTTTGTTCTGCATTGGAATCCTAGAAAAGCAGCTAGATATCATGCTGATAAGCATGTTATCAAGATGCTCCTAGAATCTGTTCAGATGCTCTATACAACACACTGGGTTCTTTGTTATTCCGTTTTGCTTTCTTGTCGTAGCCCCCTTGCTCTATCTAAAGTCCAGAAAACTCTTCCCACCCCTCCTTTACTCCGTGTAAAGAATGCTCCCTTCCAAAATAAGAATCCTACTCAACGCGGCTATCGCCCTGTTCATGTTCAACATCCTTGTACCAAATGGGTTAGACAATCCCTCTCTAACTATATGTGGCTTTGTACTCTGGCTCTAGAACTTTCTAAAGAATTTCATCGTCGCTGGCCATCCTCGTTTGCTCATAGCTGTGAATGCCATGCCCTTTGGCTCTATCAGAATCCTCCTCCTCTTCCAAAAACCCCTCTAACCCATTTTGCTCTCGCTATGCCAGAAGAATATAAAAGAAACGATCCTATTCAATCGTATCGTGCCTTTTATTCAGGTTCTAAAAAAGATAGAGGGATTACAGATTCCTATACAAATCGCCATCCTCCCCATTGGCTTTGACAAAATTATTTTAATTTCCATCTACAAATCTTATTTTTATCTGGAACTGACTCATACATCTTGCCATCATTCCCCTTTTTACTCTCTCCACAATGCTCATTGGCCGGATATGGCGGTGAATCACGTGTTAAATACTTTTTATCTATCTTTCTTGTCACTGTACGCTTCTTTCTATCCTTTACTTCGGCAACTTTTGCTGTCATTTTCTTATGTTCTGCTTTTGTAAGTTTGAGTGGGTTTGTCTCTGTTTGTAATGCATATCCTATGTTTCGTAACCACACTCTTCTACAGCCTTTTACACATTTTCCAGTCATCATATCCTCCAATAATTCAAATGCCTGCTTTTTATTAATAAACGGCATTCTATATAGACAACAGCAAAAAATTGATTTGCGCCTTCCAGTATCACGTATATAGAAACAAAAATGGCAACTGAGAAAGAGAAATCCAAGGATATTCTTCATAAGGCTCTCTTCTATGGTATTAGTGGTGCTGCTGCAGGAGGGCTTCTGTATTTTGTAGCCTCTCGTTATAAGACCTCTAAATCAAATGAATGGCTTGTTCGTACAGGTCTCAATGTTTTAGAGATGGATATTGGGAAACAATTCGTTCAATGGCCTTTCCAGAATATTCAACGGATTGATATGACTCCTAAAAGCTTCAAATTCGCCGTGAATGCTATGAGTCGTGAGAAAATGGAATTCCATTTCCCTGCTGTCTTTACTATTGGCCCTAAGAATAATGAAGATGCTCTACGAAACTATTCTCGTTTCCTTCTTGCTCAACAAACGGAAGATACTGATGCTCTAGTAAGAGGGATTATTGAAGGAGAAACTCGTACTCTTTCTGCGAATCTTCCCATTGAAGATATCTTTACTGGACGATCTGCTTTTAAGAATGAAATTGTTCACCATGTACAGAATCAACTCAATCAATATGGCCTAGAAATTTATAATGCCAATATTGAAGAACTCAAAGATTCTGAATCAAGCAATTATTTCCGCTCTCTTTCTCAGAAAATTAAAGCAGAGGCCGAAAATAAAGCAAAAGTAGAAGTTGCTGAACAGAATAAAAAGGGAACTATTGGTGCTAAAGAACGTGATGCTGAAACTCGTCAACGAATCTCTGTGGTAGAAGCTGAAACTGTTCTTGTAGAAAATGCTAGAAATCAAGAAATTCTAAAATCTACTGCTGAAATGGAAAAGACAAAAGCTGAACAGAATTTCATCATTGAACAAGCGAAAATTAAAGCTACTCAAGATGCTGAAATTATCAATATGAAACTACAGAAAGATCTAGAAATTCAACGCCAAGAAATGATTCTGGAACAACAACGTGGTGCTGAACTTACCAAATCTAAAATTTCTGCTGAAAGCCAGAAACTCCTCGCTGATGCTGCCCTCTATAAACAAGAAAAAAATGCTGAAGGTGATCTCTATTATAAACTAAAAGAAGCTGAAGGCCTCACCGCGTTCTATACTGCCCAAGCACAAGGCCTCAAACAACTCGTGAATGCGTTCAATGGGGATGCTCGTGCTCTCATCTCTTACACCATGCTTGAGAAAGGCCTGTATGAGAAACTTGCTGAATCTAATGCGAAAGCCATCAAAGATCTCAATCCTAAAATTACTGTCTGGACTCATGATCCGAATACTGCCATGAATCCTATCCAAAGTCTTGGGAAATCTATCATTCCTATGCTAGATACCATCCAAGATCAAACTGGCTTTTCTCTCCCTGATTGGGCTCTCAAACAAGAAAAGCAAATGAAATAAATCAATCTAAATTATCCATAACTGCCATTATGCCTCCCTTGGATGGAACATTTGTTCGAAGTGTTATAGAATCATTTAACGAATTACTTTGAACGTGTCTTACATTTATTTGTGTTGGCCATGGTATTAAATCCTCTTTTTTCACCATAAACGATAATCTTCCTATATTTAATGTACTTTGAGAAGGTTCTAAATCAAATATTACTTGTGTACCTATGATTTGTTGTGTGTCTGAATGCTTCAAGAAATTACTAAATGTTGCTGATGTTCGTAGCCCATTTTTGTATTCAGCTGACATATTTACATCCACATCTAAGATTAATTTACTTGTAGATACTAAATGAGTTTGATATCCTCTTACATCAATAGAAACACTCTGGAGTTCTTGGTTATTTGACCCACTTACTTCTATTAAATTTGGCCCCAATTTAGATACTGTTGATCTATAAATTCTATATTCTCCACAATGAGCTGTACTTACATATCCAACATTCTCTTCATAATTACTTCCTATAAATGACATGGGTCCCAAATCATCACCTATAAATTTAAGATGACCTAATCTATTGATTACATCATAGAGTGTTGTACTACTTATATAAGACCATGTTCCAGATAATTTTTTTAATTCATCAAATAATCTACTTGTACTTATATATCCATTTCCTGTGAAATATTGTTGGCCATTCGTATCATTGGATCCTCCCATACTTCCTAACCCAACCGCTGTACTATTCAAAAAATGTGTAAAGGTTGATACTAATACTGTTGAAATAGTACTTATTCCTGGTTGTACTGTCTGTAAAATATCTAATACAGAACAACTTACTGCAGGTACACTTATAGAACTTAGTAATTCTAATGTGCTCCACCATCGTAGACGACCATTCTGTGATATCATCGGGAGTTGGTAGGGTTGTATAAAATCTTGTGTGTTTGGATTAAAAGCAAATACCTCTCGTATTCTTAAAATATCTGTGTCTATTGTATTCCTTGAAGAAGGCATCTATTGTTTAGTAGTAAAATTACTTAACCGACATGTTCTTATTCTAAGAACATGAGGAAATTCTACCTAGAGCGATAATTTAAGCCTTCCCAATTAATAATCCCGTCCATAGGAGCGGGATTATCTCATGGAAGATCTTAAATTAAGCACTAGGCGGAACAAGAATGCCGTTAGTTCTACATATTTATCTTGGTGAACAGAAATGGATTGAGCATCCATTTGGTGTTTGATAAAAGTTATTGTTTGATGCAGAATATAAGGATGAAAAATCGTGGCATATTGTAAATGTGGATGTTATATTAGACATCATATTACTATTATCTATCTCTATTTGTATCGTATCTGTATATATTCCTACTGTTGCTGGTGTATGTGCCCATGATCTGTAAAACCTTGTATTTGATATTATGTTACTATTTACTACTATATATGTATTTACAACTTTAGCATATTGTGGGAAATTACTATCTCCAAAATCAAATGAAAAATTTGGACTCACACGTATATATCCTGTTGCTCCTTCTTGTATCATACTTGACATTGAATCTATTGTAAATTCTACTGACGATACTATTACATTACAACCTGCTAATGCTCCTAAATTTAAGTTTGTAGGTAATTGAGGAATGGTTGAGAAAAAATTTATAATTGGTCCTAGTCCTGTTACAGTTGATGTTAGACTTGCTGTTGATATATATCCAAATGTTCCCAAGCCCGTCAGTGTAGATTCTAAACTTGCTGTGGATATGTATCTAAATGTTCCTAATCCTTCTAGAGTAGATTCTAAACTTGCTGTGGATATATACCTAGAACTTCCTAATCCTATCACTGTAGATTCTAAACTTGCTGTGGATATATATCTAGAAGTTCCTAATCCTATCACTGTAGATTCTAAACTTGCTGTGGATATATATCTAGAAGTTCCTAATCCTATGATTGTAGATTCTAAACTTGCTGTAGATACATAAGCATATGTCCCTAATCCTTGTATTGTAGAGTCTATCTGTGTTGTGGATATATATCCTATGTTTGCTAATCCACTTAGAGTTGACTCTAATGTTAGTGTGGATACATATCCTACTTGACCTAAATTGTAAACTGTTTTTTCTAATGTTAAAGTGGATACATAGCCAATACTTCCTAAGCCTTGTACTGTAGAAACTAACTGTATACTTGATAAATAATCAGAACTTCCTAATCCTATTACTGTAGAGACTAAACTCTGTGTTGATATATATCCTGTTGTTCCTAATCCTATTACTGTTGACTCTAAACTCAATGTTGATATATAGCCATATGTTCCTAATCCTCCTACCGTTGAAAGAAGTTGGGGCGATGATATATATCCAGAAGTTCCTAATCCTGTTACAGTAGAATTTAATTGGATTTGTGTTGGATATCCAATTATATTAGTAGCATTTAATGAGCCATTTATATCAACCGTGTATTGTGGAGAATTACAATTTACTCCTATAGTTGTTGCTTTAATTAAGTTTGTACTAAAAGAATCATTGAATGATGACAATGTCGTAGTGTTTGTTCCTGTTGCTGTACTTGTCTGTTGTATATTTACTACATCTATAACCCCTTGCTGGATATATAGATAGTTTATATCAGCCTGTATATTACTTAGAGTATTTCCTACAGATGTTGAATTTAATCCAAAATAATTCAAAGATGTATAATTTGTTACAAAATAAGTCTCAAAATATTTAAAATTACTATCTATTCCTGTGCTTATATTGCTTATTAAATTTTTCAATGAACTTGTGGCAACTCCTGTTTTTGGTATATCATAAAATAAGCTACTTACAGTGCTCAATGTAGAAGCATATCCATTAAAGGCTATACTACTTAATTGTAAATAGTCAGCACTATTAAATGTTGATATACCTATAAAATAGGCATTACTTGTTGTATTTGTGTATAATTTTATATCTCCTAATCCAAGTATACTTACTAAAGAACTTGGAGATGTAGCTGTCAAATAGGCATTATTTGAATTTCCTATAGCATTTGGCGTTAAAGTGCTGGCATTGGATATAACATTTATTTGTCCAAAAGCATAAGCAGCTGTACTTATTGCTGTAGGAACTCCTTGTATAAACATTGTATTCGTTAAAGGATCAGCACTCACTCTTACTCCCCCTCTTCCTTCAAATTTCACTACCGGAGTAACTGTATTATTTGAATATCCTACTAATTTATTCCCCCCTACAACATTAAACTCTGTAAATCCTTTGTTATAAAATCGTATTTCATTCGTTGCTGGATTTCGTATCATTCCCAACCCATCGCTCGTTGATAAATATAATCTGTTAAAGGGTTCGTCTGCCAGTATTGATGTTCCATTTGCTATCACTTCATTAAAGGCTGGGATTCCTCCCACACTTGATGGAGTTGCCCAAAGTGTTCCTCCCTTCCCATCGGTTGTCAAGACTCGTAATGCTGGTATTACTGAGTTGTTAGAATTATAGGCGAAAATTTGCCTTAGGGTTATCATTTCCGTATCATATGTACGTCTTGATCCCATTTCTCTGTTGTTAGATATTGTAAAAAAACTATTGCCCTGGAATATTTTGTATCGTTATTTGTATACTCTTCTTTACATCAAAAAATACACTCACATTTCTATCATTTAATCCATTTTGATTTAGATTGCTTAATAAAGCTCCTGGCATTCTATGTACTAGAGCATAAGGTGAATCAAATGTCACTATTGTTTCTTTTGGTATTGTCATTCGGATAGGCTGTTGATATACATTGCTACTGTCTATAAAAGTATTACTATCTAATACTATCTTACACTGGTTTGCTACTACGAAATTTGTCGTTGTTGTATTTGATAAGAGTGTGTTTCCTACTTGTAACATTGTTGATAAAGGTATTACACTCACTCCTCCCATACCCGTTCCTATTTTTGTAAATGTATAGGTTGGAAAGATGTCTAATAGTACACTTGTACTCCTTTGAATATAATTACTAAACACTGATAAATCCATTGAGGCTGTTGAAAAGTATAAATCATTCGTATTCATTACATTTGCCAACATTGGCCCATTAGATGCTGTAAATGTAAAACTACTTCCATACACTGTTGATGTATATAATAATGTACTTATATTGCTAAATGTTATAATAGAGTTTGTCACATTCACATTTCCTACATTATCAAATCTTACATTCATTAATGTACTTTGTATTCCTGTAACTGTACTTGTAAGAGATCCTGTGCTTATATATCCTGTTGTTCCTAATCCTCTTACTGTACTCGTGATTTGACTTGTACTTATATATCCTGATTTTGATAATCCCGCAACTGTACTCTCTAAATGTGCTGTACTCAAATAGGTTAATGATGCTAATCCTGTGACTGTACTTGTTAATTGAGATGTACTTATATATAATACAGAACCTAAACCTGCTACTGTACTTCTTAAACTCAAAGAGCTTACATATCCTATGGTTCCTAATCCTGCTACTGTACTCTGTAAACTCAGTGAACTTACATATCCTCTCGTTCCTAAAGTATCTACTGTATTTGATAATGTGGCACTGCTTACATATCCTGATTCTCCTAATCCTTCTATACTACTCGTGAGTCCTGCTGTGCTGACATATCCAAAGGATCCAAGGCCTATTAAACTGCTTGTTAATTGAACAGGTGTTAAAGAGGTTGGATAATTTGTACTTAATCCTATCTGTAATTCTATTATGGTATTGGATTGTAAATACAAGCTCGTGGAAAATGTACTTATTGTTGAAGGTAAATATCCTATAATTTGTCCTCCCACCTGCGTCAATGTTGAATATATATCTGTCCATATTGCTCCCCCCTTTCCATCCGTTACTAATGTCTTGTTACTACTCAAAAATAATCCTGTGTTGGAATCTAAAGCATATATCTTTTTTAATACTATTGTATCTGACATTCTGTTAACCGTTGCGATTCTATCTTGACAACAATTCCCCTCTCACAAACAGATGACTCAGGGTGGTGGTCTTTTACAATTAATTGCCCAGGGGAAACAAGATGTTTTTCTAACTGGGAATCCTCAAGTTACTTGGTTCAAAATGGTCTATAGAAGGTATACCAATTTTAGTATAGAATCTCAAGTTATTCAATTTGATAATCAAGCTGATTTCGGGAGAAAGATTACTTGTCTTCTACCCCGTAAAGGTGATTTACTTGGTCCTCTTATTCTTGAAGTCCAACTTCCGGCTCTTTTTGATACTCAAGGCAATCCTCTTTCTTACACAAATTCCGTTGGACATGCTCTCATTCAAGAATTAAGTCTTGAAATTGGCGAACAGGAAATTGATAAACAAACTGGGGAATGGCTGGAAATGTGGTCTAATTATACTGTCACTGAAGATAAACGTCAAGGATGGAATAATATGATTGGGAAAACAACTGGAACCTCTCAAGGAAATGCTCCCAGTTCTAGCGTAAATCTGTATGGCCCTCTCACTCTCTATATCCCTCTTCGCTTCTGGTTCTGTAAAAATCCTGGCCTCTATCTCCCCCTCCTCGCGCTCCAATATCATCCCATTCGTCTCAATATCACTCTAAGACCCCTCCAACAAATGTTTGTTGTTGATAGCCCTACCACCACTCCTTGTGATATTAGTGCCGTTGCTGCTAATATTACGTCCTTTAACATGTATGGCGATTATGTTCATCTTGATGTTGAAGAAAGAAGACGCTTTGTTGCTAATCAACATGAATATCTTATTGAACAAGTTCAATACACTCCTTCTATCTCTATTGATCCTAGAGCTTCTACTGTCCAAATTCCTCTTGAATTTAATCATCCTCTACGTGAACTCTATTGGATTGTACAGAGAGATGCTGCTGTAAACTCTCATCAATGGTTCAATTATACAAATTTAAGCATTGGAGAATCTTCCACTGGTTCTGGGAACTCTTATCAAAATCTTATCAATACTGCCCTCCTCAAGTTAGAAGGGTTTGATCGCTTTGATATTCGTAATGCTGACTATTTCCGTCTTGTACAGCCCTATCAATTCCATACTGTCATCCCTATTGATGATTTTGTCTATTCTTATTCTTTCTGTTTCCGCCCTGAAGATACTCAACCTAGTGGCTCTATGAATGCTAGCCCCATCCAAAATATTGTCCTCCAACTGGAAATGAATCCTACTGTCTCTCCCGCTCGTGGTCATGCTAATTGTCGTGTCTATGGCCTCAATCATAATGTTCTCCGTATTGTTGATGGCTTTGGTGGTCTTCTCTTTAGAGTCTAAGTTATCTAGGTTCATTCATCTTCCACTTTATTGAGTTCCTTAGGTTAGAATGGTGTGGGAATTTCCTGCCGTCAGTCAATCCAGAATAGAGTTTTGGAAAACACCCCAATACTCTCAATCTACTGTTCTTTGGGTTGCTATCCTCTTTGGTGTCTTTGGTATCCATCATTTCTATCTTCGCTCTCCTCAAACTGGTCTACTCTTTATTTTTGGGAACCTTTTGACTCTTGGCTATTGGTATTTTTATGATATTATTCAATTGTCTGGATCTGTCAAAGAATTAAATACATATGGTCTCTCTACCCCCTTTGGCCCTGCCGGCATCGCTCAAGGTATGTTCCTTTCTGATTCTGATCCTTCTGTTCAATCTGGTGGGCAAAGGTCTGAAGCTGGCGATGGTCCACCCAATCCCATCTATTTCTTACTCTATGCCCTCTTTCTTCCTATCCTGCCTCTTGCTCGCATTATTGCTGGTGATACCAATAATGCCCTTCTTTCTCTGTTTAATGCTACAAATCCTTTTGGTATTGTATTTAATATTATAAGTATCGTTTCTGAATATTTCTATCTTTTCCTCAAACCTGCTCAACTCCTCTATTCTGGTATTCACAGATCATTTCCCTTCTCTGCCCTTGGCTTTGCCGAATCTGGATTCTCTAAAAATCTCACAGGTAAAGAAGTTAATCCCGTAGATTGTCAAGATGATGGATTTCTTATTAGACTCCTGAAATCTATTCTAAGCTCTGGTCTACTTGTCTTTGGTCGCTTCTTACCCCCTGAACTTGTTGCTTCCATTGAATCTGCTCTTAAAATTGGGAAAGTTGTAAAAGAACAAGTTGTGGATACTGCTCTTGACGTTGCTCAAACGTCCATCAAAACTGCTGGACAAATTGGTTCTCTAGCAACTCAAGTTCCTGCTGCTGCTGCTTCCTCTCTAGCTCAAGCTGCTTCCATGGCTGCCTCTGTTCAATCTGGTGGTAGAAGACTAGAAAGTTCCTCTCCTTCTTTCTCTGATTATGCTATCGCTGGTTCAACCATTGCGCTTTTATTAGGGGGTTTCGTTCTACACTTTGGTAGATCTGCTACAGATGCCCTCCGCCTCAGCTTTGGAAAAGATGATTCCCCTCCAAAAGCATCAGCTGTTTGAATCCCTTCTAGTTCCCGAATCTCCTCTTGCTCATCCTGTTCTCATTGCCTTCTCTGCCTCCTGGTGTGGCCCCTGTCAGAAAATTAATTGGGATTTTATTCTTGAAGAATTTCCTAATTTACCTGTCTATTCTTGTGATATTGATAGCAATAAATATACTCCTGGATTCTGTAATATTAAAAGTATCCCCTCTATTCTTCTTCTAACTCCTGGTGAAAAACGGTCTACTGTTGTTGGACCTCTACAATCCTCTGAAACGGCAAAAATTTGCTCTTGGATTCTTTTAAATCTTAAATCTAAGTAATAGAGGATGTCTTTTGATATTCTTATCGTTGGTGCAGGCCTCGCTGGTCTCCATTGTGCCCTGCATCTCTCTACACAAAAAAATCTCTCCATTGCCATCTGTGAATCCTATGGATACATAGGCGGTCGTGTTGTTTCCTATTCTCCCAAAGACTTTCCCTCTATCTCCTGGGAAAATGGCGCTGGTCGCATTCACTCTTCCCATTCTATGGTTTTAGACTATATAAAAGACTATACTCTTACTCTATTCCCTCTCTCTGATACGAACGCTTTTCTAAACTCTACATCTAAAACTATATCTTATGATACCTGGAAATCCTTTTCTACCTCTATTCTTGCTTCTGTCTCTCGTCTCCATCCCTCCATCCTTCAATCTCTAACTCTCGCCCAAATTCTACAGAAACTTCATCTCTCTACTGCATTTCTAAAGCACTTCCCCTATGTCTCTGAACTCTATACTCTTCGTGCTGATCTTGCTCTCCAATCCCTACAACATGAATTTTCTTCTTCTGGTTCTTTCTTTCTTGTAAAAGAAGGCCTTGGAACTCTCATCAAACGTATGACAAATACTCTCAAAAAAAGAAATGTCCAATTCTTCCTTCACCATACTTGTACGTCTGTTTCTCCTTCCTCTGCTACGTTTACTGTAAAATCTGATAACCAGCACAAAAGTAAAAAGTCTTACCAAAAAGAAATTTCCTTCCAGAAATGTATTCTTGCTCTACACTCCTCTGCCCTCAAATCTATATCCCCTCTTTCTCAGATTTCCTCTCTCAGATTTCTTACCATGGAACCTCTCCTCCGTGTCTATGCCATTTTTCCTACTTCCCCTAAAGCTTGGTTTGCTGATCTCCCCAAACTGTCTACAGATTCTCCTCTCCGCTTCATCATTCCCATCAATCCTACATCTGGGGTTATTATGATTTCTTATACGGATGGAAAAGATGCTAAATACTTAATGTCTATTCTTGATTCAAAAGATGGTCCCTCTAAACTTGAATCCTTCATTATGAAAGAAATTCGTTCCCTCTTTCCTTCCCTCTCTATTCCAGATCCCCTCTTTTTCAAAGCCCATCCATGGTATGATGGGTGTACCTACTGGACTCCTGGATCGTATTCTCCTTCTGAACTCTCAGAAGAGCTTATGAATCCTCTTTCTACCTCTCATCCAAATCTCTATATGTGTGGGGAAAGTTTTAGTCTCAATCAAGCCTGGATGGAAGGCGCTCTACAACATGCTCAAAGTATGCTCCAAAAACATTTTCCTTCTAAGTAGAATAAATGTCTAACGGTCATATTTCTATATCCATTTTTCATATTTTTGTAATAGTTCCCCTCTTTCTCTATGTTGCTTTCATCCGTGGGCAAATTGTCTCTTGGGTCTACCAGGCCCTTCTAGGCCTCGGCATTGTAGTTCTCCTCTATCACACCTTCAAAGTCATCGTAAAATGGAAAGCACATGCCCCCTCAGTTTGGGTGAATATCTTACATGTTCTCCTTGTTGGCCCTCTCATGATCTATATTGGGTCTCAAGCCTATGATACTCCTCGGTGGGCCTATGAAATCTTAGCAATGACAGGGTTTGCTGCTTTGGGATATCATATGTATAGTATTATAATGGAAGTTCAATCTATGAATGATAAAGATAGAATGCTTCGTTCTAAACAAACTTCAGAATAATGGATAGAATGGAATTCTCTACTACAGCTGAGCAAGAAGTTTCTCTTACTCACTTGTATGAAAAACTTATCCACGAAAAACAAAAACGTCTAGATTCTAAAGATCTCCCCTCTAAACCTCAGAAATATACAGCATATGCCTTTGTCTCTCTCCCTCCTAGAATCTTTTCTGTTGTTGATGGCTTTATTCAATATCCTACTTCCATTCCTCCCACAGGTGGAAAAGTCTATAGATTAGATCCTGATTGCATTGATTCTTGTATAGAATTTATTAAACATAATCCTTCCTATGATGTACATTTTTATCCTTCTGGGTTTTTTGGACCGACAATTGACTATTCCTGCCCTCATAAGTCTACTCCTGCCCTATTAAAATCAAAAACATCTAATCAGTCTCTTAAGGTTCATGTTGAATCTAAGTATTCTGTTGGATGCCTTTAACAGAATCCAAGAATCTCTTTGACTTTCTCTTTCAGATTCTCTTTTACATCATTATCTAGACACTTTGGTGAATGATACACAAACGCCGGCTTGGATTTAAATTCTTCTCCACAAATCGTACACTGATGCCCTCCAGATTCTTTTTTTCCAAGCATCTCATTCATCTCAGTCGTTAGATGCTTCAGCATATAATGACTGCGAAGTCCTGCTTTTGTACGCGTCTCAAATTTACAATCAGTACATTTGAAATTCTTCTCTACTTTAGTCGTTTCTGTAGCATGCTTTGATTGTAGATGATTCTCTAGATTCTGCTTCGTCGTCGTCTCATATTCACAATGCTCACATTTATGCTTGAAACTTCCTCCATGCTTTGCTCGTATATGCATATGAACCGTGGATTGATTCTTTTTTACATAGTCACAATGAGGGCATTGATAGTCTCCATTCTCTGTTCTGATGTAATCAAATACCATTTTGTGTGTACCTTTCCTTCCCTCCCTTGGCCGATTTCATTTTTTTTTAGCCTCTGGTTCATAAAAAGTGTAAGCGCTATCTGAACATAGCGCAACTCTTTTTATCAAGCAGAGCTTCATAAAAAGTGAACCCTGGTATGCTCATTTAGAGCATGCTATCCTTTATAGAATAAATGGTTCGTTGGATTGCTGGTACTCTTGAACTTTCTAGCAAAGTTCGGTATGGCCTTACCAGTCGTGGGGTTCCCCTCTTTCGCTTTGTTCCCTACTCTAAACATCTAGGTCCCTTTGCCGTTGGGTGTCAGATGAAAAGTATATTCTACAATGTTCATGCTGTTGTGGAACCCGTTGAATCTAATGATACAGCATCTCATTCTCTACCTCGCGCGAATCTCATTCAAATGTTTGGCCCTATTACTTCTGAATCTGAAAAACAAGTTCTGCTTTACACCTATGCTTTCAATAATACGAAAGAACTACGAAAATATGATCCTGTTGAATTTCCCCCTCCTGATCTCTCTACGTATACCGAAATGCCTCCGAATTCCTTTACCTTTCATGTAGATCCCGATAATTGTAAAGATGTTGATGATGCTGTTACTCTTCTAAAACTTTCTGACTCTTCCTATCGTGTTTGGATTCATATTGCTGATGTTGCTGCTTGGATTCCTGAAGGGTCTACTCCTGATACTGATGCTTATCTCCGTGCTACTTCTTTCTATACTCCAAATGGTCATGCTATCTCACCCATGTTCCATACATCTATCTCTGAAACAAAAGCATCTCTCTATCCTGATACGAAGAAAAAACCAGCCCTCAGTCTTTCTTTCACGTGGGTTCGTGGCCAGGGCCTCTTTGATTTCTCTTGGCATCTCTCCGCGATTCAATGTAAAGGCTCCTATACCTATGATCAAGCACTGGAAGATCTTGATGAACTCAATGATATCTGTATGGATCTGGGAGCAAATCCTGCCGATTCCCATACTTGGATTCAAAGTCTTATGATTCTCTATAACACACATGCTGGAAAAATTCTTAAAGAACACTCTACAGGTATTCTAAGAAGACAAAATGGGAGTATTCAAGAAAAAGTAGCCCAACTACACCCCTTCATCGGCGAATATCCTGAGCTAGAATTACTATGTTATGAATCTGCTGAATATTGTCTTGCTTCTGACTCCAATACTCACCATGTTTCTCTACAAACTCATTCATATGCTTACGCATCCAGTCCTATTCGTAGATATGTTGATCTTGTAAATCAACGGATTCTGAAAAAAATCCTATTTGGCATTTCTACACAATCTAATCCAGATTCTTCTATGATTAGTTATCTCAATCAAAGAGAAAAACAAGCAAAAGCATTTCAACGTGATCTCTTCTTTGGAACCTCTATTTCTCTGCTCTCTGATACTAGTGTAAAAGGGGTTGTTATTTCTCCCCTCAAACCCAATTCTAAATATCGTGTCTATGTTCCCATCTGGAAACGGATTATTAAAGTTTGCTGTCTAAATGAACCCCCTCCTGTTGGATCACAAGTGTCTATTACTTGGTACCATGATCGCTCTCAAGTGAATTGGAAAGAAAGAATCGTTTTCTCCTCTATTCCTTCTTCTCATTAGAGTATGCATATTCTATTTCTTTCTCTTGTTATTGTCCTCTGGTGGATTGCTCTGTGGGGCCTGTTAGATACTCTTCTCCATTCTATTATTGGCCGATCTCGCGCAAAAGCCCTTTTTGTGTATTCTAGTCTTCTTACATTTGTCCTGTTTGTTGTATGGATACGTCCTGATGTTTTAGAACATTTCGTTTAATTAGTAATGCTACTTTCTAGCATTGTACTTTTATCAGAAGCTGCTTTGGCACTCTATCCTATTCTTATTAAATCAGTTCCTACAAACCTCGGTACTCAACTTGTCTCTCGTCTCCTCACCTACTCCGTTCTAGGATTCCTTTTTGCTTCTCCCTCCGATATCCAACAAACTTGGGGTAATGCTTCTGGCTTGCTACGAACCTTTGGTCTAGGTTCTATTACCCTCTTACATATTGCTTCTAGCTATTTCGCGTTCAGCTCTCTCCCAACTGGTATCTCTATGTCCCTCTTTTACACATATCCTGTTTTTAATATTCTTGGTGCTGCCCTCTTCTTTCAAGAATCGTTTGGTCTCAAAGAACTCCTTTTAGTCGCTGTCGCTTTTCTAGGTGCTATACTTGTATCGTTTGCTCATAAAAATACTCAAGACAATCTGAATGAATCTGTAAGCTGGAAAGGAATTTCAACTGGTATTCTTGCTGCTCTCACTGAATCAGCCATGTATTTTGCTGTACGTACCGCCAAACAACCTGACCCTTTCTATGCTATTCTAGAATTGTATCCTGCTGCTCTCCCCCTCCTACTTGGTATCCTCTTTTTTATGAAATCTCCTATTGACTTCCGTCTATCCACTTGGACTCCTATGATCCTTTTTAATAGTATTGTTGGGTTTGTTGGATACTGTCTACGTTTCTATGCTATTCCAAGATTATCTACTGTTGTATTTAGTCTTCTCTCGTTTGTTGGTGTAATTGCTTCTTTTATCTGGGGATATCTCTTTGTTGATGAAATTCCCTCTAGTTTGTCTGTCCTTGGCGGGTCTCTTATTGCAGCGGCTGCTGCTTTTATTAAAACACAATAAAAAATTTGGTGTAACTTTGATCTTTTCTGTGCTAAAGACGTAGATATAGACTCTCGGCAATCACAATTCCTCTTAGAAGTTTTTCACGAGTTCCTTCCATCTTCTTAAGAAATCCTACAGCACCACTCAAGACTCCCAGTGCTTCTAACTCCTCTACTAATCCTGAAAGTTTGAGAAGAATCTTCTGTACATTCCCCTCAAACATTCCATATTTTGCTGCTAGACTCCCAATCGTATGCTCTGTATTCTCTAGCCATTCCATTGTTAGTTCTACACATTCCGTGCTCAGATTCCAGTACTTAGGATCGTCCCATCTTTCTTTCTCCGTGAAGTGTTTCATATCGTCATAGATTTGTTTTAACTCCTCTCTTACTTCTCTACTCACATGAAGTTCATCTACTGGTTTGTTGTTTTCATTCTCAGATCGCTGATCTTCCCCGGCAAAGAGGGATAGAATTCCTAAAATCTCCTCCTGGCTTATAGCGCTGTTATCTTTTACTCGTAAGAAGAATTCAGTCATTAGAAATGGATGTCCCTCATGAATCTCCGAACCAAGTTTACCCCTCTCTGTTAATTCCCAATAGGGGCCCTCCTGTGTTACGTATCCGTATTCCACGAGAACCTGAATGCGCTCATGGACCATCGGGACCTCCAATCTGCTGCGTCTCTCAACGCATCTCTCCAATTCCTGGATTTCTCTTTCTAACTCCTTGCTCTTCTCGTACTTCTTCAGAGCAATCTTCCACTCAGCAGAATCATGCTCCTCCTTCCAATTCTCTAGTTCCCGTATTGCCTTCTTTCTTACATTCTGTTTTTGAGAAGAAGTCCTCTCAACAATCTCTTCAAGATCCTCAAAATCCTTCTTTTGATCCTGAGTTAAAAGAGTTTCCTGTTTTTGGTGTTCCAAAAGTTTCCTCTCCTTCTCCATCTCCTTCACCGCCTCCTTCTCCAAAGCCCACCAATAACTGCCTTCAACAAGTTCTGATGCTGCTCTCTTGCTTAGTAAAAGCTTTAACACAAAGTCATAGTGAAACTGTAAACGTGAAGAGAAAGAACACACTGATCCACAAAGAAGTGGACGAATCTCATGTAAGTCCATTGGCTCTCGCTGAGGAAGGTAGATCACTATCCCTCTCGTATCCTTCCCACGCCGCCCAGCACGTCCCGCCATCTGTATATATTCGGCCGTCGTCAATGGGCGTATAGATCCATCTGTATACTTCTCTAGTGCTGTAAAGAGTACCGTCTTTGTCGGCATATTAATCCCGACAGCAAACGTCTCCGTCGCATATAAGACCTTGATATATCCCTTGCTAAAGAGAATCTCTAAGATCTCCTTTAAGAATGGTAAAAGTCCACTGTGATGATACGCAATCCCTCTCTGAACTAACTCCCGTAGACTGTGCATCTGTGGGGACTTCTCTAGACTCTCCTTGTACCGACTCAGATGAAAATCCCATATATGTCTCACTGCAGCAGCATCACTAGAATCTATAAAATCTCCTGATGTTAATCCTGCCAGCCTCTCACAGCCCTTCCTGGAAAATTGGAAGAGTATTGCTGGTAAATCTCCCTTCGTGTGTAAATCATTCAGACACTCATTTAACTCATGCTCAAATGATTTCGGCCTCGTCTTTCCTGATATAGGCCCTTCAATGCCCTGTCTCCTCGCATCTTTCACCTTCTCCTTATACTTGTCATGTGCTAAAAGTCCCGCACTACGTTCATGTAGCCATTCTCTATAGACTTCGCTCTGAAATTGTTCCCTCTTATCATACATACATCTGAGTTTTCCATCATACCCTCTTACATAATGCTCTAATGGTACCGCTCGCCACTGGGTAGTAATTAACCATAGAGGCTTCTGCTTAGAATTTGCCAGCCATCCAGCAAAGATTTCTGGCTTCGTTAGTGTAGCCGATAGCAAAATCAGTTTGATGGATGGATCTAGTAACATTAGAGTTTCCTCCCAGACATGCCCCCTGTCAATATCATTAATATAATGAACCTCATCAAAGACTACAGCATCTAGTCTGTCTAGTGAAATTAGTGCTGTTGCTCCCACCTTCTCCGTCACTGTTCCCTTCTTAAACAGTAGATTTCTTAGAATTTCTGTTGTCATCACAAGAATATCAGCATCTGGACAGAACTTAATATCCCCTGTCATAATCCCCACAGTTGCTTGAGGAAATAACTTCTTCAGATCATGGAATTTCTGATTGCTTAGACTCTTAATGGGCGTTGTGTAAAAGACTCTCCCTCCTCGCCCTAGTGATTTCGCAATCTGATACTCGCCCACAAATGTCTTCCCTGAGCCTGTCTTCGCTGTCACTAAAACATTGTCTCCCCTCTCAATCGCCTCAATCGCAAATCTCTGAAATCTGTCTGGCTCATATCCTGTATCTAAGGCTAGGATAGATGGCTTTGCCGGCATCTCTTCATCCTCTCTTACAATTCTCAAATATGCTCCTGTTGACATTCTAACTCTAGGTTTGTTGTGCCTCTACTCTATGTCGTGATGTTTTCATTTTTTATCTAGGAATAACACGTATACTTACTACATTTGTATCAAATACCTTTTTTACACACTCTACTGTTTTTCTCCAGTTAAAATCTTTATTACAACAAAATATATCTATATAACACGAATTATTCTCTGGATACGTATGGATTGTAAAATGACTCTCAGAAAGGACATACGCATATGTATATCCCCTCGGTGTAAATTGATGCCCCACTTCTGCCACCACTGTTAAATTACTCTCTCTGACTATTTTATCTAAGAGTACCTTTCCTAAATGTATTGTTTCTAATGTATAGAGACTTTTTACATTATACACATTCAGTAATAAGTGGGTACCAACCATCTTAGAAGCTATTCTAAATATCCTCTAAGATGGTCTAAATTGATTGTATGAACTCTAGTAGTAACAATGAATCTTTTTGATTTGATTAAGAAAAATCCTTCTGATACTTCCTATACAGACCTCTTTAAAAAAATGTTTGTAAAAAATAATCAAGAATTAAAAGATCCTGAAATATTAAAAATTTATAGAGCTCTAGGGTTTGTCTGGATTCGTCGGCCTGATTTTAAAGGATTGGATACCTTTATTCGCCAACCTACGGTTGGCTTTCCTGTAGAACTCTATCCTTGGGAATTTCCTGGTACCTACCACATTGATTCTCCTCGTGGCTATAAACTTCGTACTAAGATTTGTTTTTTCTGGTAATTAATATTTTACTAGAGTATCATCAATGTATACTCGGCCAGTGTCCCATCCAGGATATTTCATCAGATCTTGAATTACAGCACCCGTTCCATAATAGTCATGACGAATCACTTCATCCGTTGTAAATCCATGTCCCAGAGTCGCTACCTCCACTTTATCAATGATCGCAATCCCTTCTCCTGCTAGTACAAAGTCATACACTTTATCTACATACAGTTTGTCTACCTTGAGCATATACATACAAGGAAACATCCATTTGGCTCCATAGATACGAATAGGATGCCAAGGAGTAATGACTAGACCTCCTGGTAGTTTGACTAGCTTAATTACTCTATTCATAATTCTTTCTACTACACAGATTACTACTGAGTTATTAGACAGTACATCACCCTTCTTAATCTCATCTACTCGTTTTTTACTCCCATCTCGCATTTCCACCAGACATCTCCCCAGAAAACATCCTCCATCCGCTGTGTTAAAGGTATTCATTGTAAATCCCGTGGCTTGGAAACTCTCTCTCGTATGCCCACGAGGAACTGGCGCTGGCAGAGCAGCAAATAGATCATTTCCTTTCTCTTGAATCTGTTCAAACTCTGGAGTCTTGAACAGCTGAACTACAGCATCCTTGAAGTTAATACACACCTTTTGCTCCAGTGCTCGCCTGTAAGAAAGAAGATGATTCTTTCCCCAACTCCTGTACCATCCTTCATTACTAATTGCCTTCATTAGCTGTCCCTTGTTAGGATCATCACTCTCTAGATCTTGGAGAAAGAGGTCTGCCTTCTTAGCAAGTAGAAATTCTTTCAGATTCTGGAGTTGTTCCATTCCTACTCTAGAAATTCCTTTCAGTTCCTCAGCAACTTTCCTCATAATCTCCTCTTGCTCATAGTCTACTTTTACTTTTTCTTTCGCTAGAATGTGGCTACAATAATTAATAAATACTGTAGCAACCATGGAACAATCTGGAATATATCCATAAATCCCTGATCCCTTCTCACAGAGATCTCCTAGTAGCTTCGTATCTAGATTGTATCCAAAGCCAAAGGTAGAGAGTACAATTCCAGTAGAATCTGGTAGAGCCCTGCTAAAGGTTTGTACAATTCCCATTGGAGGACTCAGAGAAGCTGTCGGCTCTCCATCCGTCAGTAGAATCATCTCTACACGAATCTTAGGCTTATGCTTACGAACAGTCTGAATGTCCTCTAGAGCTAGACGAAGCCCATCCCAGACATTCGTACTTCCTTCTGGATACAGAGAATCAATTGCTTGGGTTGCCATCTTCAGACCATAGGAATTCATGAGGGTTGGTCGCATGATTCGCTTACAAGAAGTACTGAATTTAAGAATTCCCATATACGTATTATCCTTTTGATTTAGCATAGCAGCAACCGTTCGCATAGAATGCTTCACTAGATCTAGACGACTGAAATTTAGTCCTTCAGCATCTTGTACATTCGTTGCTGACTCTCCCATAGATCCTGAAGTATCAAGAATTGCTAGAACAAGTACTTCTCCCTCTCCATCTGTTAGAGGGCGTGACGCATTTGCCTGAGGGACTGCACCATTATCTTGATGCCACTTCTCAATTGACGTACGAAGAGCATAATTAGGGCGAAGTTGATCTACTGTCATAGGCTCACGCGTCATAGGGCTCTGATTGAGTCCGCTCTGAAGTAGCCATTCTGTGATAGCAGTCCTCTCATAGGTGTGTCCATCCGTTCCTACAACAGGATCCACCATCACATTCATCGTGATGGGACAGATAAACTCGTCTGGAATTGTGAGATTCGCCATTGTGATTTGCTACAATCAAAAAGTATGGGATGCCAAATTCATTTTTTTTATCCATCTCTTTTTCTCTTTCTACACGTAAATTCCTACAATCCCATCCTTGACTCCTTCAATTGTAATTTGTTTTTCTTTAGAAAATTGTCTTTCTCCCAGACTATCAGAATCTTCAAAGATCTCATCCCTAAACTCCTTATTCTCCTCTAGAAAGGTTAGAAATGTATCTCCAGAAATTTTGTAATAGACTTTATCTCCCTTTGTTAGACCTACTTCTTTTCTCAGATTGTAGATCTCTCTCTTAATCAGTCGCTTCGTGTATTCCTTCAGAATTTCTGGGGTTTCCTCTTTCACTAGAGTTAGAGTAGTAGAATTCCATTCTAGCTCCATAACATTTGTTTCTGTTTGTAGAATCTGTAGATATTCCTCCTGTGTTAGAGGGATTCCTGGAATACACACTTTCGCAATCGGCTTTCGCAGAGAAATCTTTTCCTTGTCTCGCATTTTTCTAATCTCATCAATCAGACTAAACATTCTTTCTACTTCGTCCCAATTACTAGAATCTTCCGTGAAACAAGGCCAGGCTTCAGCTAGAGGGTTCTCTAGATCCAGATCCTTGTTCGTTGCTAGAAAAGGGACAAAGGGAAGTAGAAGTTTTGTATAGGTTCTTAGGACTGTATACAGAATTCCTGAACCATTCTCTCTGATAGCATCTCGCATAAATCGTAGATATTTATTACAAAGAGTATCCACAAACGATAGGACTTTATAAACACCTTCTTTGACTTTGTAATTCTCTAGACAATTTGTGACATCTTTTACTAAGGTATTGAGTTCATAGAGAATCCATGAATCTAGCTTGCAGTCTACTGTAAAATCTTTTCTACCTTTTCCAAATTGTTTCCAAAAGACAATCGCATTCTTATAAGGTGTTAGTTGTTGAATTGTTTTTACCATCTCTTTCTCACTAAATTTAAACGACTCTCCCTGTGTCGCTACTGAATTTAGCAGATACAGCCTTAGAGGATCTGCTCCATGCTCCTTGAGTAGATCTTTTACATCCTTATAATTTTGAAGCCTCTTTGACATTTTCTTTCCATCCTCTGCTAGAACTAGTCCACATGTTACCACCTCTTTGTATGGTGCTTCCTCTTTCAGAGCTCCCCATAGAACCATCAGAGTATAAAACCATCCTCGTGTCTGATCCAGACCTTCTACAATCAGATCCGCCTGTTTTTCTCCTAGAGCAAAAGGAACACACCCACTCTCAAACCAACAGTCAAAGACATCTGGAATACGCGTATAGATATGTCCATTTCTCTCTAGAACCTTACTGTCTACAGAATCCCTATGAAGATCTCCTTGAACTTCAGATTCCTCTACACAGATATATTTTTCTTCCTCTGGAACATCATCCTCAGTTGTCCAGACAGGAATAGGAGTTCCAAAGATTCTGTTTCTGGAAATTCCCCAATCCCTGGCATTGTCTAGCCACTCGTGGAATCTCCTACTTCCTACATGCTCTGGTACCCATTTTACTGTCTTGTTATACTCTACTAGTTTATCTTTGAATGTACTGACATTTACAAAGAAACTATCCATCGCCCTATAAATAAGGGGTGTATCCGTTCTCCAGCAATAAGGATAGGAATGCTTGTAATTCTCTTTTACTAGAATATCTTTTGTTAGAAGCCCCTCCTTTAGAATGAGTTTTGTTGTCTCTAACACTTTCTCTCCCTTATACTTTCCTCTCTGAACAATTCCAGAATCATTGATATAGTCAAACACTGGAGTTAGACTGTTTTTCTGGAAAATACGCAGATCATCCTCACCAAACTCTGGAGCGAGATGAACAATTCCAGATCCTGTAGACGTTGAGACATAATCATCTACTAGAATTCGTTTAGAGTTAGAATAGGTTTTCTTAGACAGTTCCTTTCCAGTGAGAGTGTCTAGTGGAGTAAGGATGGCCGTTTGTTTCCTCAGACTTAGAAATCTCTCCAGACACTCTTTAGCAATCCAATAGTTTGAACCCTCTAGCTCAACTAGAACATAGTCAATAGATCCTCCTACACAGACTGCCTGATTTGCTGGAAGAGTCCATGGGGTTGTTGTCCAGATAATTAGATATTCATTCTCAGAATTGTCTACAGGAAATCTATAATACACAGCAGGGTCTGAAACTTCCTTGTAATTCTGAGAGGCTTCAAAATTACTCAGAGAGGATGTACAGCCAATAGAATAAGGAATGACTCGTTTCCCTCTGGTAATATATCCTTTGTCCCAGAGTTGCTTGAATACTCTCCAGACAATTCGCATAAAGTTTTCATCCACTGTACGATAGACATTTTGTTCATCTACAACACGTCCAATGCCCCTATAGATAGGAGTCCATGAGGTTTGACATTTCTGAATAAACTCTTTACATTTCGCTGTATAATTCGCAATTCCATACTCTTCAATATCCCTATTTGTAGAAAGTCCGAGGAGTTCATTCACCTTCATCTCAATAGGAAGACCATGGCAATCATATCCAATTGTATTCTGAATCGTATATCCTTTCATATGCTTATAGTGAAGGATAGCTGATTTTACAGAACTTACTAGAATATGTCCATAATGAAGTGTCTCGCTACTTACAAAAGGTGGACCATCTACAAAGTAGAAGGGGGTTGTCTCTGTATTGGTATAGTCCATGGTGCTGATTCATAAAAAATGGAGGGGGTGTTTTTTCATTTTTTTTCAAGTGTTTTACATTTTCCCAAGGCTCTGTAGCATAATCAGGAGCCAGATAGAAAAGGCGCAGAATCCAAGCATACCAATAAGAATAGTTGGTCCATATGTATTGAGCATATCTTCATTTTCTTGTTCTAGAGATTGTAGAAGATTTAGGAAATCACTCTTCTTAAAATCAAACTCATTAATCAGAAGGCGCTTCTCACCTTTCAGAGTGTAATTCGTAATACTTAGACGTTTCTCATCATACGTAAACACAATCGTCTTTTCACAAGTCAGATCATTCTCTTCCTCATCATCAGAAGTATCCTCTTTTTCTTCAGAACTCTCATCGTCCTCTTTATCTTCATCCTCTTCTGAGGTTTCCGCAGGAGCTTCCTCAGATTTCTCTACAGGGACTTCCTTAGATTTTTCAGAAGCATCCTCTTCCTTTTTCAGAGAAAGACTTAGAATTTTTTCAAGCATCTGATCGTCTGTAAGTTTCTCTTGGAGTACAGCCTCGCACTCAGTAGCCAGATGACTTACAGATTCACTTAGAGTTGCCATTATGATTTGCTAGTATCCTGTAGCAAGGCAGCCAACAACTCAAATTTTTTCACTAGATAGCACAATCATAGAACCCCTTTAACAAATACGCATTTAATTCTGGAGTACTTAATGTATTATAATTATAAATAATGTATTGAAAGAATATATATTCATAGAGTCCTAGAAGGATAACCATAGACAGATTTTCACCAAACACAACCAACCATCTCACAGGAACCTTCTTCCATTTCATCAGGGTTGCCCCAACCAAAATTAGACCTAGACAAATTCCAGATGCCGCCAGACTTTCCCATAAGAGAGTTTCATTATATTTATTCCTATAGAACTTAGAAATATTCCCCTCTTGCTCAACCTGTGTATAATTCATATCCTGTGTTAAAATATATTCCAAGAAATCCTTTTGCTCTGGTGTCCAAGAACTACAATTTGAAATAAGGGGTTTATAATATGTATTTATTGTTTTTAGTATTCCTGTATTTTCTGTTATACTCACGTACTTAAAAAAGAAGACTGTTTCAAAGACACTGATTAAAAATATATGTATGGCAGACTTTATACAAAATAGATAGATTCTTGGAGCAATAGGAACTTCTGGTGGTTGGATTTTGGGTTTTCCTTTTTCTACAGATACTAATTCTGTATGAGAGTGAGGGCCTCCTAGCACATAATACGAATCAGAATACGATGGAGGTCGTTTGAGAGGTTTGGGTGAATCTATGAAAAAAGAGGATGTTGACATCCCTATTAAACCTCTTTTACAATGTTCCTCTAGATGGTTGTTATCACTACTTTGGCGATTGGGGCTGATTACAAAAAGGCGTTGGCGTTTTGCTTAGATTCTAAGAAAAAATATGTAGAAAAACACGGATATCAATTTATTCTTGGCGATGAGAAATATTGGAATCGTCAAAAACCGATTGCCTGGTCTAAGATAGATTTTCTTTTAGACGTTTGTGCTTCTGTACCAGAAGGTACTCTGATTTTTCAGAGTGATGCTGATGTTCTTATTACGAATGATTCTATTAAAATAGAAGATCAAGTTGTTCCACTTTTAGACGATGATAAAGATATGCTTCTAACATTAGATTCTTGTGGGCATATTAACAGTGGGAATATATTGTTTCGTAATACGGCCTGGGCAAGAGATTATTGGAAACGAGTGGGTGAACAGAAACAATTTACCTATCATATCTGGTGGGAAAATGCTGCTATGATTTACCTGTATGAGAATAACTCTATGGATAATTCTAAAATTCAAATAACAAACCAACATAAAAAATTCAATGCGTATCTAAGAGGTCTTGAAGGTCAGCCTTTATGGACGCCCGGTGATTTTCTCGTTCATTTTGCTGGGGTCTATGATTTGAATGAAATGAAAACTCTAGCTGATAGATGTCTTGCTGGTGAAGTTCCTAGATTATCTATGTAAATATAGAATGGCAGAAAATTCTGAAAATGAAAATACATATAATCCAGCTTCTGGAGCGCCAGCAAAAGGATCTAAGGAGTATGAGGATATGAAGGTACGTATGGCTGGGGTGAAATTACAAGAGAATACGAATATAAAAAAACCACAAGCAGCTACATCTGGGGCGATTAAAAAAACGTTGAGCTTTGCTCCAGAGATGACTCATATAGTAGTTAATCCAAGAAAACTTTTACCAATAGATAATGCAAATTATGAACCAAATTATGAACCAAACTATAGTACAAATAAATTACCAAATAATTATCGGTATGTAATGGGGTATAAAAAATATCCTTTACCAGTTTACAATAAAAATACAAGACAACGTGTTAAAGCACTTTCTACAATAAGTCCTTTTTACAACCCTAGTGAACACCATAGGCATATAGATTTTGAGATACCCCCTCTTAGAAACCTTTTTCATAAAAAAATTACAAGTGATGCTGATTTTGCTCAACTTGAAAAAGAAGTTTTTAAATTTTTGTATGATAAAGCATATTCAGAAATATATGCTGAAATTAGAAGACAGCCAAAATATGATTGGGCATTACATTATGCCAGAGAAAAACAAAGAAGTCAGTATAAATCTACAAAAGATCTAGGTGTAGCTGAGGAAAAAGCTGTAAAAGAAGAAATGCATAAAAAAATAGTTCCTCGTGCTTTAGAATATGCTCAAACATATTTTGGTGATGCTCTTAGACATTCTATTAGAAAAAATCCAATACTAGATAAATTTAAGTATAAAATAGAGAATGCTCATGAGGCTGCTTTAGACTTAGCACATAGTTTAAATACAGTTGCCCTTGATAGAGAATTAAGAGAAAGAATTGCTGCTCAAGAAGCAATCTTACAAAGTGAAGAAGCAGTAGCAAGGAGAAAAGAAGTTAAAGCAGAAACGGTAGCAGAACTTAAAGCAGAACAAGCTCAACAAAAACCTACTTTGAATATGAGAAAACATGTTAGAAAAGTAGAACAATATCTTACAGAGCAACAAAATGCTAGAAATGCTGCTATTGAAAGGGAACTAGCAGCTAAAGAAGCTGCTAGAGCTGCTAGAGAAGCTAGAGAAGCTGCTAGAGCTCCTCAAGGAAATAGTACACTACAGTATTTATATTCATTATTTGGAAGCGGTGCTGCTCTTCCTGGATTAGGCCTTGCTACCCGTGCCCCTGTTGCTGCCCCTGTTGCTGCCCCTGTTGCTTCTCCTGCCCCTGGTGCTGCTGCTGCCCCAGCTGCTAATGCCGATGCATCAGCAGCTGGTCGTAATCCTGCCGCTGAGGAGTTTGTTCCATCCTGGATGAGAGGCCCTGGAGATGCTGGTGGTGCTCGTGGAGCTGGTGGGCAAGAAGGCGGATCTGTAGTTAGAAGGAAAACAAAAAGAGGAAGAAGCCCTCTCAGATCCAGAAAGACTAGAAAACTTTATAGAAAATACAAGTAGAATGAATGAAGAACTGAATCCAGCTGGAGGGGCTCCGCTAGGCGGAGTAAACACTCCCCTAGGGGGAGTAAAAACCCCGCTAGGAGGGGTAAAGACCCCTTCTTCACCAGCTCAAAGGAATAGAGCATTCGGATTTTCTGAAAAATCTATCCATTTTAAACCCACCGTGAATGTCAGGCTCCATGATCCTAGAAATAAAACAGAAAATTATCAAAATATAAATTCTGTAGCTTTAAAAAATAGATTTACTCCTGCTCCAGTGCTTCGTGGAAATCATCCTTTTACTCAGTATTCTAGGGGGCAAAACTTATTCCTAACATCAGAAGAAACTGGACAGATAAAAAATGCAATCAGAGCTGGTGTGAATCTTGCTCCGAAAGAATTATTTTATCATACACGCTCTCAACATCCAGAATTCAGAAAGCTTGTTCAACAAATACGCCAACAATTATATCAAGGGTATTATGATGAATTACTAAGTCATCTAGATGATGATTTAGCAGAATATAAAGCACTGAATCCAGATCATGGTGAACATGAGTTAGGAAATCATATTTTAGCTACATATAGAGATGAAGCAGATAAATATGCCAAATTAAATTTAGATCGTGCTCTCCAAATGGCTATAAAAGGTACTCAGTGGGAATATGGAATGAATATGGCCCATAGAGTAGGAAGGTCTGTAGAAGAATTTGTATCCTCTTTTAATTCAGGAGGAGCAGGTGGGCAGGGAGCAGCAGCAGGCGGTAAAGGCAGTCGGCAGAATGCCTCTGCCAGCCTTCGGCAGGGAGGTGGTAAACGGTTTAAACGTAAATCATGTAAAAAGGGTAGGAAGTCTCGCCACAGATCGCATATGTATTCACGCAAGCGTTGCTGAATTCATATGGGCACTGGGAATGCTTTATAGATGACATAATCCGTACTATGTTACTGTACGTCTGTCTTGACTCTCCTTTTTAGTATTCTTACTCTATATTTTTATTACAGGTTCTCTAGTAAAAATATAGATTCTATTTTATAATTAATTCTTTCTCCTTTTATCAATCGTAAATACAATATCATCATAACGATCTTTTACAAATCGTAGATCGTACGTGTGTACATATTGTTTCAAATGGTCTGGAACTTGGCTCTTTAAAGCATCAATCCAATCCCATGATTGAACATCTTCTATAATTAATATTCCATCATCTGTAAGAAGCTGTGAGTATAATTGTATACACTCTTTCATAGTCTCTAAAGTATGAGGACCATCATCTAAGATAAAATCATATCTTGTCTTTTTATCTAGGAACGTATTTGAAAAAAACTGTATATTATACGCATTCACCTCAGTATATAAGATAATTCTATCATCATTTTTTAGTTTATCCCATACGTCATTGCTATTCATAATATCTAGTCCCCATACTGTGGCATTTGTGAAAAAATCTCTCCATAATTTTATACTGCCTCCTTGGAAAATTCCTATTTCTAATACATTTTTTGCTGTATATTTCTTATCCTCTAACAACTTTTGATATAAGGGTAAATAAGAATGTTTCGTATTTTTATCTGTTCTTGAATTGTCTACAAGCTCTTCTAAACTCATTCTATGGTGTAGACAAATCTATATTTAAATCCTTTTCCACATAAAATTCCTAATGTTTTCTTGTTCCCTTTTTCCCCTTTCTCTTTCGTAAGGTTCTTTTTCCTCCTTTAGCCACATTTTGACTATTCTTTTTTCCAAGAGGTTGTAACGCTTTATTTAATTTAGCCTTAAATGACGCATAATTAAAGGGTTTTGTTGATGGCTCAGAAGTTGCTACAACATTCGCCACTATGTTTTTTGGATCTCTCCCCGCATAGGATATCCGTTTTGCTAATTCTTTTGGGTCCATGGGCAACTTTATATTGCTATTCATTTCTACTCTAGTCTAAACATTTTGTTTTCTAAATCTACAGATGTCCTATATTGCTACTCCTGGAACTGATGGTGAAATTCAACGTATCTATGTCGCCTTTACTCTAGATTCTTCAAACAATGCCGAAGTCTGGAAGGTTCAATATAAGACTGGTAAAGAATCTCTTCTTAATCTTGTAAATCCTTACACGCTCAAATTTGATACTGATAGAAATGCTGTGAAAAAAGCTCAGTTCCTTCTGAAGAAAAAAAATCCCCGAACCACCATCTGCACTATTATGTAAGTGCTTAGTAGAAATGAACATGTCCGCTGCTCCTAGACTGAATGCCTCCAACGCTTCTACTCCCCAAATGGGCGGCCGCAGAAGACGTACCGCTCGTAAAACTCGCCGTGCTTCCTCTGGCAAGACCCCCGCTGTAGGCTCTCGTGCTGCCGTGTATCACGGAAATGCTGATCACACGTCCGGTGGTCTGAAGAAGGGTGATCTGGTGATGAACAAGCATGGCCGTATTGTAAGCAGACGTAAGATGGCTCTCGGCAAGAAAGCCATCAAAACTCTCTACAAGGCCGGCTACAAACCCAAGAAAGGTACTTTCAAACTCTTTAAAAAGTAAATAACTAACTAAATAACTAAGTAAAATATATGAATTATTCTATTTTAACTTCTTTGTTTTCTTCCGAACACACTTCTGTTTCTTTTTGAGACTGTAGTGTTTTCTTTTTCTCTTACAACACCCTGGACAATCTCCAACATCTGGACTGCATGGACAGATCTCTTTCATTCTATTCTTTCTCTATCCATTTTGATAAACTCTTTAACAACTCTGCTGCCTCCTTGTTCGTATACGCTTCCTCCCCCGATAATCCCTCCTGAGGATCATACCAATACATCTTTCCTCCTATTCCCTTCTCCTCTATATTCGTCCATACTAATGCTGCTCCTGATGCTGTTATATCTGCCATATGCTCCTTGATCTTTGGTAATTCATTTCCTGCCCCTGTTGCTCTACTATGTAACACTCTCTCTAATACCTCTTGCTCAACCTCATACGGAAAATAAATGGCTTCCCATTCTACTCCTCCTATTCCTATTGCCCCACTTGCTCCGCTTACTCCACTTGCTCCGCCTACTGCTTGACATCCTAGTAAGGTTATATCACCCTTGTTCCATCGTTGCCAAATCTGTCTAGGAATTTCTTGTCCCTTTCCATAGACCCACATAACTCTAACGGGCTTCGGACAATTTGCTACATACGTTGCCACCATCTGCGCTTCAAATCCTTCTTTCACTCTCACAATCATATCCCATTTTTTTCTTAGTAAAAGGGGGTTTATTTCTCCCTTGTCTTGTATCACTAATATACTACGTCCTTTGTATAGCGCTTCTGATTCTAAAAGATTCACTCGTGCTATCCATTGCTCTGGACTTCCTACTATTAATACTCGGTGCCCTCGGATCTGTGTGTCAAATCCCTCTAACCGTATGTCCATTTACTTCCGTCCTCTCGTTTTATGTTTTCTTGTTTTACGCATTTTTCTAAAGAAAATCAACCATTTTTTTCAGGCAGAGCATGAAAAAAATTGAAGCTAGTACAGTTTCACTAGGCAGTGCTTACTCAGATCAAAATGGAATCTTCTAAGGCCTACACTCAGGAGGAGATGGATACTGCTATTCTACGTGTGAAGAAAGATTGTGCCCTTTGGCTCTATAGTAAGAATAAGGAATATGGAATGGATGTTTGTGAAGACTTTCTAAATTGGATGAATAATGATATGCCAAAGCTAAATCTGATTCGCAGTAAATATGATCGGCCTTTTCTAAAGTCTGAAGGTGTTCACTCCTTTAGTAAGGCATTTCCCACTAGTTCTAAATTCACAACTAATTATATGATTGAAGGATCTCTTGCTACATTTATGAAGACAAATCTAGCAACACCACCTGATGTAGTAAAAACAATTGTTCAGTATTGTAACTCTAAGAATCTAAAGAAAGGTCATACTCTAACTCTTGATGATACTCTACATGAAATTATGAATACTTCAGCACCAAATATGAATATTTTCGATATTATGAAACATCTAAAACACCATTTTACTCAGAAGGATACTACTGTTCCTGAGGATACCTTTGATATCTGGGATTCTGATAATGAGGATGAGTAAATTCTTTAATTTCTTCCTCTCGTTTTATGTTTTCTCGTTTTACGCATCCTTCTTTTTGTTCTTCTTCTTGCTCCTCCTCCTTGACCTCCTGCTGCACCTCCTGCTCTTGCTTCGCTTAGTCCTCCTGCTGTTTCTCCAAATGGATCACTTGCAGCTGCCATGGCGTTTAAAAATTCTTTGTTTTGTGGTCCGAAACCAGCTAGTGGTTTACTATTTACATTTTCATTCTCTTCACCTCCTCCTGCTCTTGCTTCACCTACTCCTCCTGCTGCTCCTCCAGCTTCTTCTGCCGCTCTTTCTGCTCTCAATTTTTCTATATTTAATTGTGTTCGTATATTATCTTCTGTCATATGTCTTTCTGGGGGTCCTACTAAAGCTGTACTCCTTTTACTTAGTCCTGTTTGAAATCGTGGAAATGGCGCACGTCCCGCTATTGCTTCTTCCATTCTGGCATCTAGTTCTTCTTGTTCCTCATTAGCTGCCTTTTTCTTAGCTTCCTTTTCTACTGCTTGCTTCGCTACCATTTCATTTCGCTTACGCTGAGCTTCTTCTAAAATCTCCTCTGGTGTTCTTTTCTTCCTTTGATACGGATGGCCTCTCTTAGGGGGGACTACATAGAATTGGCCGTTCTTAAGCATTCTATCTATAGAATAGAATGAAAATCCCTCTCGTCCTTGCTTATTCCTTAATCCTTCCTATACTAGATATTCCTTGGCTCTATATCCAAAAAACATACAATCCTTTCTTCAAAAATCGTTCTGGTGGCGCTATATGGGCTGTCATCCCCGTCTATCTTGCTCTCGGGTATCTCCTCACTTTAACGTCCTCCCCTAAAGAAGCCTTCCTATACGGCCTATTAGTATATGCTGTATATGATTTTACCAATCTGGCTGTCTTATCCGATTATCCTCTATCCTTCGCTCTTCTAGATACTCTCTGGGGTGGTATCCTTTTTACTCTTGCCTATTCCCTCATATCTAGATAATAAACTAAACCGCATGGCCAACATGCGTAGGCTCCATAGCCACCCGTGTGATATCTTGACTAGCCCTATTTACAGGCCCTCTGCCAGCATAGGCATTTCCTGTTAATCCTCCAAGAGCACGTGTAGAATCATACACTTGGAGTAAAGGGTTCTTATGAAGGTGTTGTCCTTCCCTATTTACTTCTACTCCTTTCTGTGTTAAAGGGATCTTTTGATTTCTCTTTTTATAGATCTTTATTCCTACTATAACTCCTGCTGCTAAGACTATTAATCCTCCTAATCCTCCGCCTATGGCTGGCCCTACTACTGTTTTTAACACCGTAGTAAAGTCATTACTTCCTAGTGTACTCACAATAGGTACCGTTATAGCCGCTGCCTCTATTCCTGTGCTCCCTACACTCTGTACTGTACTCACCATAGCATCAGATGTTGCTAAGACTGTTGTTAATTGGGCTGTTGATAACTCTACAATTGCCTGTGGCGGTTCCACTATGACATACTCTACTTCTACGGATTCCCCTCTTGCTTCGCTTAGTCCACCTTGTAGTTGTAATCTTCTTGCTCCCCTACCATTCACTGTATAACATCCTTCAGTTCCATCCCCTACAATATAAAAATCCTCAGGATTTACTGCTAGTACCTCTTTTACTCCATCAGAGGTTACTCTGTAAAATTTACGAATTCTGATTTTGTCTATAGGCATTCGTAAAGCACATGCTAAAGATGCCTGTAATTCTTGTATCTTTTCTCCTTGGACTATGCTTTCAACATTAGCCCCTGGTAATATTAATTTTGTTTCTACATACGGAATCACGACTGGAGTTTCTGTACGGTTCTCCTCTTGGACTTCCTCCCTCTTGTACCACGGACTGGGTAAAGGGGATCTCGCTAGATTTTGTATAGGGCTTGCTACAAATCGCATAGATGGTAATGGCGTCTTTTCTATATCACTCGCCATTACTATTCTATCACGTATCGGTGCTTTGCTTGCTTCTATCTTTATACTCGGTCTAGATGAAAAAGATGGTCTTTCTGGTTTTGGTGTCAGCGTCGGTGTTGGTGTCTGAGTTTGCCTTGGGTCCTGTGTAGGTCTAGATGTCTGTGAAGGTCTTGGATTTAGAGATGGTTCTACAGGTCTAGATGTCTGAGAAGGCCTTGGGTCCTGTGTAGGCTTAGATGTCTGGCTCGGTTCTACAGGTCTAGATGTCTGAGTTGGCTCCTCTGGCTTAGATGTCTGGGTTGGTTCCTCTGGCCTCTGAGTCTGGGTCGGTTCCTCTGGCTTAGGGGTCTCTGTTGCTCTAGATGTTTCTCTTGGAGTTTCTTTTGCTGTACTATTGCTACATTTTTCTCCTTTCGTTTGTTCACATATATCTCCTATCATTTCAAATCCAGGTGGGCAGGGTAATACTATCGTATCATATTTCTTTACACAATATAATTTTCCATTGTTTACTACCTGTATGTAGGGAGCATTACATACAGAAGTACCTGTAGTTGTAGAATCTGGTTCATACCAATCATAACATATAGATTCTTCTACATCATAATGATCTCCTTCCATACATCCCGTGTAATTTCCTACAGATGGACATTGGCATTTAGGAAATTCTATCTTTTCACATACAAACCCAGGTAGTTTTCCTTGAGAGGGATCTTGGGTGGGTTTATATCCTTGTTCACAGTCTAGCCATTGGGGTGTATAGAACTTTACACATACACTTCCAGGTGGTATAGATACTCTTTCATATCCCTCTGAACAAATTTGTCCTGTTGGTATGTCCTCCTCTAATTGCCAATCCCCACACATATGTCTATCTGGAAAATATGTATGGCCTGTCGTATTACATTTGGGATAAGGACCATACGCTTTCACTGTATGACATCTTTGATCTGGCCCCAGCTTTCCTGGATATAAGAAAAAGGGATTCTCACAAGGTTCTACTATAGTGCTTGGCTCACTCGGCGTGGCACAACTGTCTGAGCCAATCTGATTCAAACAAGAACAGTCCTCATTTATAAAATAAACGCATTTTTCTGTTCCATCTGCCATCACATGTGCCGCTGTTCCTTCTGGACATACCCTCTCAACAGGATACTCTTTTACACAGAATCCTTCACGTACTATATATTGATCCGGGCATCTATTGTCTGATTGTATTGGTATAACACTTTTACATGTATTCGTTTCCTCTATATATTGATCCCCCTCTACACATCTTGGTATAAACCCTCTTACACATTCCATTTGGGTATCATTTACACATGTACAACTATCGTCACCACGTACTCCCAATCCTAGTAAAAAAAGAGTTCCTAGAATTCGTAGCAACATTTCTCCTCTTTCTACACAAAAAAACATTAACCCACAATTTATTACTATATAAATTTTTTATCATTATAGTTTTTGTAATAGAGTCTCAAGACTAGAATTTTGCATAGCTAGATTCATCAGTTGGAGTGGAGAATATTTATATTCCTCTATCTGAGCGGCATTTACTCTCTGATAGACATCTTTCTCTTCCTTGAAGTAATTCTCCAGAATCCTTCCATACATATCCTTCGTACAATTTCCTAGACACAGCTTCATATCAAATCTCCCAGGACGTAGTAGTGCTGGATTGATTTTTTCTGGATTGTTCGTTGTGGCAATAATAATTCTATCTTCTGCTGATTCTAGACCATCTAGCTTCTGAAGGAGATACGCCATATCAATATTCGCATCCACATTTGGACGCTTCCCCTCTTTCATCATCTTCATAATATTCTTTCTCTCTTCCCCTTCTGCAGCAAACAGTAGACTACTCCAATCCGTGTGATCCTTCTCTTTTTCTCTGTTTTCTAGACCCAGCACATCCAGAATACAATCAAACTCATCAAATACATAGATTGTTTCCTTGTACTTTTCTGGATCCAGAATTGTATCTAGCTGCTTACACGTATTAATCAGAGCAAAATTAATCACGGTTAGACTTCTTCCTAGATAATTCGCAATTGCTGAAATGGTTCCTGTCTTTCCTGTTCCTGGAGGGCCATAGAGCAGAATTCCTAGCTTGTTGTCCATAGGAATGTGAGAAGGATACATCTGTTTCGCCTTGAACTTTTCTAGAATCGTTAGAAGCTCTTCCTTTTGTTTGTAAAAGAGTGTATCAAATGTCTTCCTGTGACTGATCTTTCCAATAGACTTCTTTTTGGCATTTCCATTATCATCCAGAATAGTTGTATAAATCTCTTCATTGTTCTCTTTTGTATTCTTTTTCTCAATATATTTGTTCCCCAGATATTCTTTAATGTGAGGTTTTATATTCACATAATCAGAAATCTCTTTATAATAAATTTTTCCAATTGTAGAATAATACACAATATTTCCACTTCCATCAATACAAATTGGATACAGTCCTCTTCTTAGATCTTTATATTCTTCTAGCTTACTATAATCATTTTCTCCACTAAGATAATTGTTTCCTCCAATAAGGGGTTGGCTATTATTCTCTTTTAGAAGATCATAAAATAATTCTGTGTATTCTTTACCATTCATGTTACTCAATTCTTTTGATTCATCTGACATCATCCATCCTACAAATGAAGATGTATATTCTCTCATAAAAGTATCATTTGTATATTCGGTTTTATTCTTAATGTGATAAGGTGCTATTTTCATATTTAGTGGGTTACTCTTCATACGATAAACTATATATACTGAAAGATTATATAGTTTATTGAAATTCTTAAAGATATATCCAAGTCCCTCTACAAATAGTAGTGTAATAATAGCAATAATACTATTATCTAGTACTCTGTTGCCAGTATTCACTTTGTCTGTTGAATAGACTGTGAGAAAGGTTGAGAAATGGTGGAAGAACGTATCCATCCCCCCTATTTCTTGTCATGCGTACTTTCCACGCCCGTTTGGGCTGGGTTCAAATTTTTTGCATAGCCCTTCTTTCTAATCAAACTTCCAAGCCCAGTGTAAAAGGGCTTGTCTTTGGCGTGGCCTACAGGTTAAATCCCCTTTAGCACAATTCTTATCCACCGCCCCCCTGTGTCTGCGAAATGCCTTCCATCTTCCTATCTGGACAGCATCTAACTCTGGAATTCTACGCCCCATCCAATATCTACAATACCACTGAAACCATCCACGAATGTCTGGATTCTTTTTCTTGTCTGCTAAGATTCCTTTCACTCCGCTTACTGCTTTAGAGCCTGGCACCCATCCCTTCCGTTTCCATTCCCCCAATGGAAGTCTGGAATCTATCTCAAAATAATTTACTTCTGTTTTCTGTTCTCCTGGACTTAGTTTCCCTAATAATCCTGCCTTCCAAAACCATTCTGATGGAAATTCTAAAAGACAATCATTCAGATATTTTCCCCCAAACGCCCCCAAGGCTAATATCTCCCCTGGATCCGCATATGGCTTAAATTCTGAATCAAAATTCTCTCCTGGATTCTCCTTTAACTCATAAGAATATCCTTTTTCCATCTTGTTCCATACATGAATTGTATCGCCTTTCTTGAATTCTTTTAAGGATCTCCCTTTTTCTCGTAATATCGTAAACATATCCTCTATTGTTTTTATTTGTTGTATACGGGAATCTTGTATAGACTCCATCCTCTATACTATGCTGGTAAAACTTGAATGCTTCCCCTTTGAATCTCCTAATCCACTAGCTCAAATGGATTCTAAAACTGCTGCCCTTGTTGCCCTCTGGAAAGATACTCTTTCTGATAAGGAACGTCAGCTTCATGACCTTGCTGCTGTCATGCTCAAAAAATCTCTAAAACCTGTTGATCCGATTGCTTCCAAAGAATCTCTGGATAATGGATCCTACTATCCTGATAAATGCCACGCATTCCGGGCTTGGAAAAAACAACAGCAAAAGTAAATGTCCTCTAATCCTACTACTATCTCTTCAACCCCCAGCACATTTCCTCCAACTAGCTCTGGTCAACACCTCTTGCTCCCTCATCGTGCTCCCTCCACTCGCAAACACCAAACAATTCTCGTGGAAGTGTCTAGCAGAGATAGAAATTTTAATAGTCTAGAATTCTCTAATCCCTTCCGTTTCACTTTCCCTAGGCCCCTCAAAGATGTCCAATCTGTTGAACTCATCAGTGGTACCATCCCAGCAAACCCTTTTAACATTATCCAAGGGAGAAATTCGTTTACCTTCCAAGAAACTTCTACTCCTCCCACTCTTCCAGCGCAGTGGATTCTTACTCTTCCTCCTGGGTTCTATACCCCCACTTCTCTTCTTGCTAAACTCAATTCTCTTTTTGCTGCTCTCGGCGCTTCCAATACCTACACGTGGAGTCTAAATCCTAATACAAACTCTCTTGAACTTACAAGAACTTCTGGTTCTTTATCTTTTTCTCTCCTCTTTGCTTCAGGTATTTCAAGCGATACAATTGATAGAAATTCAGGTGCTCTTTTAAATTTAAATACTCCCTCACTTCTCTTTGGATTTGATATGGCCGATTACTCCTCAAATTCGTCTTCTAGCATTCAAGCCCCTTATCCCCTTGATCTCTCTTCTGCCACAAATAGAATTTATCTCTATATTAATTTTCAAAATTCTATTAATCTTTCCGCGATTGAAAGAGGTTCCGGTCGTCGCCCCCCTTTTGCTATCATCTATCTGGATGAACAAACAAATGGGTATAAATATCTCAATAAAGATACTCTCACTCCCGCTTCCTATTCTCTTCCTCAACCTTTCTCTCGTTTACAAGATCTCTATATTGAATTTCGTGATGAGTTCTATAAACCAATTCATTTTAATGGAAAAGATGTTTCTCTGCTACTTCAATTCACTACATTGGAATGAAGGATTTATATAGCGTTGTCCTGATCTCATAGATATTTCTTTTGCTCGCTGTCCTCCTATCACCGCACTAAATCTCTGCATCAATTCCCACTCCACGATTCCATACATCTGTCCTATAGCACTCGTAGTATTCGTATCTGGCCCTATGACACACGCCCCTCCATAATAATCTCTTAATCTTTCTTTGACTTCTGGAATCTCTGTACTTAACCAAAAGTGTCCATTTGATACTTTTGGTATAGTTCTCTCTATCTCTTCCGCCTCCACTAGAGTATCTATACAGACTACTGGCCAATCACTCTTACAATTCATCTTTTTATACATAACATCTGCCGCCTCCTGGATCTCATGTCGTATCCGCATTTGTTTATACATTGTTCCGATTGTTTCTTGTTTGATTCTTATATATCTATCCGAATAATCCTCGTACTCTATATATCTATTTGGATAGTTGTTTGTATATCCGATAATTCTTGAGATGGAATTTGGAATAAAGATCTGATCAAATTGAAACTGAAACTCCTCTTCTGGTGGCCAATAGACTACAATATATTTGTTTACTGTCTCCGCTTTTGCCATTCCCTTTGCTAGAATTCTAAGTCTGGAGTAAAAATTGCCTTTTGCTACTATATCAAGATACATTCTTACTATTCTTTATCTTCTTGGTTTATATTGTTTCGTTCTAGAATAAAAGTTTTTCCGGCCTAAATTTTTTTGTGATGTAGGGTATATTCACACTGAAAGCCCTCCAATCTATTCTGAATATACACAAACCCGCAAACTGTTCTTCTTTCTATGCTTTCTCGCCTTCTCGTGTATCTTCTCAGGTTAAACTCTGGAATTCCTCTCTTCCCTCTGTCAAACCCTATTACGCTGTTAAATGTAATCCTGAACCTCTCCTTCTAAATCTCCTGAAAAGATCTGGATATGGGTTTGATTGTGCCTCTAAAAGAGAAATTGCTTCTGTTCCTTCTAATTCCGATATTATCTATGCCAATCCTTGTAAAGGTTCCAGTGATATTGATTTTGCTAAAGAAAAGTCTATTCGTACAACGGTTGTAGATTCTATTGAAGAAGTTCATAAACTTGCTGATCTCAATTGGCAAGGCGATTCTCTTGTTAGAATCCGCGTAGAAGATTCTGGCAGTGCCATGCCTTTCTCCACCAAATTTGGTGCCCCTCTAACTCTTCTACAATCTATTGCTAAAGACGCTGCTCAGAGAAAACTTCTACTCAAAGGCATCTCCTTTCATGTAGGGTCTGGCTGTGGAAATCCAAACCAATTTCAACACGCTATTCATTCTGCTTTCTATGGTCTCCATATCCTCTCTACACATGGGCATTCTGTAGACAAACAAATATTAGACATCGGCGGCGGTTTTGTGGGCGAACCTTTTTTCACTCCAGCAGCAACCATCATTTCCAAAATTCTCTCTCAGATTAAACTGTCTCCCAAATGTATCGCTGAACCTGGACGCTTCTTTGCTGCCTCTAGTCATGATCTTTTTACTCAAGTCATTGGTAAAAAACGTTCCCCTAATGGCTCTGGCTGGCGCTACACAATTGATGAAAGTTTATACGGACAATTCTCTTGTATCCCTTTTGATCAAGCTCGTCCCATGTGGCATCGTGTTGGTTCTGGTGAAAGAAAACGATCTCCAGCTGTCATCTTTGGGAGAACATGTGATTCTGTGGATATGATTGCTTCTGCTCAGTTTGCTGAAGAATTAGAAGTCGGCGATTGGCTTTGGTGGCCCCATATGGGTGCCTATACCTCTGTTACTGCCACCGAATTCAATGGGTTCCCTCGCCCTCCTGTTGTTTCTGTAGACTCTCTTCCAAATCCAAAAGATATTCTGGATTCCTCTTGGCCCTCCTCTATCCAATATGTCTCTCCTGTAAAAACTCCTCTACAGTGAAAAAACTGTAGTATTTTTTACTTCGTAAAAAATCAACTCTTTTTTTCAAGCAGAGCTTGAAAAAAAGTGAAAAAATCCCCCACCCCCAGGTAAACGTACCTCCTCCATTCCCTTGTACAAATGGATTCTATTGCTCCTTCTACTCCCATGAGCGCTGCTGATATTGGTGCCCAGGGCCGTCTGGCTGCCATCAAGTATAACGTTCATACTCCCTTCCAGCATCTTCCTGCTGATCGTCTTGCCACTCTAGCTCACAAGTTCTCTCTCCCTGTTCATTTGATGCTCCTGAATCTGGATGGAAATATGAATATCGCTATGAGTGTCCGTACCGCTGCTGTACTCGGCTGTTCTGATGTCTGGATCGTGGGTCGTCGCAAGTATGATGCTCGCCCTGAAGTCGGCGCTAAGAACTATGTAAATCTCCACAAGATTGATACTCCAGAGGATCCTAAGGCCTTCTTTGAGAGTCTGAATGTCCAGCCGATTCTTGTAGAGCAGGGTGGCACTCCTCTAGAGGAAATTAACTTCAAGCCCTATTTCTCTCATGGCTTTGATAAGCCTGTCTGCTTCATCATGGGCTCCGAGGGACATGGAATTTCTCCCGAGTGGCTTGCTGCCCTTTCTGATCAACCCAAAGTCTCTATCTCTCAGTATGGCCTCATTCGTAGCCTGAATGTCAGTATTGCTGCTTCTATTATTCTCTATGAGTATCTCAAGCAGTGGAGGGCCTATCGGCGGGATTTCTAAATGTTTAAACAATTGTTACGATGTATTCTTAATACAATGCAACAACACTATACTGTTACTCCAGTTGACTCTTGTCTCCATTATACTATTTTTGCTTCTACTCTTGCTGGCAGTCTAGCATTGGCTTTTATTCCCTCCCTACCTGGACTACTTGTTGGTACTCTAGCTCTCTCTGCAGCGATTACTGCCTCTGCTACTTGTTTCTATTCACACCCCAATGAATCCAGTGGTAATCCAAGCTTCGCAGGACTTCCTAAAGAAGATTAGAGAATCTATTCTAGCATGAGTGAAATTCTTCCTGGACTCTGGCTTGGGGATTTTGATGATTCTAAATCTCATATTTTTCTAAGAGCCATAAAGGCAACTCATATTTTAAACTGTGCTGAAGAATTTCATGGAAATCTAACTGCTGCCTCTCTAGGAATCTGTGTAAAAAGGATTCCTATGATGGATGAAGAAGAAATTACTTCTCTTCAACATATTACCGAAGGGGCTCAACTCATAGATCTATGGTATTCACCCTCTAACATTATTCTTATTCATTGTGCTGCTGGAGTTAGTCGTTCTCCTTCTATTGTCATAGCATGGCTGATTCTCTATAGACATTTTTCATATGATCAAGCGTATGATCTTGTTGTGAAAAAGAGGAATTGTATTCGCCCGAACCCCTTTTTTACCCTCTTACTAAAATCATTAGTTCCTAGCAAATAGATTCTTTTTCTATCTCAGAATGCCTTTTCTAGCTTCTATGGAAGGTACACATGGAATGGGAAGAGCTCCTGTACCTACAGGAGGTGATATTAGAGTCGCTGGAAATGGTACAGCGAATTTAAATACTACTGGCCTGACAGTTTTATCTGCTGTTTCTGGTGTTGATGATGTTGGTGTTGCTTTTCCTGTGCCCTTTGACTTTTTTTTCTTTGGAACAAACTATGGAAATTCTCTAAATTCTGGAATCTACTGGAATACTAATAATGTAATTGGGTTTGGAACAGCGAATGGTACTATTACATGGGCTGCCAATTCTGGAAGAGGTGTTCTTATTGGAAATGCCGATCGCAGAACAAATACATTCCACTATGGAACAACCGCAAGTACTTATCAAGGGTATTCTTATATTCGTATGGTTCTAAGTGCTCAGAATTTTTATAATGATGGGGTTGCAAATGCTATACGATGGGAAATCTTATTATTTAGAGGGTCATCCTTTCAATATATACTTGTTCGCGCAAGTACTGCCCCTGCTACAGCCGGCGCTTGGAATATTACAAATGGCACAACGTTCCAAGGAACATTCAGTGGATTTACAAATGTCACTGCTGGATCTAGTTTTGTTTTACGTAGTGATGCTTCAGGAAATAATTGGACCTTCTTTAATAATAGTAATATTCCTGTATAAAAATAAAAATACTACTCTTTTCTATTAAGCAGTGCTTGAACCATTCCAAAAAAGATTCTATCTTTTTTGGAATAGCAACCCCCAAGGTATCCCACCGAGCATATTTGCTCGGTGAGTGCTCTCGCTTACCTATGGTAAGCGGGTCACACCCTGGCCAATAAAAAGTGAACCCCCCCTTCAATTCATGTGTGGAGTCCCAAATCTACAGACATGGATTCTTCTGTCGCTTTCTACACCCCTGAACGCTTTGCCGTGTCTCTCAAAGGACGTCCTCGTCCTTCTGATACTCGCCAGTCTGTTCATATCCTCTTTCTCATTGATACGAGCGAGTCTATGAATGATTTCAATAAGCTACAACATGTGAAATCATCTATGTCTTTCATTCAACCTCTTCTAACTCCTGATGATCGTGTGAGTATTGTGACGTTTGGTGATAGTAGTGCTACACTCTGCTCTAACATCCCTCCCAACTCTCAACAGTTTATCCATACCATCCAGAAAATTACTACAAATGGCTGTACCAATCTAAGTGCCGGCCTCATGGCTCTCCAACCCATTCTATCAGCCGATACTAGCACCAGGAAAAAGGGTGTGCTTCTCCTAACCGATGGACACGCAAATCGTGGTGTCTATGATCCTAATAGTCTACAGACTATTGTAAATGCTATGATTGAATCTAATTCCTCTCTAACTCTTTCCTCTATTGCTTACGGTATTAATCATAACACAGATCTTCTCAAACAAATCGCCACCGATGGCAATGGCTCCTATAATCTTGTGAATACTCTTGAAAATGTAGCGACTGTGTTTGGTGAAATTCTAGGAGGTCTAACCACTCTCGTTGCCCAAAATGTTCTTGTAAAAGGTCCTCCTGAATTCCGCCCTCTAACTTCCTACACTGTGGATTCTTTCTCTAACATTCATGTTGGTGATATTTACTCTGAGAATGAAATCATTATCCTCTTTGAACACACTCCTCCAGCACAGAATACTCCTCTAGATGATAATCCTTCTCAACTCCATCCTATCTTCCCCCCTCTTTCTGTACAGATTACTGGTTCTGATATGATCTCTTTCTCTCTTATTTCTCACACTCTTTCTATCAGTCCCTTTGTTTCTAGTGTCCCTGTACCTCAGTCTGTACAAATCGCCAGTCTTCGGTATGATGTTACCAAAATTCTACAGAAAGCGGCCGAAGGCCGCAGTGTTCGTACTGAAGCCCAACAGATGCTAGAAACCCTCCGTGCTCTCCCGTTTGCCTCTGAAAATATCATTCAAATGATGATTGATGATATGGAAATTCTTCTAGAACGTGGGGGTCTTGCTGATACCATTCATGTTCGTACAAATATGATGCAACATGCTGCTTATCTCGGTCTCGGTCGTGGTATCCGTAGTACAGAACAAGAAAATGAAGATCCTCTGGATCAGACTTGGGGCCCTTCTGCTCATCATATGCTCCGTCGGCAAATGGCGGCTGCTAGTTCAGCCGCCCAAGGGACAGATGCAACAGGTGTGCTAGAAGGCTTTGATTATGATGATGACTCCGCGAGCCCTCTCCCTGCTATCCCTCTAGCTCGTACTCGTACCGCTCAAGTTGATTCTACTCAGAGTCCCTTCAGCAATCGGATCCAGAGTCATAATGTGGAAGTGATGCGCTCTGCTTCTCAACCTCACTAAACAAAAATTTGCTTTAGACTTGTTAAACCATATTTTTCTTTTTACTTCTCTTTCTTTTTTGCCTTTTCCTTCTTCAACGATTCCTTCTTTGGTACCCAACCAGCCGCCCTCTTTTTCTCCCAATACGCCTTCCAGAATTCTGGGGATCCATACTCCGGCTTTCCAACAGGAGCATTCAACGGGGCATTTGCTGCCTCCTCCACTAACTTATTTGCCTCCTCTTTCAATCTCTCTTTCTCCTTCTTAATCTCTGCTAGCAATACTTTTGCTTCTGCCGGCGGAACTCCCTTCCCCTGGAGTCTATACGCCTCCTGAACCAACTCCCAGACTTCCTCCGCCAAACATGTTGCGACCTTTGGAACCTTTGGCCTCTCTCCAACTCCATTGTACCATAGGTCTCCCGGCGGACTCCATGGAATCCAACTCACAACTCCATCCTTTACCATCTTGAGAAGATAAGGATTATCGTTCTCAAGATGATTATCAGTGCTCATTCTATTAGTGCTAAAGGGTTATCACTTATTTCCTTTTACTCCGTGTTTTCAATTTTTTCACTTTACGGCTTTTGTATGTCTTCCTTCTTCCTCCACCTTGTTTTTCTTCCTCTGTATTTCTTCTTTTTCCATTTGGTGCTTTTGGATTATTGTTTGGGAATCCCCCAGCAGCACCCATTCCAGCAGCTGCCATATCCATTGAAACAGGGGGTCCTCCACTCCCCCAAGCACCCATAGAAGCACCTGGTCTCACTCCAAAGGGGTGTGCCTTAGGAGCAGCAGCAGCTCCTATAGCTCCCCATCCTGGGAATTTAGATTGTAGTAATTCTTGTGGTACTACACGCGGACCCCCTTTTACTCCTCTAAACATATGAGCAACGGATGGATCTACATACCCTGTTGTTAAATTGACTAAGGTTTTGTTTTTTAATAATTCTGGATCTACAGGTCGTTTCGCACGTCTGGCTGCCATGGGATCAAGCGCAAGATGACGGCGATTCATCATATTTCCTCTTCCAGCGGCACCTGCTTTAGGGGTTCCTGGTGTACTTTTTAGTGGTGTCTCCATCTATCTTCTTACTGTCCTTTTTCTCAGGCTCCTTCTCTTACTTCTTGTTGTTCCCCGTCTTCCTCCTCCTAATTTGTTCGTGTTATATACTGCTCTCCTCTTACTTCTTTTATTTTCTACCGGGCCTGTTGCTACTCCTTTTACTTGGTCCATTGATACTGGGCTTTCTGGCATACCTACTGATCTCGCAGATGCTACTGGTACAGTTGATCCATCTGATCCCATAGATAGATTTGTTCCCATTCTAGCTGCTCTTGCTATAGCATTCATTCTCGCTTTTGCCATTTTTGTTGAATTAAAAAGATTCTCCATGCTGAATTCACCATACTTCACTCCTTCTACTAACCCTGAAACAGGACCCACATTTCGGTCTGGATATTTTGCCTGTTCCGCACGCACAGCATCCTCCAAGATCTTTATATGACTTCTTACAAAGTCACTATTCATTCTATATTTTATAAAGAATTCCCACTCGCATCTAGTATTTTTGCTTTTACTGTTTTGCTTACTTTCTTGAATTCTCCATATGGCATCAAATCTACATACCGTGTCTCATATCGTCCTATTAACTCTTTTGGGATGTCTGGAGTAATAGGTGTATCCTCGGATGGTAATACATGTACTGGGGGTATCACTTGTCTTATTAACATTAAAACTGCTACTAACAACACTCCAAATAAAAAGATACTTAGTCCTAATCGTGTACGACACTCCATTCTTCTTTGAATACACACTTTTTTTATCAAGCCTTCCAAGGTCTAAACCATTCAACATCTTTTAATGTAGTATGTCTGATAAGAAAATTCCTCTCCTCAACGGCGGGTTTGTTGAACTTCTAGAGACCTTTGGGGATGATCTCACCGTCGTCAATGCTGCTCGTGTAAGCTTCCATAAAGAAGTTCATGAGATGACCGATAAAGATGCTAAACTTGTGAAATATCTTGCCGAACACAACCATGTGACTCCTTTCTTTCACCCCCAGGCTCGTTTCCGCATCAAAATGCCCATCTTTGTTGCCCGTGAGTGGTTCCGTCATCAAATTGGGTTTGCTCGTAATGAAGTCAGTCGTCGTTATGTTGATGAGCCTCCTGAATGCTATCTGCCTGATGTTGTTCGTGCTCGTGATGCTAAACTCAAACAAGGAAGCAAAGCTGAAAGTATTGAAGATAATGAACTCGGCCGCATGCTCATCCAAGAGGCCAATGATGACGCTATGAGAATCTATAATGCTCTTCTAGAAAAAGGTGTTGCTCCTGAAGTTGCTCGTACCGTTCTTCCTCAAGGTATGTTCACTGAATTTATTGAAACTGGCTCTCTCGCTGCTTATGGCCGTCTGTGTTCTCTTCGTCTAGATCCTGCTGCTCAATGGGAAATTAGACAGTACGCTGATGCTGTGTCTAAACTTCTAGAACCTGTTTTCCCTGCCAGCTGGCCCTATATGGTACCTTCTAGCAGCGCATAGCGCTGCTAGAATGTAATCTTTAAGGGATAAAATGCTCCGCTTTTATCCCCTTCGGTACCTTCTAGCAGCGCATAGCGCTGCTAGAATGTAATCTTTAAGGGATAAAATGCTCCGCTTTTATCCCCTTCGGTACCTTCTAGTAGCGCGTAGCTAGAATCTCATTAAAAACATCTAATTCGTATATTTTACTCTTTACTATAGACTAAAATATATGATTTCTAAAGCCATCTAAACCTAATCCTTTTTTATCTGTAGATATGTCAAAAACTATTCTTATCACTGGGGGATGTGGATTTATTGGGCATCACTTTGTTGAACATGTTCTAGTGACAACTGATTGGAATATTATTATTCTTGATAAATTAAACTACGCAAGTCTTGGGCTGGAAAGACTTCGCAGTATACATGCCTTTGAAAATCCGAGGGTCAAAATTCTAACCTTTGATTTCCAATATCCTCTCACTGTGGGTATGAAAAAAGAAATTGGGGCTCCTGATATTATTGTCCATATGGCTGCTGAAACCCATGTGGATAATAGTATTGCTGATCCTGTTCCTTTCATTCATAATAACGTCATGTCTACTGTGAATCTTCTAGAATTTGCTAGGGAGTCTCCCAACCTTAAACTCTTCTTTTACTTTAGCACCGATGAAGTCTATGGCCCTGCTTTGAATGATACTCTTTTTACTGAAAACGATAGACACAATCCCACCAATCCTTATTCTGCTTCTAAATCTGCCGCTGAACAAATTTGTATTGCTTATAAAAATACTTATAACATTCCTCTGATTCGTATCAATGTTATGAATGCTTTTGGTGAAAGACAACATGTTGAGAAATTTATTCCTAAAGTTATCCGTAAATTACTCCGTGGGGAATCTATTCAAATCCATGGGTATCCTGATGGGAAAACAAGTGGTTCTCGTTTCTACATCCATGCTCGTAATATTGCCTCTGCTGTCCTTTTTCTAATTGATAAAGGCACTATTGGAGAATGCTACAATCTAAGTGGAGAAAAAGAAATTTCTAATCTGGAAATGGCAACTCTCATTGCTGATTGTATGAATGTTCCTCTTTCTTACACCCTTGAATCCCATTCTGCTTCTCGCCCTGGACATGATCTTCGGTACGGCCTCAGAAGTGGTAAGCTAGAAGAATTAGGCTGGAATCCTCCTGTAGGCCTAGAAGAATCTCTCAAACGTACCATTCGGTGGACTCTAATCAATCAGAAGTGGTTAGATGAGATTTAAATCTCTATTTCCATGTGATGCCCATAATTCAACGCATTCTCCCCAGGATATCCTAATGGATTACACACACATACCACTCCACAGAGTTCTTTTTGACTCCGTGTATGGGTATGCCCATAAATCCAACATTTCATCTTCTCCTTGTATGTTTCTATCATAGAATCTAAGTGAGACGCAAACCACTGGTTGTACATCTGCATTCTACCCTTTTTGTATTGCTCGTCTATGAGTTCATACGAAGGCATGTGATGGGTTATCATGACAACAGGTTCCTTAGACTCCAGGAGAGTCTTTTCTACATATTCAACAGCTTTTGTATGGAGATCTTGATAGGCCTGAACGGTCATTCCTTTGATACATTTGGTATCGTTGATTGTGTAATAGGAATTCTCTATATTTGACCACATTGTACTCCCTATAAATCGTACTCCCTCATAGACTTCACTGCTATTATTCAAAAAGACAATATTGGAATACTCTTTGAAATACTCCTCTAAATAAGTATTGGTTTCTTCTACAGTGTGTCCATTAGTATAATACTCGTGGTTGCCGGCTAGTATATAGACTTTTTTCCAATGGGCGTGTAAGTGTTCTATGAATCGTTTGTATTCTACGGTATAGGGATTTCCTATATCTCCAGCTAAAACAAAAACATCTTCTTCACCTGGCGTACAGTTTGTAATCCAGGAGAGGGCCTCCTTTTTACTCATGTGTTCTAAATGAACGTCTGAAACGTATCGTATCTTCATTTTACTCTTCTATTGTGATTTTTCTTTATTCCTTTTATTCCTACTCAGAATCTTCTCCATCACTACTCAGAAAATCATCCGCGGTAATAGGGCGAGCATTTCTAAGAATGGTTTCTAGATCAACTTGTGTCACATAATCTACTCTTTTACACAGAAACTCAAAGACTTTTGTTAAAGGATCATCATATTCTTCTGGTTTCTTTAGAAGTTTTGCTAGATATCGTCCAGCATGGGATGGATTTCTTAGAAACGCTGCCGCATACAGACTCTGAGATAAAGCAGTTTCACAGACTTTCTGGGTTTGGTTTTCTACAAAATGAAGATTCTCCCAATTTTCTTCTACAGATTTTAGACAAATAGAGTGTTTCTGATCTTTCTTTTTAATGAATTGAATAAGTCTTCCATCTTTCTCTATAGCCATCTTGATAAGTTTAGGAGTTTTATGCTTACAGAACAAAAGAGCATGTGGATCAAGTCTAACAGCCAGTTCACAATACTCTGGCCTTTGTTTTCTTATGTATCGTAGAGATGTTATATCCATGTTAATGGCAACACGACAGAGTTCAGGAGTTTGGAATCGTACATATTTAATACACTCAGGATATCTGGAGATGGCTTCTAGACAGATTTCTGGAGTCTGGAGTCTGAGAGGAACCATCCAAAAACAGGATGGTAGTTGTTTCACAGCCGCCATACAGACTTTTTCTGTTAGAAAGGGTTTAGCCACATACATGAGAAGATATCCATTCTCTTTTACAGCCGCTAGACACATTTCTTCTGTTTGATTCATTTCACTGATATTTCTCAGAAGATAGGGTTTGCTTTTAATTTGCTCCAGAGAGGCTACTTCCATTCTGTTGAAGGCGAGGAGATCTACGAAGTGTAGAAGACGCAGTATGCTGTGTTGGATATGTTGGTTGTGTTAGAGGGATTGCTTCAACTTTTTCATGTTTAGTACAGTATATCGTGGAGCTTACTTTACGCTTACAAGAAGGATGCTCACAAATATAGATATATATTTGTCCAATCCTTCTTTTATTTTTCATCCAGGCCTCAGAAGAGGCATCAAACCATTCGGCAGAAAATTCCTTTGGCTCCATGATTTCTAAGGATATTTAGAGTCTATGGTCTAAATCATTTTTTACTTTTTGTTTTCTTCAGTCCATCTAATTTCCGTTTGACTCTGTCTATTTTTTTGGTTGCTTTGCGTGTTCTTCTTCTTCCTCCTCCTTTATGTCCTCCTCTTCCTCCTTTTCCTCCTCTTCCTCCTCTTCCTCTTTGTGTTCTTCCTCCTCTTCCTGCTGTTGCTCCTCCTTTTCCTTTTATTGGTTTCGTTATCATATGTAAGCGTCCTCTCGCTGCTGCTGCCTGCGCCGCCCTAGCTGCTGCCTGCGCCGCCCTAGCTGCTGCCTTGCTCCGCCCTCCTGCTCTTCGTGCTGCTACTGCTGCTGGTGCTCCTGCTGCTGGTGCTCCTGCTGCTGGTGCTCCTGCTGCTTGTGCTGCTGCTACTCCTTCTGGCCTTGCTCGTTTTGCTGCTGCTGCTCTAGCTTCTGCTGCTGCTGCTCTAGCTTCTGCTTCTGCTTCTGCTGCTGCTGCTGCTGGTGCAGGTTCTTGTGATAGTGAATATCCTCTTTTTACTCCTGCTGCTCTTCCAGCCAATCCTACTCCTCCTTCTGCTGCTGCTGCTGCTGCTGGTGGTGCTGCTGCCGCTGCTTGGGAAAGAATAGCATTTAGATTATAACGCGCTATTTGTAGTTGCTGCATAGCATTTCTTTGTTTTTGCGTCATTTCTCCTCCACCTGCGAGATATGGTGCATCTCTATTTGCTTTTATTACTGCTTCTTCTGCTTCTCTTACTGCTTCTTCTGCTGCTGCTATTACTTCTGCAGCGGTTGCTCCCCCTGGTGCCCATCCTCTTGCTCGTGAAGCTGCTCCTGCTTCAAATCCTCCTGCCCCTCCTGCTTCTGCTGCTCGTGCTCCTGCTTCTGCTGCTCCTGCTCCTGCTCCTGCTCCTGCTCCTCCTGCTGCTGCTGCTCGTGCTGCTTCTCTTTCTTTTGCCCTTATATTTCTAATAATATAATCAAAATTTTCTACTAATGTTATAAGTTTATTATTAGGATCTATATTTTTTAATAAATCTAATAGGGATTCTGATGGTTCAAAGTAAAAGCCATGTTTCATAACTCGTTCATCATTATTTATTGTCATTTCTTCTTCTTTTTTTTCCGCCCCTGCGGGCGGCCCCCCCACAACCTGCCCACCAAATCCAACTAATTTATCTTTTATAATATCAAAAAAATACTTTGTTAAATCACTGGCTTTTTGATTACTAAAACTTCTATTTAGCTCGGCGCCATCTGCTGCACTGCCACCTGCTGCTGCTGCCGCTGCTTGAAAGGCCCCTGTATGTAACCTAGTCCACATCCCTGTATATTCTTTAAAACATTCATCGGCAATTATTTGAAGTAATTCAAGAGAACTATATATTTTTTCTCCTCCTTCACCATTTCCTCCTTTTTGTACAAATACTTTCTTTAGTTTTTTTGTCTTTCTTTTTCTAGAACCTCCTCCCATTTTATTTGTAATATTTCCTTCACCTACATCAAGTTCTATTGATTTTTTTTGAATATTTGATGCTAATAACTCTAGGATTGCCGCCCCTTCTCCTCCTGCTCCTGGTGCTCCTCCTGCAGCAGCTGCCGCCCCTTCTTCTCCTTCTTCTGCTGCCCTTGCTGCGGCTGGTGCCGCCCCTTCTCCTCCTTCTGCTACTGCCCTTGCTGCGGCTGGTGCCGCCCCTTCTCCTCCTTCTTCTGCTGCTAGCTCCATTGCTGCTGCTACTGCTCCACCTGCAGCAGCTGCCGCCCCTTCTCCTCCTGCTGCTGCTGCTAGCTCCATTGCTGCTGCTACTTCCCTTGCTGCGGCTGGTGCCGCCCCTTCTCCTCCTTCTTCTGCTGCTAGCTCGATTGCTGCTGCTACTGCTGCTGCTTTAGGTAGTCTAGAAAAATTTCCTCTTGCTGCTCCACTAACTCTTCCTCCAGATGGTGACCTAAATAGAGCCCTTTGTGTCTCTTGTCTTTGTGGCGAACCTGCTTCTACTGATAATTGGGATGCAGGATATGAAGGAGTTTGTGAAGGATCAAATGATCCATATAACGATGCTGCCAATGTAGCATCTTGGTTTGTGCCGCCGTGCCCCTTTTCCCCCTCCCCCCCCTCCCCCCCTGCCTTCACAGCATCTTCTGCCGCCGCCACCGCAGCATCTGCTGCCACCGCCACCGCCGCAGGCTTCGCCGCAGCTGCCGCCGCCTTTTCTATATCAACTTTATATTCATTTGATAAATATATATGTATTATTTTTCTTATAAGTATATTATTTCCTTCCCCAGCTTCATCATCATTTAAGTAATTTATAAAAAGTAAAACTGCAAAATATCGTGTAATCCCTTTTTTTAATTCATTTTTATCATCAACATCAAAAGCTCCTCCACTTTGTTTATACATTTTTTTCTTTCCCCCTCCTCTTTGACCTCCGCCCCCTCCAGCAGCTCCACCTCCAGCAGCCCCACCTCCGCCGCCTCCATCTTCTCGATACACTATTGGATCAATTAAATTTTTTACATTGTTAAATGTTGCCTCTTTACCTGCTGCTGTGGCAATCCCTGCTAATTTATTTATAAATTCTCTAGATAAGTTATGAAGTTGACCTCTATTATAACGATTTTTTAATTTTGTATAAATACTCATGACTAAATCTACAGCCCATTTTACAATAAATCTTGGCCCTAATCTTGTATCGCTTATAACTTCTGGTTCTGCAAAATCAAGTAAAGAAATAGAATCTATATATTCTCCCCATTTTACTTTATTAGGATTACTAAATGGTATAGAACTATTGGGGTTAATAATATAATCTTTACTTATATTTACAGGAACTAAAGTTATATGAGGCCCTGCTGCTGCTGCTGCTGCCCTTTCTGCTTCTGCTACTGTTATTGCTAGTGCTGCTGCTGCTCTTTCTGCTGCTGCTGGTGCTGCTGGTGGTGCAAATACCTTTTGAATACAACTATAATAATTTGTTACATTTATATATTGTTGTTTTATTTTTAAAAAGTAAGATAATAAATCTTCTATATTTTTAATTAACAGCGCTGCTTCTGCTGCTCCTGCCCCTGCTGCTGCTGCCCTTGCTGCTTCTGCTGCCCTTGCTGCTGCTGCCCTTGCTGCTTCTGCTCTTGCTGCTGCCCTTACTGCTTCTGCTGCTCTTTCTGCTGCTGCCATTGCTGCTTCTTCTCCTTCTCCTGCTCTTTCTGCTTCTGCCCTTGCTGCTGCTGCTGCTCTTGCTGCTGCTTCTTCTGCCCCTGCCCCTGCTCCTGCTCCTTCTGCTACTGCAGATGAATCAAAATATGACAATTCTCTACTTGGAACAAAACTATACAGTACAGCTATTTGTGCTGCTTTTTTTAGTGCTTCTTTATAATTTTTATTATTATCACTTGCTCTACAACAATCATTTAATTCTCTACTAGCAACTCGTAAAAAAATATCTTCAACTTTTCTTAATTCATTTATAGAATTATTTAGAACTTGGAAATTATATCCACTTACATCATTTACTAGTTTTTCTAATTCATTTGATTTATATGCTAATAATTGTAACTCATTCTTTTTCTTAAATATAACAAATGTCTTATCTCCTTTTGTAGGATAATACCAAATTATATCAGTACCTATTGAAAATGCCTTTAACACTGGTAAAATATCAAAACTCTCAAATGCTTTTATGAATTCAGATGCTTTACGAATTGGAATTGGAGGCGGCGGCGGTATATATTGTTCTATTATAAAATCTCTATAATTTCCTGCAACTTTCACTTGAGCTCCATCACCATAGTGTTTTGCAATAAAAACTGCTTCTGTTTTTTGGTCAGCTGGTATTAATTGAAAACAACTTGTAAATTTCTTTAGAAGCGCTTTAGCTGTATTCATTTTTTCTTCAACTTCAATAAATTTACCTGAACCAACAGGACTTTCAAATTCAAATGTAACATTTAATCGTTTTGAAGCCTGATCTTTTACTCCATTATGAGTCATATATACAGTACGATTCATAAACATATGAGATAAATCTTTCCCATTTCCTCTCATACTTTGAATATATGGTGGATATACTACAGTCATTGTATTATTTGGTGGCCCTTTTTCATACCAAAAGACACTTTGTAAATTACTATTTTCAGCTGCATTTCCACCTATTGGATTCATTTTACTTGCTGGATCAAATTCAACTTCCCGTGTATGTGTTTGTAATAAATTATCTTTTAGTTCTCCTAATGTATTTAAAGTACTAATAAATTCTCCACCGCCCCTATGTACATCTGTTATTTTTATAAAAGGTTGGTTAATATTTGACATTACATCTGTTACTATTGAATCGGCACCATTTGAGAATGTATTACTTCGTAGATTCCAATAGTTAGAATCTAGTCTTCCTGTAATTGTATGATCATCATCATCATCGTCGTTATTATCTCCTTTTTTTGAAAAATTTGTTCTATCATATACGTGAAAATCATATTGAAAATTTGTACCATTAATCTTAATATCACCTCTATGACCATGCTTTAATAATCCATTAAATGTATCAAAACTATTTGATGTTAATGAATTACTATTATAAATTAAAGCATTCCATAAATCTGATTTGTCTTTTTTTTCAGCACGGCCCTCATTTTGACCAGTATATCTCGCTACTGCTGATGTCGCCCCTGAACGAGCTAAAGAATTAGATAATAAACGATCGCTAAAATTTAAACCATTTGCTATTATAGTACCTGGTATATTTGAAAATTGTTTATATGTTTCAGTCCCATGATCTTTTACTATATCAGTATTAATAACTGCTCCCCAAAATTCTTCTAACCATGCATTTGGAAACCCATTTTTGGCGTCAGGTTCAAATATACCTGTATCGTCAATGAATGATCCGCCTCTTCCTAGTAGTGCTCCTCTTGCTGCTGCTGCTGCTGCTGGTGCTGCTGGTGCTGCTGCTGCTCCTCCACTTCCTCCTGCCGCCCCGTCCACTCCCATAGCTACATCTCTTCCTCCTGCCGCCGCTGCTGCCGAGGACATTCTAAAAAGGGTTAAGATAAGATCATGAACGTTTATACTAATATACCATCTGGATACTTTTTTAAGAAAAACTATCTAGCTTGGCAATCCATCTAAATTTGCTGGCTATCGCCATCATATTTAGCTTGGAGAATACAGCTAAATTTTTTAACATGAATGTAAAAAAATTTAGCTGGAAATGGTTTCGATCCATTGATTTCTGGGTACCTTTTGTGAAAGACAGTATGAGCCCAGCGCGTTACCTCTACGCTATCCAGCTGGAGGCCAGTATTCATCGGGATCTATAGATATACATATGTTCTCACCTTTTACAGCAAGAAGGGGCGCCCATGTATAGACCTTGCTTCCCGAATACTGATTGAACAACTTATAAATACCTTTTTGGGTTTCTAGACCCTTTTTATTCCTTCTCTATCGGGAGCTACTCCAATAGAGAATCTCTCTCTTGTCCCCCTTGTCCAACTCACATAGACTTTCGTCCATGTGCTCTGATTCTTTGGCTGATCTTCTTCGTCGCTAGCGGCAAGTAAAATGGGTAATGGGAAATGGTGTGGTTTAACTCAGAATAACTAAACTAAGGCGGATTGGATACGTCCAATGACGTATGATACTACATTAAATGAAAATGGTAAAAACAATACATGACAAAGGATCAGCCAAAGCATCAAAAAAAGCTATAAGTAGCCAGCTTACAGAGTTGAAGGGGTAGCACAAGAGAGAGGGTGGCACACAGCTTCTACGTTCGGTATTTCAACTCCACTAGCCCACCTCCCTGCTTCTAAAAGAAAAAGAGAGCTGGGCTTGTCTTCTATGTACCGTAAGTATACACTTTTACTCCCTTTTTACGCATTTAATATCCATTTACACAACAATAACATATGTTAGCATGTTTATAATGATAACATTCATCACAGTAATGTAGTCCAGTACTATACTCAATTTCTTCACTACACCTCCTACAGTAATTCGTGTTGAGGATGTCCCTCCATTTCCGCTGAAGTAGAATAACTGCTCTCAGAAGATCCATTTGTCTTTTTTACACATTCCTTTGACTCCTGGTCTAGATTTCATTTTTTAACATAGTAACTATCTCCATACCATTTTTTGTCTAATAGTTTCCATGTTTGTTCTGTTATATTTAGTGGTTCTGTAGTTAATTTATAATATTTATATTCATCAACTCTTAATTGATTAAATTCTTCAGATCCACATCGCGTACCTACTATATATATTTCATCTTGTGTAATCCATCCTATACCTACATCATAAGTAACAGCATATATTCCAGGTGAAACTGTAGGTGTTGTATGTTTATTTGGTTGTGTATATAGAAGTATTCCTTTTATTTGTTTAGAAATTAATGCCATTCAAGTAATTAGGTATAGAATTTTTTATTTATACCACTAAGTATCAAATATAAGGCCCCCTCTGGGGGCATATTTGATTCTTAGCGGCATTGCCGTTTAGTATAGAAATCGGCCACTCCTTCCATTGGAAGAGTGGCCTTAGATTTCTTACTAAACGGTATGACTGTGCTATTAGATTTTCAAGATATTCTTATGCGTACTCGTGATATAGAATTTGTGAAAGCCTGCTGGAAAGAATTTCCAAATGCAACTTGGACTAGAGCTGATGGACACATGGTAGAAGATTTTATTTATTATAAGATGGATGATATTCTGAATCTTTTCTGGGAGCATGATATGTTTTGTAGAGCTGGTAAAGATCTTGCTAGTGAATATATGAACAAAAAGTTGAAATAAGATACTTGTAATTTTTTACGTAGAATGGAAAATTACAATAAAGTTAAAGAATGTGTTGAAGAATATAAATGTACTCTTTTAACTACTTTTGAAGAGTTTGAAAATAGAAGGAAAACTGTTCTTAAAAACTACTACAGTTATGTAAGAATTAACTTCATAGGAACATGTGGTCATGAATCAAGTGCTGTTTATACTAATTTTGTTCTTAGAAAAACAGGAATTACTTGTAAAGATTGTATAAAAATAAATGTAAAAAAGGTATTACATACAAAATCACAAATAACTACAATAACAGAATCTAATGGAATTTCTTTATTAGAGCCTTATTTAACAGAAACATATGAAATTATTAGAACAAAAGAAGGCTGTATAGCAGATT